ATTAACTTACAAATTTTGTCTCTAAATTCATAGTTATAGTATACTTCACCTGATTTTTTCTTAATTAGGATTTCAGCATATCTATTATTTTTATAATGAAGATATATGTCGTCTCCATCGTTACGTTCAACCACTTCCAGTTCGTCAAACTTTCGGTAAACAATTTTTTTTATTTTACTATAATATTCTTCTTTGCTCATGTTATTTGGATTTTATTTGGTTGGTATCTTCAACAGCTTTGAGGCGAAAGGATACTCGGAAGCGATGGTCTTAACCTTCATTTGAAAGGTATCTTCAACCCATTTGCTCAGAAGTATTTCAAAATCAACCTTTTTTAAACGAATTAACTTACAAATTTTGTCTCTAAATTCATAGTTATAGTATACTTCACCTGATTTTTTCTTAATTAGGATTTCAGCATATCTATTATTTTTATAATGAAGATATATGTCGTCTCCATCGTTACGTTTAGCCACTTTCAGTTCATTAAAATGTCTGTAAATGAATACTTTTATTTTATTATAATACTGTTCTTTGCTCATGTTATCTAAATTTTATTTGGTTTGTATCTTCAACCCATATCTTTCGATGCTCCGTTTTCGGCAGGGTGTGATTCACCTTCATTTGAAAGGTATCTTCAACCGTTCCTTGCTGCACGATACCAGCAGCAGAAGGTGTGATTCACCTTCATTTGAAAGGTATCTTCAACCCATCTGCCCAGAAGTATTTCAAAATCAACCTTTTCTAAATTAATTATCTTAAAAAATTTGTCTTTAAATTCATAATCATAGTATACTTCACCTGATATTTTCTTAATTAGGATTTCAGCATATCCTTTATTTTTATAACGAAGATACAAGTCATTTCGTTTATTACGTTCAACCACTTCCAGTTCGTCAAACTTTCGGTAAACAATTTTTTTTATTTTACTATAATATTCTTCTTTGCTCATGTTATCTAAATTTTATTTTAAAGGTATCTTCAACCGAATATCAGCTATATATGGCAGACGTCCGGTGTGATTCACCTTCATTTGAAAGGTATCTTCAACCCATCTGCCCAGAAGTATTTCAAAATCAACCTTTTCTAAATTAATTATCTTAAAAAATTTGTCATTAAATTCATAATTATAGTATACTTCACCTGATATTTTCTTAATTAGGATTTCACCATATTGCTTATTTTTATAATGAAGGTACAAATCATTTCCATCATTACGTTCAGCCACTTCCAGGTCTTCAAACTTTCGGTAAACAAATCTTTTTATTTTATTATAATATTTTTCTTTGCTCATGTTATCTAAATTTTATTTTAAAGGTATCTTCAACGCAAAGAGAGCCCGCCATTCTGTCAATTCTGAGGTGTGATTCACCTTCATTTGAAAGGTATCTTCAACCCATCTGCTCAGGAGTATTTCAAAATCAATCTCTTCCAATGGAACTATCTTATTAATTTTATCTCTTAATCTTTTAGTATATAAAACCAGACCTGATATTTTCTTAATTAGGATTTCAGCATATCCTTTATTTTTATAACGAAGATATAAAAAATTTCCGTTATCACGTTCAACTACTTCCAGTTCATTAAACCTTTTATAAACGAATCTTTTTATTTTACTATAATATTCTTCTTTGCTCATGTTATCTAAATTTTATTTGGTTGGTATCTTCAACCAGTCAATCAGGTAGCCTGCGATTACAGTGGGGCAACTCACCTCCATTTGAAAGGTATCTTCAACCCATCTGCCCAGAAGTATTTCAAAATCAACCTTTTTTAAACGAATTAACTTACAAAATTTGTCTTTAAATTCATAATGGTAGTATACATTACCAAATTCTTTCTTAATTAGGATATTTGCATAATCATTATTTTTATAATGAAGAAGTATTTTCTTCCCATCAGTGCTTTCGAATACCTCTAATTCATTAAACCTTTTATAAACAAATCTTTTTATTTTATTATAATATTCTTCTTTGCTCATGTTATCTAAATTTTATTTTAAAGGTTTCTTCAACAACTGGAATATCCATAATTTTTGTCAAGAGGGTGTTGATCACCTTTATTTTAAAGGTTTCTTCAACCCAGCTCTTCAAAAGTATTTCAAAATCAATCTGTTCAAACCGAAATATCTTATTAATTTTGCCTCTGAATCTATTAGAATATAAAACCCAACCTAATTTTTTATTAATTCGAATCTGAGCGTATTCTTCATTATCATAACGAAAATATAAAATATCCCCATTATCACGTTCAACTACTTCCAGTTCATTAAACCTTTTATAAACGAATCTTTTTATTTTACTATAATATTCTTCTTTGCTCATTTTGTTATAATATTATAATAAATATTCGGTTAACCTTAATTCATGGGGGCTTCTGAGAACAAATAAAGGTTCAAATAAAAAAAAAATAAAAAACGATTTGCAAATACCAATTAAGACCGTTACCTTTGTGGCTCAATTAAACTAAAAACTAACATGGAACATTTCATAGAGACAATTCAAAAAGCGGTTAGGGAACATGGTGGTCAGATGACAATATTTGATCTATACCTGCGTGATTATCCGTATTTGTCATATAAAGACAAACAAACATCCATTAAAGTAAAGCTCTTTACTATGACGGGGATTGACGGAGAAATTGTCAACAGCAAGGGGGAAGTTCTTCAAAAGGTATCCGTGAATTATGAAGACATTAGTTCGATCAAGTTGCATTTTCTTTCCTGGCGAATTAGAGATCTTCATATGGTTAAAATTTATTATGAAGAGGAGCGTGAATCTTATATTAAGAAGATTGAATCACATGGTGGTGGATGCCTTATCGAAAATAATTCCACAATGACATTGAATGATCTGTATGTGATTCTTTCGAACTTGGAAGAAGCCGCAGAAAGGGATCGATTATTTAATGAGGACCATAGGCGAGCCTTAAAGAGAACCCACTATAATGATCTAAAAAACATTTTGGACACATTGGGTTTGGACTATATTGTTGTAACACATCTGGAGGAATATCTTCAGAATGAAACACCTGAGAATGCATCATTGTTTTCATTTGGCCAATATGAGTATTATTATGGAGACGGAATTTCGAAACGAAAAGTTAAATAAAGCGACCTTTCATGCTGATTTGGTTAGGATATGCGAAGAGTTGGATTTGCGACCGACCTATATAACTTCGCTATCGGAGTACTTGTATATGTCTTTTGATATCTACATTGCTGGATTCCATGTAAAGGGCAAATCCTTTCTTCTGCAAGCACGTTTAATGGGGGATGAGGTATCATACCACATAATGATAACTCGTGATTTTAAGAACAAGCATGGCGTTCGCAAGATAACATATCAAGACATTCTATCCAATACAAACTTGAAAGCTCTTCTATCCAGGTTTAAAAAAGAACATAACGTCTATTATAGATTGAAACAAAACTAAGGTTATTGCTTGGCTGATAAATATTGTGGTGTTCTCCGCGATCTATGTAATGTTCAAATATTGTTAAATGACATGAATAAAGAGAAGTTATATGGGGGGATAAAAAAAACCATGTATAGGAAGTTTAATAAACTGGAAATGGTTGAACGTAATGATGGCGATACTTTGTATCTTGGTTATAAAAATGATGAATATGCTGAAATCGTAATTGATAAAAAATCGGGCGAGGTATACTATCATTTTGAATATAAGAACAAAATTTGTAACATGATTGGCGTTAATCAGGTTGATTTTGAAGTACTCTTGGGCCGATGGATTGAAGATACCTTTAAAATAAAGGTTGAACACATCGGGATAGACTACTACCGCCGATCGTGCCCGGAGTTGAAGATTCGAATTAAATAACTTATATGATATGAATAAAGAAAAGTTTTATACTGGAATAAAAAACACCATGTATAGGAAGTTTAATAAACTGGAAATGGTTGAACGTAATGATGGCAATACTTTGTATCTTCGTTATAAAAATGATGAATATGCTGAAATCATAATTAATAAAAAATTTGGCGAAGTATACTATTATTCTGAATATAAGAAGAAAATTTGTTATATGATTGGCGTTAATCAGGTTGATTTTGAAGTACTCTTGGGCCGATGGATTGAAGATACCTTTAAAATAAAGGTTGAACACATCGGCATAGAGATCGTGCCCGGAGTTGAAGATTCGAATTAAATAACTTATATGATATGAATAAAGAAAAGTTTTATACTGGAATAAAAAACACCATGTATAGGAAGTTTAATGAATTGAATGTGGTTGTATCTAATGATGGTAATTACATTTATCTTAAATATAAAAATGATGCATATGCGCAGGTGGTAATTTACAAAGAATTGGGCCTTGTCAATTATTATTGTGGATTTATAGAAAAATTCTTTAAGCTATTTCCAATGACAAGACCTGATTTTGAAGTACTTTTGAGTAGATGGGTTAAAGATACATTTAAAATTAAAATGAAGAATGCCAGCATAGCATGGCGTAAGTCCTCTCCCTTATTGAAAATACCTCTAGAATAAAAGTTAAACCATATGTGTAAAGAGAAGTTATATGGGGGGATAAAAAACATTCTGTATAGAAGGTTTGAGAAACTGAAAGTGGTTGAACGTGATAATGGAACTGTTTTATATCTTCGTTACAAGCATGATAAACATGCCGAGATTGTAATTAAAAAAAAATCATGTAATGTTTACTATTATTATGGGTTTAAGTCCAAACTTAATAAGCTTCTTCCAATTGAAGATAGTGACTTTGAAATACTTTTGATTAGGTGGATTGAAGAAAAATTTAAAATGAAGGTGCACGACACCATTCCACGTTTGCTTTCACATGAAGATCGTATATTAAAGATACCGATCAAATAAAACTTAACTAACATGAATAAAGAAAAATTCTATACCGGAATAAAAAAAACCATGTATAGGAAGTTTAACGAACTGGATGTGGTTGAACGTAATGATGGAGATGATTTGTATCTTCATTATAAAGATGAAGAATACGCTCAGATATTAATTGAAAAAAAATCGGGTCATATTTATTATTTTTATGAGCTCAGTACCAAATTTTTTAAAATAATTCGCATAGGAATGACTGATTTTGAAGTACTTCTGAGCACCTGGGTTGAAGATACCTTTCAAACAAAGGTAAATCACATCACAGTGCAGAGTCCATTCACGTAATAGCTGGTTGAAGATACCTTTAAAATAAAATTTAAACCATATGGATAAACAAAAGTTCTATGCTGGAATAAAAAATATCATATATAGGAAGTTTAATGAACTGGAAGAGATTGAACGTGATAAAGGAAATTATGTGTATCTTCGTTATAAAAATGAAGAGTTTACTCAGATCCTAATTGAAAAAAAATCAGGTAATGTTCACTATTCTTATAGAGTAGCAGACAAAATTTACAAGATGATTCGGTTGGAACGGGCTGATTTTGAAGTACTTCTGAGCACCTGGGTTGAAGATACCTTCCAAATAAAGGTAAATCACATCGCTATGTCTGATTTGTTTGATTTTTTCAGGGGTTGAAGATACCTTTCAAATAAAGGTAAATCACATCAGTATTAAAATCAATACCCGTCACTTTGGCGTTGAAGATACCTTTAAAATAAAATTTAAACCATATGGATAAAAAAAAGTTCTATGCTGGAATAAAAAAAACCATGTATAGGAAGTTTAATAAATTGCAAGTGGTTGATCTGGGTAATGGAAACGACGTATATCTTCGGTATAAACATGATGATAATGTTCAGGTCCTAATTAAAAAAAAATATGGCGAAGTTTATTATTATTATGGGTTTAAAAACAAATTTCTTAAGCATATTCCAATGAATCAGCTTGATTTTGAAATACTCTTGAGTCAATGGATTGAAGAAAAATTTGAAATAAAGGTTAGCGACATCTGGAAGCAATATCTATGTACATAATAATGTGTTGAAGAAAAACACCTGGCACCAATCAAATAACTTAAATGAAATGTGTAAATATAAGTTCTATAATGCGATAAAAAAAATCATACATAGGAAGTTTAACGAATTGGAAGTTGTTGGACGTAATAATGGGAATGATTTGCACCTTCATTATAAATATGATAATCATGCTAAGATCTTAATTAAGAAAAAATCGGGTAATGTTTATTACTACTATGGATTTAAAAGCAAAATTATCAATATGATTCCTATGGAGCAGCGTGATTTTGAAGTTCTTTTGAAGAGATGGGTTGAAGATTCTCATCAAATGAAGGTGAAGGCCGTCTATCAAGCACCTAAGAATTTCCCGTTTGCCCGTTAAATACGCCTTTAAAATTTAAACATCATTATTCGATCTAATATTTCTTTTTTTATCACATATTATTTTAATTATGAAAGGCATTATTGATTTGCAAGATGGATTGACCTATAATGACCTTAAGGTTAAGTATTCATGGGTATTGGAAGCTAACATTGAAGAGGCTGTCATTGGGGAACGCAATAATTCATTGATGTGGCATGGTGGAAAATGGAATTGGGGTGTATGGAGAAGCGGCATATGGAAGCACGGCATATGGGAGAATGGCATCTGGGATGGGGGTTTTTGGATGTTTGGTGTATGGAAGCACGGCATATGGAATGATGGGTTTTGGGATAATGGTTATTGGCGGGATGGCACATGGCACAATGGCTATTGGAATGGTGGAAGTTGGGGGAAAGGCACCTGGAATGGGGGGAAAGTACATAATGGCGAGTATTTTGAGCATATAAGCGAAAGATAGGGCAAATATCCCCCCATTCTACCACAAAACTCTAATTTTTGCGCAGGTAAAAAAATATATTCACTCCAATGAATAATAATTTGCACAATCCAAATATTAATCATACCTTTGTAATCTCAAATAAAAACAACGCAACCATGACATACAAAGAAATCCCAACAAGCAATACCATCAAAACATTTAGCAATAGCTATATCACAAGAATAGAAAATACAAATATACTGGTATATACAGATGTAAGACACGGTAACGAGTCTGATCATAACGTGCTAAGACTTCCCTGGATACCAGTAAGGACATCTCTATTCCTTGATAACTCAACAAGAGCTGTAAAACTCCCCCTCTTTATGTGTAAATTAGAGGGGAGATGTATAACTACAAAATGTGGGGCAGAACTCATTGATGTACATAGCATACCTATAAAAAATTCAGACACCTATGTCACACTCTTTCTCCTTAAAGATGAAGAGTGTAATATACTGCCAGACATCTTTGATCCGATAAGTAAACATGTTATGGTAATAAACATAGATGGTGATATATACCACTTGTGTGTACATAAACACCTGCCGGAAAGTGACTTTTCACTTAGTGACATAATTTAACCATTAATTATATTTTTCTCTGGAAAATTTAATTAATGTGCCGATGCAGATAATCGCAGCATATATTTGGCTCTAAGGATACCCGCAGGGCCATGAATCAGATGTTGAAATGGGGGGATAATTTGGCTTGTAGGCCGTCCATCGTATTTCTGGGGTATAATGTTATTGGTCCATAGATCGTTTAACAAGGGGGAAATACGGGGCTTGTAGGATGTGTATACATATATTTGGAGAACTTCATACCTGAATGGGGGCATCTGTGCCCCCCAGTTGAAGGAACTACAGTATATAAATTCTACATATATATGGAGAACTTCATAAATGAATTTGATTCATAAATGGGGGACAAAAACCACATGTGTTCTACCTGAATGGGGGACCTACAGTGCACGAGTTCTACTTAAATGGGGGACAAAAACCACATGTGTTCTACCTGAATGGGGGACAAAAACCACATGTGTTCTACCTGAATGGGGGACCTACAGTGCACGAGTTCTACTTAAATGGGGGACAAAAACCACATTGGGGGATTATCCCCCCCACGACGAGGAGGCAGTTTTGCTGACAATTTGACATGAAAATAAGTTTGGCATGGGTTACAGCCCCCATTTTGGGTTGTGAATATATGTACCATAAATAAAAATTAATAGTATGAAAAAATTAATTGGCATAGGTGGTGAGGAGGTTAGGGTTGACTGTTATGGTCCTAACATAAGTGTTAGGTATGGGGACAGGATAGTATTCCGGTATGGTGTAACTAATACATTAATAGGCGAGGGTTATGTATTATTAAACTATGTTGTTAATGGTGAGTTAGGTGGCAGGAGTGTAATGGAATATCGGGAGGACAGCATAAAAAAGATAAAAGAAACTTGCGGGAGTGGGGGAAAGTGATTACCTTTGTGGTATGATAACGGTAAGCATAGATGACTTTCGTATAAAGCATGAGATATGGGGTGAGTCACCATATGAGGAGTATGGTGGTATATATAACAGGCTATGTGATTTCTGCAACAATGTGGATGAGCCGGTGCGTTTAAGGGGGGAGCTTAACATTGTTCAGGTTTATGGTCCCCCCATTAATAATTTGGTTTATGTGGAGAAGTTTTGGTTTACGAGTGATTATGATAGTCGGTTTAACGTGGGGGAGTTTCTCCCCCACTTAAGGGTGGTGGATACGTTGTCGGTGTTATTTCCTCCGATTAACCTGGGGAATATAGAATATGTGGGCATCTATACTGGGATTCGTTTACAAGAGAAAATGTGCAACATGACAATAGATCATATTAAAGATGACATATATAAGCTTAGCAATTGTTTTTTTTGTGATAAAATAATTAGGATATCTAACTTAGAATGATTACCTTTGTGGTATGATAACGATAAACACAAAAGATCTGGTCACTGAAGAAGATTTGGCTTATAAAGATGCACATGACTTCTTTTGTTCGATATATAAGAGGTTAAGTTTTTTCTGTGACAATGTGGATGATCAGGTATATCTTACAGGCACGTTAAACATACACGATATTTATGGGGACCCCATTAAGAATTTAGTACATATAGATAGGTTAGGGTTCGTTAGTTGGCTTGACCTGGGGGAATATTTCCCCCAGTTAAAGACGGTGAATACATTCTCGGTGTTGTTCCCCCCGATTAACCTGGGGAATATAGAATACATAGAGACATACAAAGGGATTCTAATCCAGCAAGAAACGGGGGGCGTGAAAGTAGAACACATACAAGATGATATGTATAAACTAAGTAATAAACATTTTTCTGATAGAATAATTAGAATATCTAACTTAGAATGATTACCTTTGTGGTATGATAACGATTAGAATAGAAGACTTTATTACCGATCAAGACATTACACCTATGGATGATCTCCCGGTAATAACTAACTATGAGGCAATATATGATCGTATAGCAAATTTCTGCAATAACGTGAATGATGAAGTACACCTTAACGGATGGATCGATGGAGAACATATTAATGGCACAATTAATAACCTAGTATATATCTCATCACTTAATTTTAATTTTACTAAAAATGGTAAATCAGATATAGCTAAAAAATTCCCCCACCTTAAAGAGGTAGACCGATTCACTCACTACGGTCTACCAGCTAACCTGGGGAATATACAACGTATAGGAAAATACATCGGTATCAAACTATATATCGAACTAAATGCTATAACTCTTAAACATATCTATGGTGATCTATATAATATATCATGCTCTAACTTCTCTAAAGATATAATACTAGCTGACAGGGGGGGCTAACCCCCCCTCCCCACCACCATACCACCCATATAGGGGGGGGCCCCCCGTATCCCCCCTCCCCCTAAATGGGGGATAAGACCCAAAAGGGGGGTATAATCCCCCAAAAAAAGTCTGGGCAATTTTTTCCGGATTTGGCCTTTCCTTCTGGGTGGGGTTACACTTATTATTCAAGTGGCTTTAGATATGGATTAATTCCCTCATAAAATTTTTTTAAAATTAAAAACAACAGAAAATGGATACTAAAAAACTTATGGAAATGTCATCGTTTTGGCATAACAAAACGGATGAAGAATGTATTCAAATGGCATCCACTGAATATGGGGTTGATGCTGCGGAAGCTCTCTCAAATATGTTTGAAAGAGATTTTTGGATTCAAACAAACAATAATATTATAAATGAATTAACCAAACAGGTTTTGGATGAAAAATCTGTTAGTGAGGGAGTAAATGACGACAATATAAACATAACAAACGAACCAGACACCCCCCAATAAAGTCTGGGCAATTTTTTCCGGATTTGCCCCCCCTTCAAGTAAGTAATTTATTCTCCCTTCAAGTAAGTAATTTAACGTCCCCCTTTTTTTGTGGGTTTATTATTCCCTCCATTCGATGGCACATATATGGTCCATTTTGAGTGGGGGTTTTTTTACGTCTTCAACTATGGGGTTATAATAATGGTCCATATAATGGTTTATATTTTTGGGCATAAGGGTATATTTATATTTGGGGGGGGGGTGGTTTCCAAAAAAAAATTTTTGGAAAATTTTTGAAAAAATTAGGTTTTTATATGTTGACATTATATATTGATGATTTTGATTGTGAGGGCTGCACCAGTGCAGATATTTTTACTAACTTGAGTTATTATTGTAATAATATAAGGCATAGAATTTTTTTAACCTATAGAGATAAAAAGTATCGTCATATTATATTCTATGATAATGGATTAATATACCCCAACGTTATTTATATTTACGAGTTAAATATGTATAGCCGTATTGATTTCTCGAAGACATTTCCTGATTTAAAAACCATAGGTAGATTTAATTTTGATGGCAATTATCATATAGATAGTTTTGGGGGGGTTGAAAGTATAACTTGGTTTAACCATATGACTGACATGCTTTCTCCGGAGAAAAGAGAAAAGCTTGGAATAAACATTATATGTGAGATGATTGGTGTTAGAATGTATCGGTTTACGACACCTAAAGGATCTTGGGATATTAGTGTTATGGTATTTAATTAGAATTTATAGAGTATGAAAGTAAGAATAAATATTGATGATTTTGATTGTGAGGGTTGTGCTATCAGAGATGTTATGCGCAACATAAGTTTTCATTGTGAAAATAGTACTGGTGATAAAATTTCTATATATTCTGGGCATAAGCTTCAAACATTGAATTGTTATGATTACGCATTAAGATATCCTAATGTTGTTTACGTTGAGAATTTGAGGTTGGTATATAATGTGGAGGACCTAAAAAGCGTTTTTCCTGATCTTAAGAAGATCGGTTCATTTGTATCAAATTACAATAAAATACAAGATTTTGGCAAAATAGAGGAGATTGATTATTTTTATAGGATGTCTTTTTATTCTGTTTCAGATGATAGGCCAAAATATAATCAAATCACGGTATGTGAGCCTCTTGGTGACAAGATGTATCGGTTTAAAACTAAAAAAGGTAGCTGGGATATAAAGGTTAATAAATATTGTTAGAATTTATAGAGTATGAGAGAGATAATATATACTAATGATTTTTTTTGTGACGGTTGTCAATACCCTGATGTTATGGAGAATATCAGTCTGCATTGTCATTTTACACCTAGTGATGAAATTTGGATTTATGAACGTAGTGGCAATAATTTATTTTTGGCTTGCTATAGTGAGGATATCACATACCCAAAAGTTACTTATGCTGAATCGGTAAAATTAGCTAAGGATGTTAGTTTAATTAAAATTTTGCCCGATATTAAGAAGATGGGGGAACTTACGACTAGTTACAGTGATATAGATGATTTTGGGAATATACAGGAAATAGGGTATTTTAACGGTCTGTCTGAATTTACTAACTCACGAAAAAGAAAACTATATAACATAAAAACAAAATGTGTACCTCTTGGTGACAATATGTATAGGTTCACAACACCTAAAGGAATCTGGGATATTAGGGTTAATAGTTATGATTAAGCCCCCATTTTAAGTTTATAGAGTATGAAAGAGATAATATTTATTACAGATTTTTTTTGTGATGATTGTACCAACAAAGATGTTATGGCTAATATCAGTAGGCATTGTAATCTTACACCTAGCGATGAGATTTGGGTTTATGATGGTGTTCCTAATTTTTATTTGATTTGCTTTAGTGAGGATATCACATACCCAAAAGTTACTTATGCTGAATCGGTATCCTTAAGTACGCAAGTTAGTTTAATTAAAATTTTGCCTGATATTAAGAAGATTGATTATTTTTGGGCCAATTATCTTGGCATGGATGATTTTGGTACAATACAGGAAATAGGGCATTTTTCCAATATGTCTATCTTTACTAACTCACGATACAGAAAAGAAAATAACATAAAAACAAAATGTGAACGTATTGGTAAAAAAATGTATCGGTTTACGTCAGATAAAGGTACCTGGGATATTAAGGTTAATAAATATGATTAAGCCCCAATTTTAAGTTTATAGAATATGAATGAGATATTATCTTTAAGTGATTTTTACGAAGGCGGCAATGATGTATATAGAGCGTATTATTATTTAAGCTTGCATTGTCATGCTACACCTAGTAGCCAAATTAAGTTATATTGTGGGAATAAATATTCAATATTTGTACTTAAAGATGTTTCATTAACATTTCCTAAAATTGTTTATATTGATAAATTTTTATTAAATACCAAAATTAGTATGGAGGATTCGTTTCCAGATTTAAGGGAGGTTGGCGAATTTGACTATATTGTTGGCACCAATATACATGAGTTTGGGAATATCAGTAGTATAGGTTTCTTTGTGGATATGCGTCAGTTAATGCTTCCTTTTCCTAGGAAAAATTACTTTTCAACATTAAAATGCGAACCTCTTGGCGATGATATGTATAGGTTTACGTCAGATAAAAGATCTTGGGATATTAGGGTTAATAATTATTCATAAATTTATAGAATATGGAGATATTATTTATTAACGATTTTGATTGTGAGGGCTGTGAGGAATATGATGTTATGGAAAACATCAGTAGGCATTGTAATGCTACGCACAATAAAAAAATCAAAATATATCCAAGGTTTTCAAGTTATTTAAGATTGAAATGCTTTGATGATTCAATAACATACCCTAATGTTGTTTATGTTTATGCTTTATATTTGTGTTCGAATGTAACATTAACGACAGTTTTGCCAGATATTAAGAATATACACATTGTATATAATGCTAATGTTATTAACTTAGATGACCTTGGGAGTATTACCAATATAGGTTTTTTTGAGGATATGTCTATGCTTATGGTCACGGAGAATATAATAAAGTTTAAAACAAAAATGGCTTGTTCACCTCTTGGTAATAAGATGTATCGGTTCACATCTAATAAAGGTACCTGGGATATTAAGGTAGGTACTTATACTTAAATTTATAGAATATGGATATATTATATTTAGATTTTTTTCGCGAAAACAACACTGGTGATGGCAACATGTATCATAATCTAAGTGAGCATTGTAATAGATGTGATTGTGAGATTGAATTATATCGTCTAGATATCAATAAATTCTTTGAACCTAAAGATAACTCATTAACATTTCCTAATGTTGTTTATATAGATAAATTATATTTAGTTTCTGTATATAGTACGCAGTATATGTATCCTGATTTAAGGGAGGTTCGCTTGTTATCGACTAGGGCACTTGATGAAATAGATTATCTTTGGGCTATTGACACTATAGGTTTTTTTGTTGGTTTGGATCTGCTAATTTATCCTCATAAACGGAGCCATTTCAACCCAAAAATAAAATGTGACCCGCTTGGTGATAATATGTATCGGTTCAGATCTAAAAAAGGTTCCTGGGATATAAAGGTTAATGGTTATAATTAAATTTATAGAATATGGAAGAGAGACTAATAATAAATTATTTTCACGACGGTAGTCATAATAAAAGCACAGCTTATGCTAATTTAAGTTGGCATTGTAATTTTAGTAAAAATGAAATTAAGATATATAGCGGGCCTAACTTTCGCAACTTTGAATGTTACATTAAAGGGTTAACATTCCCTAATATTGTTTATATTGAATCGTTATTTTTATATGCCAATTCGGATATTAGACGTTCGTTTCCAGATTTGAAAAAAATTGGTGAATTATTGAGTGCAAATCCTTATGATATTGATGATCTTGGGAACATTGCCAGCGTAGATGTATTTATGGATATGACTGAGATGCTCGATCCAGAGAAAATAAAAAAATTAAAACCGAAAATAACATGTAAACCGCTTGGTGACAAGATGTTTAGATTCACATCTAGAAAAGGCACCTGGGATATTAAGGTAAATAAATATGATTAAATTATAAAAATATGCAGTTAATTTTTATGGATGATTTTAATTGTAATGGTTGTACATACGAAGATATTTTTAAAAACCTCAGTCAGTATTGCCATTATATTAACGAAGAAATTTCGATTTATAAAAGGAGTTATGATAAATATTTAATTTGTGTTTCTAATGAGTTCAAATTTCCTAACGTTGTTTATGTTCAGGATTTGCATGTACTTAGCTATTGTTCAATACCTGTATCTTTCCCAGATCTTAGGAAGGTCGGCAAGCTTAACATTAGCAAGGAAAAAATAGATCATTTTGGTAAAATAAATGAAATTAATAATTTTTCTGGCCTAGATCAATATTTTTATTTTCGTGGTTGGGCTGAAGATGAATACCCATTCAAATGTACCCCGCTTGGTGATGATATGTATAGATTCACATCTAGAAAAGGCACCTGGGATATTAAGGTTAATAGTTATGATTAAATTTATAGAATATGGAAGTAATTAATATTAGCGATTTTTATAACCCCAATTTTATGCATCATCATATTATGGATGTGGTAAGTAGGCATTGTAACAGCCCCTACACTGAAGAAGAGATCGCGATAATATGCGGCGATAATCCGGCATTTGAATGCTATTGGGAGGATATGACATATCCTAAGGTCATTTATGTTGACAAATTGCGTGTGCGCGGTAGTGCCAGTCTAAAGATAATTTTCCCCGATTTGGTTAAGGTTGGTGATTTTACTTGTGATATGCATAAAATTGTTGAATTCGGTAAAATAAGTAGGATTGGCTTCTTTCACGATATGAGTCAGATTCTTAGAAAGAAGAGACCTATCCCCCCATTAATATGTGAAAAGATTGGCAACAAGTTGTATAATTTCACGTCAACAAAGGGCTCCTGGGATATTATGGTTGATAATTATGATTAAATTATAAAAATATGAAGAATATGGAAACTTTAACCCTTGACGATTTTAATTGTCAAGGTTGTTCTGATAAAGATGTTATGGTTAATCTTAGTAGGCATTGTAATCTTACACCTAGTGATGAGATTGCTATATACGGTTCACCAAATTATAAGTATTTGATTTGCAAATACGACTCAATAACGTACCCTAAAGTTGTTTATGTTGATAAGTTAGACTTAGGTAGAAATGCTACGTTAGTTAACGTGTTGCCTGATATTAAGAAGATTGGAACATTTTGGCCAGACGCTGCTGATACAGATGATTTTGGGAATATACTGGAAATTGATCTTTTTGCCGGTATGTCTATTTTTTTTGATCCAATGAGAAGAGACTATTTTAATATAGAAACAACATGTGAACCGCTTGGTAATAAGATGTATCGGTTTACGTCTAAAAAAGGATCCTGGGATATTAAGGTTAATAGACATAATTAAATTTAGAGAATATGAAAGAGATAATTTTTGTTGAAGATTTTATTAGTGCTGACCCATCGTTAGAGACTGCTATGGAAAACATAAGTATGCATTGTCATATTACCCCTAGTGATGAGATTTATGTTAAAAATTCTAAATTTTATTTAGCTTGTTATGATAATAGGGTCACATACCCCAAAGTTACATATGCTGATTGGGTGAAGTTAAACGCCAATGTAAGGTTAAGTAAAATTTTGCCCGATATTAAAACGATTGGCGTATTTTCGGCAAGTTATGTTGATATAGATGATTTTGGCAAAATAGAGGAAATCAATTATTTTTCGGGTATGTCTAATTTTTATAGTTCAGATAAAAGAAAACAATTTAACTTAAAAACAAAATGCATACCGCTTGATTATGATTTATATAGATTTAAATCTAAAAAAGGTTCATGGGATATTAAAGTTAATAAACATAGTTAAATTTAGAGAATATGGAAATAATATTTGTTGATAGTTTTAAATATGATGGTAGTACGATCTATGGTCAATTCATGAATATGAGCAAGCACTGTCATATTACACCTAGTGATGAAATTAAGATATATGGTTCGCTAGATATTTATGATTTGCCTGAGGAAATTATTTTCCCTAAAGTTATATATGTTAATGATTTATCGGCGATTAGATCTACTAATACAAGCAAAATTTTACCTGATTTAGTTAAGGTTGGTAGCCTTTTACCTATTCAAGGTATGACGGATTTTGGTGGGATAAAAGAGGTTGATAATTTTATCGGTATGACTCGTTTTTTTGAAAGTTTTAAAATTCATGATATTATGTGTGAGAATATTGATGGTAATATTTTTAGGTTTACGACACCTAAAGGCACCTGGGACATAAAGGTAAATAAGTATAATTAAGTTTAGAGAGTATGGAAATAATAAATGTTGAAGATTTTATAACTACAAACCCCCCAACCTTAGAGGGTACTATGGAAAACATAAGTGCGCATTGTCACTCTACACCTAGTGATGAGATTGCTATTTATGCTGAAAGTTATAAATTTTATTTAGTTGGTTATGATAATAAGGTCACATACCCCAAAGTAACATATGTTAGCGAGTTACACTTAAACAAAAATGTAAGTTTAAGTAAAATTTTACCCGATCTTAAGAAGGTTGGTTATTTTTCGCCAGATTATTTTGATATAGACGATTTTGGGAAAATACAGGAAATCGATTATTTTGCCGGAATGTATCCTTTTCTTGATTCAATGGCAAGAAACCATTTTAATATAAAAACAAAATACAAACCGATTGGTGATAAGATGTTTAGAATCACATCTAAAAAAGGTTCCTGGGATATTAAGATTAATGATTATAATTAAATAATATGGAGATAATATATATTAAAGATTTTGATTGTGATGGTTGTAACTTCAATGATGTTATGGATAATATCAGTAGGCATTGTCATATTACACCTAGTGATGAGATTGCTATATACGGTTCACCAAATTATAAGTATTTGATTTGCAATAACGACTCAATAACGTTCCCTAAAGTTGTTTATGTTGATATGTTACACCTACTCAGAGACGTCACTTTAGTTAAAGTTTTGCCTGATATTAAGAAGATTAGAATATTTTGGCCGAATTCTAGGGATATAGATGATTTTGGTAAAATACAAGAAATCAATAGATTTACAGGCATGTCTAATTTTTTGGATCCAAGTTCGAGAAAATTTTTTAATATAAAAACAAGATGCAAAAAGCTTAATGATGATATGTATAGATTCACATCTAAAAAAGGTTCCTGGGATATTAAGATTAATGATTATAATTAAATAATATGGAGATAATAAATGTTGGAGATTTTGATTGCGATGGTTGCTCTTACGATGATATTATGATTAATATCAGTAATCATTGTCATAATACCCATAATAAAAAAATTGAGATATATGGTTCTAACCCGCATTATTTACATTTGAGATGCACCGATAATTCAATAACATTTCCAAAGGTTATTTACGTTAGTCATGTATATTTGTACAATAACGCACAATTAGTGAAAGTTTTACCTAATCTTGAGAAGATTGGTACCTTATGTATTTATGGTAATCTTGATGTAGATGATTTTGGCGGTATAAAAGAGATTGAATATTATCATGGTATGTCTAAGTATTTTAATCAGAGTTCAAGAGACTATTATGATATACAAACAATATGTGCTCCGATTGGGTACAAAAAGTATGCGTTTAGATCTAAAAAAGGTTCCTGGAATATTAAGGTAAATAACTTTAGTTAAAACCCCGTTTAAATTAAATAAGTATGGATAAAACTATAATTTATGTAGATGATTTTGTTGGTGAACGTTCACTGTTAGAAAATACTATGTCTAACATAAGTATGCATTGCCATTCTAGTGCTGAAGATATTGAAATATATAGTAGGGACTATCCCATATATTTGCTCGAAAACGATATAACATTCCCGAATGTTATTTATATCGAGCAGTTAAATATTTACTCTGAAGACCCCAACATAGGTAAGGCTTTTCCCGATTTAGTAAAGGTTGGTTTTTTTAACCCAAACATTTACATGAAAGATATTGGCAATATACAGGAGATCGATTATTTTCACTATTTGAACCACTTTCTTGAGGTTAAAGGGTATGATCATACAACACATGAGGTTAAATTATGGTGCGAAGATCTTGGTGAGGGCCTCTTTAAGTTTATCTCTAACGAGGCAACCTGTGTTGTTAAAATAAATGATTATGATTAAAATTATTGATTATGTATAAAATATTTGTTAAAGATTTTGATTGTGACGGTTGTTCTTTCTTAGATATTATGAGTAACGTCAGTTTGTTTTGTAATTCTATTGATGATAAAATTCAGATACATAGTATGAGTATCCCTTCATATGCTAAGGAATATAATTTGACATTTCCTAATGTTGTTTATATTGGTGATTTAGATGCTTTTTATACTACCGACTTTTTTAAGATTTTTCCTGATTTGGTAAAAGTTGGTACACTTTTGCCTAGTTTCCACCAACTAAATCTTGGGAACATAAAGGAGATTGATTTTTGTAGAAATTTAAAAGATATTAATAGTCGCAGAGATTTATATGTTCCAAAGTTTAGAGATATTGGTGATGGCTTCTTTATGTTTATCTCTAACGAGGCAACCAGTGTTGTTAAAATAAATGATTACACTTAAAATATATTTATTATGGAAATAATTTATGTCGATGATTTTTATACTGAAAAAAATGAATATACTAGTCATTATCATGATATGGCTAACATAAGTAATCATTGTAATTCTATTAATGATGATTTTATGATATATAGTAGAGGAGAACCTTTGTATACTTTCGGTCAACTTTTAACTTTTCCAAAGGTTGTTTATGTTGAATATTTAAAGGTAGTTAAAGATAAAAGTCTATTTAAATCTCTGCCTGATTTAAAAAGGGTTGGCAATTTACAGGTGCATTTCTTTATGGAGGATCTTGGCCCTATAAAGGAAATCGATAATTTTTTCTCAATGAGTTCATTTCTTAAATTTACAATGATGGATACCTTTCGTAAAGGTGTTATGAGGTGTACCAGCCTGGGTGACAATATGTTTAAGTTTACATCTAGAAAAGGTTCTTGGGTTATTAAGGTAAACCAATATTCGTAGAACTCCCATTCTCCCAATATAACTTAGGTTATTTTCAAAAAACTCGCGACTTGGGGTTATTACATAACCCCAATTTGTTATATTTATAAATGTGTCTTTAATCTCAGCTGGTTAAAATATATAAAAATATAAAATGATAGAAGTTAACTTAGATTATTTTTTTACTGAAGGCAATCGTCTTCAGGATATGTGGGAAAATTTTAGTGAGTATTGTCATGCTATTGACAGTCCAGTTCATGTTATTGGAGAGACATCGTTAGATTTAACGGGCGATGAATTAATTTATCCAAATGTCGAATATGTATCGCATCTTTGGGTTATAGATCCAACGAATATATCTGTAATTTTACCTGATTTGGTAAAGGTAGGTAGGATATCAGGTCTTGGTCAACTATTGGATATGGGTAATATTAAAGAAGTCAATGTCTTTAAAAATATGTCAAAATATTCTTCAGATAAAAAACCAGAATTAAAATGCGATCCAGCCGGGAATCATAATTATGTATTTAGTAAAAAAGGATACTATAAAATGGTTAAGATACATAAAATATCTTATTAATTGTAATGATAGAGATTTATATTGAATTTTTTTATACCGGAAACCCTTATTCTGGCGAAATATGGGATAATCTTAGCGATTATTGTAGGGCTGTAGGCCAGCCAATCAATATTTTAGGGGAAGAACCTTTGTATTTGTTTGGCGATGATATTATATTTCCAAATGTTGTATATGTTGATAAAGTCTATGTTATGGATCCAACAACTATATCCATAGTTTTACCTGATTTAAAAAAAGTTGGTAAATTTCATAGTAATGGATACCCAATAGATATGGGTTATATTGAAGAAATTGGTGAATTTGGGAGAGCATCACACTTTAATAAAGCGAGTGCACCATTAAGGTTTGAGCCGCTTGGCGATAATCGGAACTTATTTAGAAATAGGGATTATAGTTATTCGCGTGTGATAAAAATAAACAGTGTTTATTAAAAACATTAATATATGATAACTATTAACCCTGACTTTTTTATGGCTGAGGATTTAGCTTTTGTTGCCGTATGGGAAAGAATTAGCCTATATTGCCATAATGTTGATATTCCAATTAGGTTAATTGATGGACAACTTAATAGCATGGGTAATTCGCTTATATTTCCAAATGTCGTACATGTTGATAACCTATCAACACCAATGAAAACAAATATTTCTATAGCATTTCCTGATTTAAAAACGGTTCATACTTTATATAGTTATGACAAACTATTGGATCTTGGAAATATTGAATATATTGACTGTCTTTATGATACAACCGAATATATGAGGCCAGATTCAAAATTAAAAATGAAACCTATTGGTGATAATAAATACAGTTTTAAATCGGAGGGATATTCAAGTGTAGTTAAAATAACCGAAGTTGTTTATTTTTAATACTTCAATAATATTAGGAATATTCAAAAACTCCATTTATATTTGTGGCTTATATTTGCTTCACCTATAAATGGGGTTTTTTTATTAAAAATAAAACTATGATAACTTTAGATGTAAGAGATTTTTTTAGTGAAAATTATAGTGACATTGCCTATGATTATTATAATGTATGTGACAATATAAGTAAATTTTGTTGTTCTGTTGATGAACCGATACATCTAAACGGTCTTTTGCGGGTCCGGACTGAGCCAGCTTTGGTATTTAAAAATATTGTGTTTGTAGATTCCTTAGTATTGGATATATCTATTAGTATTAAGAAAATATTTCCTCACCTAAAGAAGGCTAACCAGCTTTGTGCTAGAACTAAAATTCCTGATATTGGGTACATTGATGATATTCACACTTTTTCCTGGTTTGTATATTATATGGAAGGGCCTGGGCTGTTAGCCAAAAAGATTTCAGATGAGATTTATCTATTTGAGGATGATGACTATTCAAAAAAAATTAAAGTGACTGAAGTTATTATATAATAACTAATATAGATCTTTTAATTCTGGGTTATAGATATTTGCTAAGGCATCTTTGTGCTGTGAGATATCATCCTTAGTTATTTTTCTTCCGAGCCTTTTTTCAAAACAACTTTTACATAATGTTAATTTGTCATTTCCATATTCTTTCCATAAATCATCATTAACCATAAACATTTTATAGTCGTAATTACCGCAATCCTGGCAAGTAAATTTTGTTTTTTCATCATTAAATGAGTTTTCCTTACGTGGCCTACCAAAACCCATTATTTGTTTAATCCTATCTATATTCTCGTGTATGTTCATATTTATAAATATTAAACTAACTAAAAATGTTAAAAATTAGCGTTGTTGATTTTACCACATCACATCATGATCACCCGTATGATGTAGCTGAGAGAATTAGCCTTTATTGCAACAACATCGATGTTCCGATTTCAATTACTAATAACAGCCTTATGGAAATAAGGTTAGAAGGAAATGAACTTGTATTTCCTAATGTTGTTTATTTAGAAAGCCTCGTAATTTTAGGTGACACAAATATATCTATAGTATTCCCAGATTTAAAAGAAGTTGGTGAAATGTCAAGCCAAGGTGAAATACAGGATATGGGTATTATTGATGAGGTTGATTATTTTTATCACGTTGGATACTATATGTACTCAGATGAAGGGTTAAAAATTAACCATTTATCGAAAAATAAATATCTATTTGAATCAAAAGATTATTCTAGAGTAATTCAAATAAACAAAACTTATCGTTAATTTTATATGATAAACCTTACTTTTGATGATTTTGCCACAACAAAAACTGAATATGCTCATAATTTTTCTAAAATATTAAGCAGAATAAGCCAGTACTGTAAAAACATAGGGGCCCCTGTAAGTATCGTAGACGAAAAAAAATTCAAAGCATTTACAACCAAATATAAGTTTCCAAATGTAGTATACATTGAAAAATTTTTCCATACAGAAGGAGGTTCCATATTAAAGACTTTCCCTGATCTTAAAAAGGTAAACGTATTTTGGGGAGACAGAATTACACCAGATATGGGTGTAATAGATGAGATTGATTATTATTACGATTTAAGAATCGAAATAAAAGATCCTCTTATATTAAAAGTTACTGATTTGGGGCAGAACAGATTCATGTTCAAAAATGGTAAATATTCGAAAATAATAAAGATAAACGATTTTAACTAAAAAATGATTGATATAGAATTTATATGGTTTCGTACAGATGATCAAGATCTTTCTGATTATGCTAATGCTTTGGAAAATTTGTCCCATTATTGCCATAATGTTGATGTCCCGATAAATATTGTAGAGCGTCGTGAAAGCCTATCTATCTTTGATTTACCACATACCTACCCTAATGTTGTTAGCATTACTACAGTATACCTCTATCAGGAAAATTTTGGGGTTATTTTCCCTGATGTTACACACATAGATTTTTTAGCTCTTGGTTGCTCTAATATAGATTTTGGAAAATTAAAAGATGTTAATACTCTTTATATCCCTGGTCATATAAAAGAAAACTATAAGATACAAGAGATTAAAGACGATATATATAAAATATATAACGTCGGATTTGACACTAAAGATGGAGGTAGGGGACACAAACTTAAAATAAACAAACTAATTATTGGCAACTAATGATAAAATTAGATAAGGATTATTTTTATACTGGAAACGGTGCCGGAAATAAATCTACAAATAAAAACCTATCAGATTACTGTCATAGTGTAGATTTTGAAATACATTTATCTGGTGCCCTATATATCCATGATGAGGAGCATACATTCCCAAATATTGTTAAAATTGACGTATTGGTTATGTATACGCCATACTTGGCAGATATTTTCCCTGATTTAACTTATGCTGAATATTTATCTGTAGGTTCACAAAAATTTTATTTCGGAAATTTACGTAAGGTTGATTTAATAATTTTTCAACCACAAGTAAACCATCGATATGAATTAAAGCCCATAGGACATAATGAATTTGTCGTATACAATAATAATAAAAAAATACATAGTTTAATATTTGGATAATGATTACGTTACGTACCGAGTTATTTGATACTGAACCTAATAAAGGCAGGAATCTTCCTGATAAAGAATATGACGAATATGTCTCGAACAAATTTATGAGGATGTCAGAATATTGTAATGCTGTTGATACTGACATAAGAATTGAAGGTAATTTTAGAAGAGATAATAATGTACTTATATTCCCAAATATAGTTATGGTCGATAACCTCTTTCTTGATTACTCTGCGGACCTTACATGTTTACCTGATTTAAAACGTGTTAAAGTATTAATATCATATACACAGGTCTTAAATTTGGGTGTTTTGGAAGAAGTTGATTCCATAATACTTATGGGCTCAGTAAATACTATTGAACATATTGAGGGTAATTTATATGCAATAAAATATAAAGGAGAAAAGATACATACTCTAATAATAAATAAGCCTTAATCTATGATCTATATTAAACTCCACAATTTTTCTACATTTGGATCCTCTGCTCGTGAGAATCATCTTAGATTGGCAGAATATTGTGATATTGTTAATGAAGAAGTTCATATTTATGGCCAATTCTATAGCTATTTCACAGATATTATTTATAAAAATGTTGTTAGTGTTGACGATTTGGTATTAAGCACCAAGGCATCCATAACTTATTTTCCGGATCTTAAATTAGCAGAAACGATACAATTTAGTTCAGGATTCAGCACTTTGGGTAAATTAGAATATGTTAATAACATGTTGGTAAATAATTTAGATCCTGAAATAGAGATATTTAATAAGCAAGGTAATATATATGAATTTTATAAAAATAAAATTTTATTTCATACAATGAAAATTGACAATCTAACTATTTTGGATGAACCTAACTTTTAAAAAAAGATAATACCCATTTAGGTATTATCTTTTTTTTTTACCATGATATTTATTTAAATAAATAAAAAAATATGAAAAAAATTATAAGATTAACAGAAAATGATTTGACAAATATTGTCAAAAGAGTAATTAACGAAGATTCTAGATCTAAAAAAATAAAGGATTTAAAAAAGGATCTTGGTAAGATAATGGCTGAGCGGTTTTTTATAAATGACCGTATTGTTATAATTGTGTTTGATGTAATCAAACATGCAGGTTCTTTGTCAAGCATACAAGGTGATACAATATACGATGAAACGCTAGCAGACATTATAGGTACATCTAGCGAAGTATTAAAAGAATTTAGGAGGCTTGGATTTACTACGAGAGGTTATAAAGACACAAATTTAGAACCAAATGAGGTTAATTCAATAACAAAAAAAATCACATCTTTAATGAACGATCTAATTGAGTCGCTACGTAAAGTTAAATAATATCCATTTAGATATGAGACGAATTACAGAGAAAGAAATTACTAGGATCGTTAGTAAAGTATTAAATGAAGATACTTCAAAATCTGACAATAAAAAATTTATCAAAAAATATGTTAAAATTGTTGATAAGTTTACTAACGATTTAAAGTCAAAACGAGAAACGCTTGAAAATAATTTAGATCACGGCATTAAGTTAATTTCTACTTCGGATAAAACAAATCGTAGGTATTCTTCTAACATCATGGATATATATGATGTTCATATAGGCAAGCCTCTAGCACATTTTGCTGCTTCAATTCAAACGCTTAGTGACTTAAATAAAGAAATTTATCCTCAGGCCAAGGGATCTTCGGATATTATTAAAATGTTTATACTTAATATTAGTAATGATATATATGAAACAGCTGTAAGTGCTAAAGAAATATATGATGAAATAAGAACTAGTCTTAGTGACATCAAAGATTATACTGCATATTCCGGGAAAAAAGGATCTTTAGACAGATTTCCATTATTAGGTATTGATTATAGTAGTTTAGATGAAAACATCGCTCAATTAATGAAAACACTCGAATCCTGGAATACGTATTTAAAATATGGTAGATTGGATAAAACCGACTTAAACTGAGTAAAAAATTAAAATGCAAAAAATAATAATAAATGAGAATGAATTAAATAGTATAATACTAAATATTATATCAGAGTATACAAAGCCATATACTCAAGATGAACTATTTGATGATTTTGATAACTCTTATGAGTTAATTGATAGCGTTTTAAGTAAATTAAACATTATTGAAGATGTTAATAGAACATATTTTATAGCCCCCAACAAAAAATATGCTGTATTCATGTTCGATTTTAAGTCTTGCATAATTTATTATGACAAGAACTTCATGGCTGAGCTTGAGGAAAATTTTGGTTTTAAAAATTTAAAGCAAAGTATATCCAGATGGGTAAATTACAATGAATATTTTGTTAATTGCAAAAAAGACCCTAGGTTTTTTGTTGTGACAGATAAGAATATTAGATTTTTAGATCCGTATTAAAAACAAATTATGGTTACATTAAATTTTAATTATTTTGAAATTTCTGATCAAGCATATCTGACAGAAGATGCTGTGGATAATTTTGTATCTTATTGTAACAATATTGATCATGATGTTTATCTTGATGATAATATTCAAGTTTTATTTTATGATGAATATATTTATAATAATCTTGTGGGAGCTAGTTCGATACGTATCGAACTAGATACATTAGTATTTGGTGATATATTCCCAGACCTTAAATTTGTTGATGATTTATTAGAATTTGATGAATGGCCCACTAATTTTGGAAAATTGGAGTTTGCTAGAATTCTATCGTTCACTAATAATAAACCTCCAGAATATGAAATAGAAATAAATGATAAAGATGGGTATAAAGAAGTAACTTTTATATACAATGGTGACAAAAAACATAAAATTATTTGTAGTGAGTTTAAATATTACCAGGATAATAAATTAATTAAAATAACATGAGAGCAAATAAATTTACAAACAAAGATTTAAATAGGATCACTAAACGGGTTCTTAATGAAGCATACATAGATTCATTCAGTAATGAAATATACATGGCTGTTTATGACATTCTTAATAAGATTATTAATATTAGTAGTTACTCACAGCAATTAACGATGTTGAAAAAGAACATAAAGTCGCTTGATTGGGCTAATGATGAAACAAACGTATATCGGTACATTGGAACTTTATTTATTGACCCGATAAAAGATATACTGTTTAGTTTAGTTGAGATTTCCACGTCCATATATAGTTTCGAACACAAAAATATATATGAAGGGAAATATTTGGAAACTTTACTAAGACTAGTGACCAATGTACAAAAGACTGCCGGATCGCTAGTAAAATGTAGCCATATTCTTGCTAATAAAATTGTCGACAATTATATAAATTTCCAAAATAATATTTTACACATATATGCAGGACAATGCGATAAAATTTTTAATAAGTTAAAAGTTGCTATCTCTGATTTGCATGATTTCTTAGAAAGAGAACTTAAAAAATCTTCTTATGACTTTTATGACTTAAAAAAAATGAATTAGTATATGAAAAATTCAAAATTAAATAACACTGACTTAAATCGATTAATTCATAAAATATTAACTGAAAATACAAATACTGAGTTTTTAGTAAGGTTTAGAAAGATTATTGGTAGGTTCATCGAAAAACTGGCAAATATTAAGCACTATAAAGAAATAATTGAAGGATTTGGCTGGTATAGCCTGGAGTTCGATATGGAAACTACGGAAATGAAAAAAAGTCTAAAGGAACTATTTGTCGATCCTATAGATGATATAAGAATTGATTTTTTTGAAACTTTAAAGCCAATTATTGACCGTATAAGTGGGCGAGGTTCTGAAGAATTTTTAACTAAAATTAATACTCATATTTATGAGGCTATCAAATATTTTAATTCTATCGTAGAACATAGTAAATTACTTGTAGAGACTATTATTGATGAACATTTAAACGCTGATGGGTTATATGTTCAGTACGTGTTAGGTACGTGCGATGCTAATTTGATGCTGTTAAGGCAGGTACTTAATTCTTTACATTTTGCATTAATTACACATACTGATTAATAAATTATACCTTATCTGGTATAATTTTCATCAAAAATTATGAATTATACCTTATTGGGTATAAAATTATAATCTATTTACAAATACAATTTAAAAAATTGCGATATTTATATGGTATGAGTAGGAATATTATAATTAAAGAATCTGATTTTATCAATATAGTTAATAAATTTCTCCTTGAACAAGACTATACTAGAATCAGGCGTGCAATTGTAGATAATATCTATGATATTATTGATAATATAAGTAATAGAATGTTAAATAGAGATTTTGACGGTGCATTAGGGGAGGTTGTTGTATTACATATTAAAATAAATGATCTCTCACAAAATACAAGAACTCACAACAGAATTCAACTGCTTAGAAGGTTCGCGTCAAATTTAGAGAGACGTATTGAGAGGAGAGATATGAATGGCGTCAATATGCAATTAGAAAATATTTTAGACATTTTACCTAAGTTTTCTAGGTAATAATAAATTCCACTTGAATTTAATATACATGGGGATGAGCAAAATATGCTTATCCCCAATTTTTTTTGTAAAACTAATAATATCTTGGATATTTATAATAAATATTAATACATCATATGGTTAAATATGTTATAACAGAAAGGCATTACAAATATTTAATTGAATCTGAGGCCAGTTTATTAACGGAAAATAAAATATCCGGAATTATTTCAAAAGCATTCAGCAAAGTATCTAAATTTGGTCGAAAGTTTGAATCTTATTTTATCAAACAGTTCCCCAGGTATTTCTCATTATATATTGCATATAAAACTTTCATTCCAGGGTTTGCTCAGCCTGTAGAGGAATTTTTAAAAACGGGTGAATTCGATTTATCAGACAATCAGATTAATTTAATAATTAGTGGTATTGTGGCTCAATTAATGTTTGACTCCAGGGTAATTTTTGAGCAAATTTTCAAAAAAATAGACGATGATGGGTTAGTAGAGGCGTTTGATTCTGCATTTGATTTTTCTAAAAAAATGATAGTTAAGTTAATGAAAATTCTTAGGCTTGTTAACGTAAGCATTGCTAATTCAGCCAAATCACTTTCCATTTGCTTTATGTTACCTGTCTTCAACATATATAGCCAATATAGACATTTTCCTTATGAACTGACACCTGAGGTATTATTTAAAGGTGCTTGGATCACTGGTTTAGCTTATACTTCTATAAGTTTAATTAAGCATGTTATTGACGGGTTACTAAATAATATAGAAAATGATATTAAAGCCTCAGTAAAGAAAGATAATATAAAACCAGGATCTGCTGAGGATTATTTTTTTGGCGATTAAATTTTAATTTAAAATATGAAATTAATAAATAAACGTGAGGTGTTTGATAAATTAGACGATAAAACTAGATGGTATGATACCAGTTATCGGGGTAGAAACATACTAATGAAGTCTAAAATAACATTAAGGCCTAAAATATTAGTCGTACCTGAAAAATATCAAATATTTATTGATGGAGAACTTCTTAATGTATTAAAAGATAATTTTGATTTGACGGATTATACTGCCAAAGATTATCTGATAGGTTGGGCTAGAGATCGATTTAATGTAAAAATTCATGATGTTTTTTACGTTGATTCATCTGTACATTGGGACAGAATTGTTTAATTTTTAATTAAAAAGATATTTATTTAATATGAAAAGAAAGATTTTATTAAGAGAGTCTGAATTGACGGCATTAATCAGAAAAACTATTAGTGAAGCCACTGGCGATATGTCATTGATTGAGAATGAATTAGATAGTTTACTAAAGAAACCATCGACACTTAGATTCCCCTTAGAAAGAGGTGTTCATAGTTATTTTGAATTACCATCATATTCATTTTATGATGATATGGATTACCCTGTTATTGGGGTAATAAAAAACCCAAATAAATATTCTGGTACTTTTTCAAAAAAGTTATATATAACTAAAGATTATTATGAAAAATTGTCTGGAATGTGCGACCTTTCATTGAGGATTCTAAATGATGTTATATTATCCTGGGTTAACGGTAAATTTGACGATAGACTTGTCCATAAAATCGTAATAAATAGTAGAGTTTTTACTTAAATAGTATGAGGAATTTTTTTTATAAAAAGCCCAGATTATATGAACAAATGGATGATAGCTCATCAGTTGAGCTTTTAGATTATTCTCAGTTTGATAATGATTGGATTAGATTGCACATGCACTTAAAGCATAAAGGCAATCCTGAATATGGCTTAAAAGGGGATGTCAATTTAAATATGACTAAAGCTAAGACTTTAAAAAATATGATATATATCATTGGGGATTTAAACATTGTAAATTGTGATATTCCTAGTCTTGGTGATTTATATTTAGCTTACGGTAATGTTAATGCTTCGAGGTCTAAATTAAGAGACCTTGGTGATCTGGCTATCGTTATTGGTGATTTAATTCTTACAAGTACGTTGGTTTCTTCATTAGGTAGTTTAAAGCATATCAATGGTAATTTGTATATTAGAGGAACAGATCTAGCTAGGAATATGTCTCCAGATGAAATCAGAAAAAAAATATATGTAAAAGGAGATATATTAACCTAATAAAATTAAATTAAAAAAAATAAAAAATGCAAAAAAATACAGATAGAAAAGTTTCAAAAGCAGAATTTTTTACTCTATTCAATAAGTTAATCACTGAGCAGGAAAATGTTTCAGATCCCGCTAAGTATTTATGGAATATGGTTGATTCTGTTAAAAACAAAGAAATTAAACCAGAATATTACCTAGAGGTTTTGGCACAAGCCTCAAGAGAATTAAGAGAATTTAAATCAAAAGGTGTCATAAACTTAGATGATTTCGAAGCGTTAGTGATATACATAAGCGACGTTAAAAATGAATTAGGACTATAAAATTATGGCTAAAATATATAAACCAGAAGATTTCCCGGCAAAAGATCCAAAAGCTAAACGATCTGAAATCGTAGAAAAAGTTTCCGCAGCAATAGAATCAAATAGTTTTACTAAGGAAAACGATAATACAATAAGTCTTAAAATAACCGGAGATTATGACCAACAGGAATTAATCGATTTTCAGAGCTATTACTCTTTATTGGGCGATTGGTCTAAGGTGGAAACATCTAGGATCTTGTCTCCAAATAGTGAGCATGAAATTAAAATAAAACTTATTAAGTAAAATGAAAAAAATATCATTCAATATAGGTATTAATATATATTCACCAAATGTTTATGGTGCTGACTCAAATTTAAATCAATGCGTTAGAGATGCTAATGTAATGTTTGATATTGCAAAAAAAAATGGCTTTGAGTGTAAATTATTAATAGATTCTGGTGCGACAATTTCAAATTATGTATTGTATCTAGATGAGGTATCTAAAATAATGGTATCTGGAGATATTTTGTTAATAACACAAAGTTCTCATGGTACATACTTTGATGACCCACATAAAGGTCGTGCTACAGGTTTATGCTTTCATGATGATGTGTTCTGGGACGTAGAACAATTACCTGTATGGAAGAAATTTGCTAAAGGTATTAAGATCATAAGGATCATAGATTGCTGCTTCTCAGAATCAAATTTTAGGCGTCCTTTGGCCGGTGAAGCATCTTTAGGAACAGCTAGGTCTACAAAAGTTATTGGAGCCGTTCCTCCAAAAGCGACAAATAACACATTAAGGGGAGTTAATGCTAGTATTATAAGTTTAGCCTCTTCAAATGTTAGAGAGGTTTCGTATGAAAACGCTAAAGGAGGTGTTTTCACCCAAACAATCGAACAATTATTGGCTAAAGACCCTAATTATACTTATGATGATATAATAAAAGGATCTCAAAATCTTCTGTCTGTTTGGGGATACCCCCAAACCCCAAAACTTGAACATGCTAAAGCAGGTAAATTTCAAAAAACAAAATTTTTAACATAAAAAAAAGCCAGTCTAATTTAGACTGGCTTTTTTTGTTAAAATTAGCAAAGACATACTAAATACAATAACACTTAGAAATAAGCAGAGTATTGATATTGCCCTAATAAAACCTTTTTTATTATCAATAATATAATCCTCAAGCTGAAATTTATCCCCAATTTTTACGTTATCATATTCATTTACATCTATTTTTGCTGTTGAGTATTTTACTTCTCCGCAATCATATGTTAGATAAACAATTTTTTTGTAATACAGGTTTTTAGTTGTCTTATCTGTTAGTTCGCAGTCACAACGGACTTTTTTGGTAATAAAAATATTATACCCGGAAATAAGCATAATAGTCAAACTTACACAGAGAGATAGAATAATATGTTTACTCATTTTTGTTTTTTTTTAAGTTATCAAGAATAATCGGTGCTATTGCCAATAAAAATAAGATCAAAAGAATATGTTTTATTGTCATGTGATTTTATTTATAAGTATGCTTCTAACCAGAGAATTTGGTTGTACTCTTGGATTTTTTCTTTTGAAATCGAAATATGGGATCTCAAAATATGTTGAGAGAGCATCACCTACGGCCCCACTCCTGCATTTACCAAATGTGCAATGTATAACAAAATTATCTTTGTCTTTGTTTTTGTTAGCAAATGAAATTATCTGATCCCCCATTTCGTTATTAAATGGAATGATATGCCGCATAAAAATATCTTTTGATTTTGGGATATATTCAATATCATCAAAGTGTAAATTTAGTACGTTATCACCTTCGATAATATGAGTTGAATTGGGCCCAGACGGATCGTGAATTGAGATAAATGCTGTTTTACCCATTTCTTCGGTAGAAATAGTCTCAACGAGTTTTTTAAACTCAGCTCTTGAAAGCACGGTAATATTCATGCTAATATTTATTTATTTTTGAAGAAAAAAACTGTATTTTTATAAAAAATGCCATACTTAAATTCAAATATTCCAGTCATTTCATGTTACTTTAGGGACAATTTCCTATACAATCATGAAAAAGGTTTTGTATCGCACACAAAATGCGAAGTTCACTCAGTATCATCGATAGAATCTAAAACTTTGTTGTTCGAAGTTTTCCTAGAAAACGGTGTTAATTGGACTAGACGCCCAATTAATTCCTTTTGTTGGAAAAAAGATGCACCAATTTTGGAATTACAAGAGCACATTTACTGGGATTGCTTCAGTTATTACATTGATGTGCAAATAAGACATCGTTTACAGGGTTTAACTGCCGATTTGACCTCAATTTCAGGCAAAAAATACAAAGGAGAGTATCTTTTTACCATAGATTGGGCTCACGAGAACAACATGATGACAAATGTATCTTTTGCTGAGACTCCAGAGCATAAATGTGCCCACATTTTCAAAGGATTTGACGGAAATTTCTTCGCATATCCAAACAACAAGGTAGTTTGGTATGATAGAGCGTTTACATCTAACAGAATTACGTCAAATCCTGGTTATGTCATCGATTCTCGAACATATTCTGTCGAAAATGGCAATTATTTTGAGTCAAATAGCGATTTTTTGACCGATTTTGAGAAAAAATAGGCAATTTTATGCCAAAACAAGCATATTTTGAAGGACAGATTTGATTTTATCTGATTCTTCTTTGTAGGTTTTGATAAAATCAGTAAGACTGATAACAGAATTACGGGTCAAAAGTTTACATTTGATGAGTTTATTGATGGCACCTTCAAGAGTTGTGAAATACCCAACGGTTGATTCGGTATTTTTGCCTTTTTTAACCTTTATCTCACGAAGAGTAAAGCTGTTTTCTGTTACATCGATTACGTAGTTACCGAGAATTGGGTCTGTGATGCGCATGGCTTGAATTTTTAAGTGATTTGTGACTTGTTCCTGATTGGACTGCAAAGATATGGGCATTATTTTAAACCGCAAAGCTTTTTTTAATTTTTTTTATGACAGAAATTGAATACAAAACACTCATTTCGCCCCCCAATATGGTATATACTCAAGATGAGTTCAAAATTGCTGTAAAAAGTAGAGAAATAGGATGGGAACGGGGGCTAAATAACGTCCTAAGACATTGTGAAAAATTAGAACTTTACGAATATTGTGCCATTATTTGCAAAGAATTAAAAAATTGACAATAAAGCAATATTTATAATTGTATGAATATTATCATTAATAGCGAGCAGAAAAGACTTTTAACAGAAAAAGGGGGCTCAACATATTTGCCTGAGTTAGAATGCTGTAAAAACCCTAGAGAGGCATGTAGTCCTGAGAATGTAGATAAAATTTTAAATAATTTATTCGTTGCTAACACTACATTAAGTAAAGGTATCGTTATATTGGCTAAAACATTACCTATGGTCGCTACTAAAGACTATAAATTAGGTGATGATATTGATTTCAGTGAAGAAACGAGCGAGGCTAATAGACTGCGTTTTTTTGAGTTCTACCGAAACTTAATTAATGAGAACTATCCACATAGGGGGATGCTAATCGAAGGCTTTGTAGCCGGTTTTTTACGGGGAGAATTAGCAAATGGTAAGCATACTAAGTACGATATTATTATTCCAGACAAACAGCAATTAAAACATGTAAGTAAAAAAGGAACTGAGGGGGGCTATATTCGAATATCAGTTAAAACGATATATGAGGGTACTATAAATCTTGGCTCGGTTAAAACAAGTTTTATTGCATTTAAAGAGCAAAGAGATCAGTTTAGAGATTTTGGATCATTCAAAGAATTTTATGAAGCTAATCGAAATAATACATACATAATGAAGGATTTCTTTAATTTTGTCTTTAAAGACGTAGAGGGGTTCTTATTTATGAAAATGCCTGGTAAAGAAAAACTAACTAGTGATGTTTATGACATAAAATACCTCTATTTATCCAGAGATTATATTGTAGATAACCATGAGAAATATATTGGTATTACATATGATTATTCTTTAAAGATAAATAGATCTATGACCAATATATTTGGTAGTAGTGAAGCAAAAAAGATAATATTTCCATTTTTTACAGTAAAAAGGCTTTGTGAGTTGTCTTTTAACCCTAAGGGTGTTAATATGCGTACTCAGATAAGAAAATTATTTGGTGATGTTAACGCAAAATATGTACCAAACGAGATCGTTGAATACATCGCAAAAGGCCCAAGAAAATTTATTAACAAGATTTTTAGTAATGAAAACTTGGTTGAAATTTTGGTGGATCAATTAAAAAACAAGCCTCTAATACTAAAAAAAATTGCTTTAAAATATAAAGAAGAATTGTTAAAATATATTCAAGAAGATGGCGTTAACTTATAAAATAAGCGATGAACAATTTAATGAGATTGTTAACTTGATTAATGAAGACAGAGAGATTGAAAATCCCAATGTACATAAAATAAACAGCCAAGTCACTGTTTATGACGACATTGAAACATTCAAAGCAGAAAACCCAGAACTTTATGCTATGTATTTCTCTGATGAGGAGTAAATTAATTTAGGTCCCAAGAAATCCTATTTTCTAACGATTCGTTAAAAGCTTCATCACTAACATCAGCGTAAAAATAATCTGGGATTGAAAAATCAGGTGGGGTTACATTACCATCATAAATAGCCTCTTTAATGATACTAAAATAATCATCACCAAAATTATCACTGTAAGTGTTGATATCACCTATAGGTACATTACGAAATAATTGATATAAGTCAACTTCAATTAAAGCTTTGTCAGGTTCGCCTTCATGAAAGTATCTAGTAATTTTACCATATTCTTCGAGGCAATCTTTAAGTTTATTCCAATACAAATTAGCGTATTCATTTGATTCACAATCACCGTAAGCAATATTTATCACCCTAACAATTTCATCGTGAATATCTAACTCTTTTGCTGCTTCGTCTAAATCTAATTCACTAATATCTAAATTTTCTTTTTCCGCTTTTTTATTAATAAAATCTTTAATTTCTGATAAATTGCTATCGTTTATCATGTTTCTAACATCATATATACTACTAAAGTGATTATAATAATTATCGAAATAAGAGTACATTTCACCATCTATTATAGATATGAAAAGTTCATCGCAACCTCTTCTTCCCCTACGGTCACAAGAAACTAGCGATGAAATATCATCAGGATCTACCGAAATAGTTACATTCAAATCAACCGTAACACCGGAAATATTTAAACTATTCAGTAAAAATTTACCCCCTAAGCTATCAAATAAATCTGGCCTATTTTCATATATATCTCGTATTTCTTGATCAGACAAATCTGTTAATTTAAAATCTAAGCTTGATTCGTATTCTGATGAGAATCCTTTTATGAAGTAATCGCCTTCATCGTCAGTTAAATAAAATAGAGGTATGATATATTTATGATATTTGTCTTCCGGTTTTGAGTTTTTTGGACCTTTTAATTGATACAATGTACCATATCCTATCGCCGCAGTTAAATAACTTTTATTTAAAGTATGATTTGTCCCAGGTATTTTTGAATTTTTTCTCAGAGATACTAAGTCTCCGTATGAAGATCTACCACAATGGCCCATTCTTTCACACTCTTCTTCAGAATAATTCGTACCTAAATCTGCCCAGTAAAATCCTTCACCATTTTCATCCCTAAAATCGAGAATAATTTGGTGTTCTTCTTTATAATCTATGGATCCTGCCCCAACTTCTAAAGATTCATGCCATTCTCTAGATAGTTCAGCTATGTCTTCAATTGATAAATCATTTATAGTTTTTATATTACCGCTTAATCCGACTCTAATATAGTCCATAATACTAATAATTGTCTGCCTAACATTTATCGAGTTTAGCCTAACATTCAATATGTTTGCGACATCTTCAGATTTACGGGCATTTGGTCCTGTGGGTATTGGCTGGTTTAAAATTAATGCATACTTTTTGTCTAGTATAGCATCAATAATTTTATTTGCCATCCAAATTGACAATTTTCCACAAGATTGATTTAAAAATTTAGCATTTGGTTCAGTTATTTTTAATTTATTTATTAGGCTATCCATTTTTGAAGCCTCAGTTATTAAAGCAGTTAAAGATTGTATTAGAGAGTATCTCATATTTTCATTTATAAACTATAAATATTTTTTTTTTCAAAAAAGTGTTGCAAATTAAAAAAATGCCAGTATCTTTGCCCCACAATTAATAAAACATAAAAAAAATGGAACAATACTTCGTTGAAATTGCAGACAAATCCGGTAATCGTAAAATGGGCCTTTTGGTTGAAAACACCAGCTCTTCTTTAAAAATTTCATATAACGGCCAAGTTAGTACATACGAAAAGCCGAATTGGTTTATTGTCCCAGACAAACAACATTCAAATAAATTTAGGGCGTATATAAGCTCGTATTTGAAAGTCTGAGGTCTTTTGTTTATTTTTATTAAAATAACACACAACATTATTTATTTGTTGTGTGTTATTTTTTGAATTAGTTAATATTTATCATAATAATATTTTCATCTAAAACTATGAGAAGTAATCTAAAAGAAGAAATTTCCAGACTAAAAAGTTTGATGTTGTTCGAGGTTAGTGATAAAGTCATTAAACAACTCACTGCCAAATATAAAAAAACAGATCCGAGGCTAACAGATGCAGAAATCGTCCAATATATTGACGATTTTGAGAGGTTTAAAGCTTCTTTGCCTGTTGATGGTCGAGATATCGCTAGATATTCATTTCCTGAGCTAAAATCGCTTATCGATAATCTAAGAACAAAAAAATTGTTCACGGATGCGTTTGATTATTTTAAGAAAACGGAAAAAAGTATCGAAAGGGTAAGATTGAAAAGAGCGATCAAAAACTTTTATGAAATACAATCAGCATTACCTAAAAAATATCAAGATATTAAAACATTTAAGTTTGATGTTTTGAAAGACTTGCTATATGGCGAGGCCAATGAACAAAGGCCTAATTATAAAACATTGTTGACTAAAAAATTAAAGGAAAAGTTCGAAAAAGAAGGTGTTGATAAAGATCAGGTTGAATTCTACCTTTCAAAGTATTTTAGAGGTATGCATGTTATTCCTCCGGATGCACCCCCTGTTGATAGAATGTCTTTTGAAGATTTTGAGCATTTTATTGATGGAGCTATCCCGGACGAAAATGTTGTTTCATCAGGTGAAATCAACACAACCGCAGAATTATTAGTCGATACTGACGAATTGCAAATTTATCATGCTGGCTCTAAAAAAGATGCTGTTCCTTTTGGATTTTTAGCTAGCTGGTGTATTAGTAGACAAGGTGGTGGTAACTTGTTTTATAACTATAGACTAAGTAAGAGACTTACTATTTATTTTGTTATAAACAAAACAATACCAAGAACAAACGTTAATTATGGGTTAGTAATCCTAGTTGAGCGTGATGGTAGGTATAATCTTGCCGACATGACAAACTCAGGTACTTTTGCCGGTTCGACAATTGTTCCTTGGTCTACCATAGTAGAGAAAAACCCTCTTCTTGACCCGTATAAGAAATTATTCAAGCCTGAACCTTTGACTGATGAGGAAGCTAATTTTGTTAGCAAATACATGAGCACAAACCCTGGTCCTAACCCTACTGATTATTTTGATGGAGACATTGATAAAATTAACACTTGGTTAGAATTACGAAGCTCAAGTATTGAAAATGAACAATATGCTAATTTGCCAGAAGAGAGCCAAAAAACATATATTAGTTTGGGCTATAGTTTAAATTCTGTTATGATTCAAACTTCTCCGCCCTCTGTTTTGGCTTATTATGTTAACAAAAAACTTGAAAGTATGAAAAATATCCCACTGGATAGACTATCCACTGAAGATATTGCTCTATTGACAAGTAACGATCCTAACGCTAGAAAATTAAGAATAAATCTAAAGTCAAAATTTTCTTCAGATTTATCCTCAACATTTAAAGATGATGCCGCAGAAATAAATTACCCCAATTCTATCGCAAGTAAATATGCTGCATTATATGGGTTAGATGAAATATTTGAACTAATACCTGAGAATGTTAGTGAAATTCAATTGGAAAACACTTCAACCTCAGAAGTTTCAGTGGAAATTCCGGAATCAATTATTAGGTTTAAACAGGTTAGAGATATATACATTGTTAATTTCATATCTGAGTTACCTGAAGAGATTGGCAATCTACCTAGTCTAATGATGTTGTCATTGCAAAACAATACCAAATTAAAATCACTACCAAGATCATTAGTTACTTCTAAAACATTAGAAGTTATTGTTCTTAGAAACTATACTGGAGAACTTCCAAGTGGATTTTTAGATGTTTATGAATTAATTGAAAGTGGATCAGAAGATGGAACAAAATTATATATACGAACAGGACTGGATGACTGATAATCTCGAATGGGATGAAATTCATTTAGACAAAAGCCAATCATTAGTCAATGATTGGGATCAGTTTGATGACTGGGCTAAATCTTTTTTACAAGAAAGTTCAGAAATAAAACCATTAACAGTTAAAAATTAAAATATTTGTGAAAAGTGCTGTTATTTGGCACTTTTCACAAAAAAATAATTAGTTTTTTAACCTATATTTGCAAAAAAATATTCTGTATGAATACTCAAGTTTTAAATGAAATTAAAAAAATAAAAAAAATGATGCTTATTGAAGCATCTGAGGCTAACATTAAGAACATACTCGCTAAATTTAAAAAGGAGGATCCTAATATTAATGATGCTGAAGCGATTGAACTTATTAAAGCGTTTGAGCGTATTAAACAAGCATTGCCTGTTGATAAAAAAGATATTACAAGGTATACTTTTAGTGACCTTAAAAACTTGGTCGCAAGCCAAGAAAAAAGTATGTCTCAAAAGAAAAGTCTTAAAAATGCTATAACCCACTTTAGAAAGATGGGATCTAAAGCACAAAATGAAATGCTTATTCGTGGTATTAGAAATTTCTTTGAAATAGAAGATATGCTACCTAAAAGTGAACAAAACATCTTTGATTATGATGATTTTTCTACATTAGAATATAATCTTTACAGAAGATCGAATTATAATTATAATGAATTGATTAAGAAAAAGCTTATTGATAATTTCAAAAAAGAGGGTATTACAAAAACACAAATTCTGTACTATGTAAATAAATACATAAATGAAAACTCACAATATGATATAAATACTCCTAGAGTTGATACTATGTCATTCGCTGATTTTGAAGCTCTTGTTGACGCTAATGATAAAGAGGAAATCCAACAAATTGATGCTTTCCAAGACATTAATAAAAATATTGTATATAATGATAAAAATATAACAATATATCTGGCAGATGAAAAACCTGTTGCTATTGCTTTAGGATTTGGTCGAAGTTGGTGTACTAGCCGTAAAGGTGGTGGTAATTTGTTCTATAATTACAGATTTGATAAAAATCTGACAATATACCACGTTGTAAATCACACATTAGATTATAATGACATTAATTATACATTAGTAGTGCTTGTTGATCCTCAAGGTAATATGAGGCTTGCTGACAAAACTAACTCAGGTGACTACGCTGGAATAACCGTAGTAGCTTGGGATACAATAACGAGAAAATGTAAATTTTTAGAAGATCTTAAATATATATTCAAGCCTATTCCGCTAACAAAAAGCGAACAAGCTTTATATGCGGAAATGAAAAAAATTGAGGTAGGAAATAATCCAACAGCATTCTTTAATAACGATGATGTTAAAGTCGCTTTATGGCTAGAATTGACTTCTGAAAAAATTTCAGATGAACAATATAAAAACTTATCATCTGAAATGCAGAAAAAATATGTAGCTTTAGGTTATAGTCTAAACTACAGTAAATTAGAAAATACTAAACAGGATACTCTTGAGTATATAATAACAAAAAGTATCGTTAGAATTTCACAATTAAAATTATCTGAATTGTCTCACGACGATATTGTTTTGTTAAACAGTAACACAGGTCGTATGAATAAAATCAAGAAAGAGAGAAAATCCGATTTTGAAGCTGAAATAAATATGCCTCAGGCTGCCGATAGTAGACGAATGCTAGATATTCAATACCCAGAAACAACTGACTCAAAATATGCCGCGCTTTATGGCCTAGATGATCTATTTAATAAGGTCAACGAACCAGAAAAATATAGCACGATAAATATATCAACAAAAAATTCTGGTATTGATGATGTAACATTAAATGTTGAAATACCAAGATCTATTGGTAAATTTGTTAATATTAACACGCTATCTTTGTCTGGTGGGGTAATTAAAATCCCGGAAGAAATTTGTAAACTAGAAAACCTTACAGGCCTCTTTATAAGAGATAATAAAAGGCTTACGACGATTCCAAGCTGTATTTTTCGTCTTCCTAGACTTGTTTCTATTAATCTATCAATGAATCCAAGTCTTAGTTTGCCGAACGAGATTTTTGAAAGATATGATGAGGTTAATAATTCTAAATTTTTTAACCGTAAAAAAAGTAAATAAAAAAAACCCCCATGTTATCGTGGGGGTTTTTTTTATTTTATATCAGAGCTCTCTATCAATGTGTATGTAAATTTGTTGCCGTATAAATCTCTGGATTTCCTACAAATATTCATAAAATCATCAAAATCTTTTCTACGTCTAAAGACCTGGCAGCCTTCACTCCAATTTTCAACTAATAAAGACTCTGTTCTTGGATTTGACCTGTGAATATTGATTCCAAATACACCTTCTTGTATTATCTTCTCATCAAAAGTCATGTCTTTATTACTATCTCTAAAAACTTTTAAAGGGCTATCTTGGCATAAAGCTTCATATTCGTTTCTATGCTTTCTGATACTGTGAGATCTTAGATATTGTCCAGGAACCAATCTAGCAACACCATTCCTAGCTTTGAATGCGACAACCGCTTTCCGGCCTGGATCTGTAGTTATTGGCCATTCAAAATATTGCCATTTACCTTCGGCAACAAAAGACACTGTTAATAAGTCATCGAATACGTTAGTTACTCGTTTACCTGTAGAAGAGTTTCTTATACCGATTATATTTATATTATACTCTCTAGGGCCATCAAACCAAGCATATTTTTTATCTAAAATAGCTTTTTTTATTTTTTCTACACTATATACCATAAGTTCTTAATATTTATTATATAAATATTTTATTTGAACTAAAAATTCAAACAATTTTAAATTATTGTGTATTTATAAATAACTAGTTTAGTATGAAAAAAGACCTTTTATTATTTGAAAAATACTTAAAATCTATAGTTAACAACGTAATCGTTGAGACTCATGACGAATCTAACCATCCTGGACGATATTATATATTAAGAGGATTGTATTTTTATGTTGATGACGATAGAATGTACTTAGCAGATAAATCAACGGGAGAATTAAGCCCCAATATGAGTGTTGAATTTCCATCTACAAATGAAATTTCAGCAATCTGGACATCAAGAACTCAAGAATATGATGACGAGAATATTAAAGGTATCGAATTAAAAAATCTTGATTTTGATGAAAAAATGAAAAATGCCATAAAATATGGTAAATATTTGCAAGCAAACAATCAAGAAATTGCGAATATTGGTACTTTAAATCCAATTATATTCTATTCTAGAAAATATAGGGCACCATCATTGGGTGGCTTTATTATAAGCTCAGAATATCCTGAAAGTATTGAAGGACCAACAACATTAATAGACCCAATTCCTGGAAATAAAATATACTTCCAGCAATCAGCATTTAAGAAAGGAAAAGAGTTTGGTATAAGGTTAGATCTTTCAACATATGGTGAAGAACTCAATTTAAAAGACTTTGGTATCAATCAAAATATGTTAAGGCTACCAAAAACATTTAACATTGGTGACTTCTTTGAAGAAAATTCAGCCATACCAAAAAATATAGACAAAGCCTCATTTGTTGAAATGATAAAAGAATTTATTAAGAAAGGAGGTAAGATAAATAAAGTAACTGTAATTGCTTCTACATCAAAAGTTCCGGCAGGACATGTTGATAATGATACAAATAAGTCTAAATGGATTGATGTTAAAGATTTTGATACAGTAGTTAACGGTAATAATGATGATAATACCGGTAATTTACAGTTGACAAAAGCAAAATCTTTTAATACATATTCACATCTAAAGAAACACATTCCAGAATTAACAAGTGCCCCATATGTTTTAAAAGCTGATGGCCCATCTGGAGAATATGTTCATGTCCGTTTTGAATAAAAAAAAATGAAAAACATTAAAGTAAGATTATTATATTATTGTGTGCAAATAAATGAAAAGATTCCTTGGAATCTTTTCATTTAAACACAATTTTTACTTCTAAATCGCCAGATCCTTTAATTAATCTGTGCCATACATATTTAGGAATGAGTATCTCTTCTCCAATTACAAGTTTTCTTGGAAATTCGTTATCTAATTGGACCATCCAATCAGTTTCGTGCAGTGGGGATACCAATCTATCTTCAAGATCCTGATGCCATTTTAGTTCGGCATCGTCAACGTTTTCTAAAAACGTTCTTAACTTAAAATTACCGTTATCTACTTCGGTAAAAGGTAAAAATTCTTCTGCCATATTACCAACTTCTTGATGATTTAAGTCCTAATTTTTTAGCGTACCTACCAACATTACAACTCCAGTATCCGGCTGTTGTTTTGTCTTTTTTCTGGTCGCATTTATGCCTAGCTCTGAAAGATTTTGCTCTACTTTTGCTAGCGTTTTTTATTTTTAGGTTAGGATCGCCGAACGTTACTTTTTTAATTGTTCCTTTAGGTGTTTTAACGTAAACAGCAAACTTCTTAGGCCCACCTGGAGTTCTGAATGGGCTGTTTAATCTTACATTTTTACCTCTATGCGTAGCTTCAGAAACTAACTCCGGAAGATCATCTTCGTATATTGGGGCATCTAGATACACTTCATCTCCGTTTTCAAGTAAAATTTTTTTACCTAGGTCGGACTCTAATAACCATTGATCATCTTCGTTGTTAAATTTTATTGCACCAAAAGTATTCAAATCTCTAGCTTCATTTAGTAATTCAAAATAAGCTTCAGAGTATATTCTGAAAACATTTTCGGATAAAGGAATTTTATTTTCAATATGATATCTCATATTTTCAGACATTTCTACGTCAATTAATACTTCTATCGGATTTGAAGTATATTCTTTTAGAACTTTCGTAATTATTGATAAATCCATACTTATTTTTTTATTATAAATATAATACTAATGTGATAATTTTATATATTTATTGTAAAAAACAATGTAACATGAAAAAATATATAATAACACAAAAACAATATTTTAGTGTATTGAATGACATAATTTTAGAACAAGATAATTACAATCAAGGTGTGCAATTTGGAAATATAATATATTATCCAAATTCAATTAGAGTCACTAATCAGCCTAATGTTGTTGTCGTAAAAGACACGGTAACACAAAAAGATTACGCCTTAAAAATAAATGCCCAAGGAACTCCTGTAGATTGGTTTAGAGGTGATCCTAGCACTTTAAACGTTGGTAGGAATAAAACTGATGTAGAACAAGTTAAACAACAAGCATGTAATGGTAGAGGATTCCCTAGTGTTTGGTTTTTGATAAATAAAATTATTGCTCAGTTAGAAGGTAACTATTATCATCCAAATATGATTAGAAATACAAATGGCGTTTATTCATTTATAGGTGATAATAGGTATGGTGATTCAGGTGAAACTTTTTTAGGTATAGATAGAAAAAATTGGGGAGATGAATCACCAGAAGAATTTCAAAAATTCTGGAATTTAATTGATAAGGATAAAGAAAAAAAGAAAAATATGGGTAATAAAAAATATTGGAAAAAATGGAATTATGGATTAGAAGACGACCCACAATTACTTAAGGTTTTGAAAGAATCTGCAACTCAACTTATACGTAATAGAGTAGAGTTGTATGGCCAACAATATTTAACACAACAAGCTAAAAATCTTGTTACCTGCGAGGCTAATCTATTATTACATTTCATTTATGCTGCCTATAATGGCCGAAAATATTTTAATGAGATGGCAAATATTGTAAATAGAACAATTAGTAGTGGAGGAAATGTTAATCAATGTTTAAGTGCTTTAAACTCATATAGAGTAAATTATAGGAATAGTTTGATTAAGCAAACAGGGGAAAAAATACTTAGTATAATTAAAAGCGGTGTTTTGGATACCGTTCCTACAGTAGCTTACGCAGCATTTAAATTACAATAGATTTTTTAAAAAAAATATAATATAATATGAAAGATTCTGAAAAAAAAAGAATATTAGAAATGCATATCAATGCAACAAAAAATCATTATTTACATGAGGCAACTAACATAGTTGACAACTATGACGAATATTGGGATTATAAAGAAGAAAATGGACAATATTATGCAAAACGTAAAGGAACCAATGACTGGGTTTTAGCTAGAGGCAGAGCAAAGAAAAGTATTGAATCAAATGTATTCAATAAAAATGCTCAAAACATTCCACCATCAAATGCGATAACTAACCCTCAAGCAGGTATTACTGGTGGAGCTCAGTCTACTAGCATAAGTGAAATAGTTAAAACTATTGTGCAAAATTTAGAAGGCGGTTACTATCATCCTGATATGTTAAGAGACGGTAGAGTTAGAGATGGTAGATACGGAAAGTCTGGTGAAACAATGTTCGGTATGGATAGGTTAAGAGGTGGTGATTTTGTTAAAACACCCGCAGGTCAAAGATTTTGGGCGTTAATAGATAGTGCTAACGCTAGAAAAACTTGGAAATGGAATTACTATGGAGGAAATCTACAATCAGAATTAATTGAACTTACAGCACAAATGATTCAACCATTTTATGACAAATATTCAAAATCATATTTATCTCCAGAATCTATTAACATTGTTAATAACAATTATAAATTAAAATTTAATTTTGTTTACGCGGTATTTAATGGGCCAAAATTATTCAAGCATTTGGCTTCATTGGTTAATAAACAAGTTGCATCTGGAAACACTAATCCAGACAGTTTGGCTAATGTTGTTTTAAGTGCTAGATTAAATCATAATAAGTCGTTATATAGACAATCTGGCAAAAAAATTAAAAATATTTTAGGTATGTAATTTTTTTTATAAAAAAAGCGTCATATCTTTGCGTCATGAAAATGATACAAGACAAAGAAGACGCTATCAATATCGCAACAGCCACCTTTGATTGGTGCAAACGATTTTTCGCCGTTAGTGATACTCATTTTAATATAAAAATAATAGTATCATTTGATCGCAGAGTTAAACGTAGGTATGGCTATTACTCAAATGGTGTTATTGTTGTTTATCCTTTGTTGTGTAAAACAAAAAAGATGTTGATTAAAACTGTACTTCATGAGTATAAACATTTTATTCAAATGCCATATGTAAACAGTATGGCTAATTATTCAATACTGCAAGAATATTTTGATTACGAGTCAAATCCTTATGAAATAGAAGCAAATAATTTTGCAGATGAACAATATAAAAGATGCTATGCCTCATTAAAGAGGAAAAAAGTTATATAAAAAAAAAGGCCTATCGTTTGATAGGCCTTTTTGCGTTCATTTCGTTTTTATATGTTATTATAACTTCAACGGGACCAAATTTTGATTTTGTTTTATCAAATTTCCAAATATCTATCGATATTTCGTCTTCAAATTTGAGTTCGTATTTCAATTTTGTGTCTTTTTGTTTAGTTGCCATTTATTTTTCTTTAAAACGTGAAATTAGGTTTGTTAATATTTCTTTTGTCAACTGTCCTGCCCCCAATGAGATCATTGAAGCTACGATTCTTGATGCTATTTGTTTAGCTGATTCTGGTGTTGAGTTACTAATATCCAATAAAATTGGGATTATTGGAATTAAAAATGTATATGAAATAATTTTTGAGCTTTCAAGTGCCGCAATATTCAAACTTTTTAGTAATGATACGAAAGATTTTTTAAGCTCTTTTGCTTCGGATAAGGCTTCTAAGTATTCTTTTTCCAATCCTCTTTCATAGACAAGCTGAATTAGTTTTTTAGTTTCTGTTTTACGAGCATTATAAACAATGGCTGATACTGCGCAAGCAATTAAAGCAGCATCTTGTTTAGTTAGATTAAACTCAGATGTCATTAGAAAGTTATTTAATGGCCCGATGAATCCTGCTACACCAGCCCCCCATGTTGTTAACATAGTTAAATTCATTTTTGTATCCTGGGATACCTCTTTTATAATTGAATTTGAAACCTTTATACTATTTTTTAACTCATCTTTAATTGGCTTATATTTAGATTCTGTTAATAAAATAACAAATTGCGATTCATTTATTAGTATTTTCATTATAGACGACAATATTTATTGTAATAAATATTATCAATAATATATTTAATATAAAAAGACCATGAAAAGATATCTATTAAAAGTAAATAAGTCAGAGAGAGATAGCATTTTAGAAATGCATAATACGCAACAACCTATCTGGGGTAAAACTAAGATAAATGAAAGTATAAGATCCGAATATGAAGGAATGACTACTCATTACGGACAAAATAATAGCACACCATTATTTGTAGAAGATTTTGCCGCAGATAAAAAAGGGATCACTGTTAATAACAAAGGTGATGTAATGGAGTATCGCAATACGGAAATCAATGAGAAGAAAAAGAAGTGCAAAAAATGCGGTTTAAATGAGGAGGTTTGCAAATGTGGCAAGAAAAAAGGCAAGCCGACTAAATGTAAAAAATGCGGTTTAAATGAAGAAGTCTGCGAGTGTGGCACTATGAATGAAATGGATGAAATTGATGGCTTTACAGGCAAATTTGATTATACTGAGAGTGATCACATGTCATTAGACGAATCGATAAATAAATCCCTTAATATGTTTAAACGTATTAGAATAATTTAAATTATGGAAATAATTGAGTTAATATCATATAACATTAATATTGATTCAAAAATCATTGAAGTAGAATTTAGAGTGTCAACTGACACTGTAAATGACCCTGTAAATGAAACTGAAGATGATTTCAGATCAGATATAATTGAATTAAACGAGCTAAACAATTTTGGATTTACCGACGAGGATGTAATAATTAATTATGATGATGATTTAGAGCCTATTGAATTTAATTTTGAGGGGTATGATTTATTGTCATTCTTAAATGAATATTATGTTGTATATCCGGAAAGAATGCCTAAAAAAAGCTTTTTATAATATTTATGTATAGTATTAACGAAATAATTAAAATTATGAATAAATACACCACACAATACAGTGAGTTGGGTGAGCAAGCTGATGTAGAAGCTACACCAAAAAGCAATGTTACTGTTTGGTCTAGTGGTGCAACTAGGGGTAAAGCAAATCCATTGATGACTAAAGACCAAAAATGGGATTCAGGGGCATCTAGAGGGCTTGCAAACCCAATTTCAAACCAAAAATGGAGTGATAATTATTCAATAAAAAGAGGAGCAGCAAATCCATTACCGTAATGATTAAGCAAAATTATAAAATAGATAAACGTAGCATACTTGAACAGCATAAATTTAGTTCCTTTAACAAGAAAAACGAAACATATGCTATAGTTGAGTGGGTTTCTCCCGATGATAAGTATGTAATCTTTTTAGACGAATTAATAGACGTTAAAAACAAAAGGATAATTGGTAATATCCTTGAAGATTATAATAATCTAAAGTTTTTTTTAGAATATTCTTATAATGTATCTAAAAACATCCCTAAAGTTGTTAAGGAAGGTTTAATAAAAGAAGTTAGATCCTTAGTTTTAACTGAAAATATTTCTACCTTTAAAAAACAAATTAACGAAACAGTATCATTCACTAAGCAAAACAAAAAAATATTGCTTGAAGCCGAGAATGAAGGTGGTGGCCTTTTAAATAAATTTGGTAATTGGTTAGGAAATGAGTATAATAAAACAGTTTCTGGGGTAACAGACTTTGCTAATACTGTAGCTACAGGTGCAAAAGATTTAGGATCTGCTGTGGCAAATTTTGATTGGGCAAAAATAAAAGATATTCTATCAAAAGGTGTATTGTATATTGCTAGATCAATAAGATCTGCGATGTATTCAGTGGCAGGAGGTATTGTTGATGCTATTCTTGTCGCAACAGGTATTGGTAAAGCTGTACAGTGGATTCCCTGGTTTATTATTGTAATGTTAGATTTTTATGAAATCTATACTGGAGAGTATGAAGACCCTAACGTACCTGAATGGCTTAGATACGTTACTATAGGTATTGATTGTATCGGACTATTTACTACAGGTGCGGCGGCTATTGCAGCTAAAAAAACTTTTGGTACTGTAGCCGCAATAACTAAAAATCCAGAGTCTGTCGGATTTTTACAAAAAATAATTGGATATTTTGGAAATTTACCTGGTAAAATATCTGAAGGAATGTCGATATTGAAAAATAAATCGCCAAAAATTTATTCGTTTTTTGCTCCAATTGTTAGTGGTATTTCAAATTTTATTCAAAGAGCGGTTACTGTACTTGGTAATATTGTCACCAAAAAAACTGGAAATGTCGCAAAAAATGTTGGTGCTGAAGTAGGTGTTAACTTTGCCGCCGATACCGTAACAAATCAAGATAATAGCCGTATGGTTCCAGTCGCTACTGCTAATCAAATAGATTACATGGTTAATCAGTTAAAAACTGATCCATTCTTTAACTAAAAAAAATGACATGAATCAAAGTGAAATTAATTTATATTTAAATAAATTCAAACTATTATCAGAATACGATAATAGATTTAATCATAATGAGAGTTCTAATTTAATTAATGAGAATTTATTTCGTAAAATAGGTAGAAGTTTGGGTATATATGGTCAAGTTTTAAAAAAATTAACCAAAGATATTGAGCCGCAAAATTTACAAAAATATAGCAACATGACTTATGATGAGATCAAGTTAGCTGTTGATAACTTAAATCCAAGTAGAACTGCGGCATATGATCCTGCTCTTATGAAAGAAATAAAAGATGCTAGAAAAATTGCCGTTCTTAAAAGAGCAGCTGAACTAGAACAAGCTAGAGGGTCTAAATTAAGTTCAGACGAGATAAAATCAATATTTGATGAAGTTAAAACTAAATTTACTCCAAGTACCTACTCTAAAGAGGCTACAAATGTATTAAATAAATATTCTCCAGACGAGTCGACAATAAATTTGTTTAGTGCTCAATTTAATAAATTAAAACCAGATCAAATAAATTTTTTAGCTAAAACAGACGCAAAACTAAGCGGGTTAGGTTCTAAAGGGCAAATAGTTCAAAGTGCTGGAAATATGAATCAACAGTCTTTTATTAGTTATTATCGCGATTATTTTAATGCTATAGGAATAACGTTAGCGATGGCAGGATTGGTTTATTGGTATTACAACCGAGTTTATAACGGAGAGCCTGAACAATTCAAGACAAATATTTTACCAGATTATTCTATTAAATCACAGTAATTATATTTATAATTATAATATTTATATTAAAAAATAAGATATGAAAAAATCAATTCATGACATAAAAAAAGATTTTTTGTTGTATACAAACTATGATACAAGAAAAACTTTACGTGAAAATATTGAGTTAGTTAGCGAGCAAGAAGAAGGTGGTGCTATTCCAACATATGAACCAAGATCTGTAAGAAATACTAATATTAGAGTAAATAGTGAAGGCGAAAATGATCCTAATGGTGAATTTACAGTTAAAATAGTTAGAACTCCTTCCGGACAAGACATTGCTTTAATATTCGACAATAATAACAAGCCTCAAGGATATTACAGAGGTGGTGGGTCAGTTAACCCTGCAACACCAGAAAATGTTAAAAACACAATTAACTATTTATATAGTTGGTTTAATCAATGCAAGTCAAAAGATGCGTTAGGTAGTAATTGGTCAAATCAAGTACAAGCAAAACTACAAAGGTTATCTGCTGAATTAACCGATATATTAGATGAAGGGCCTAAATCTGGTGTATATGATACAGATGCTCTAATTGGTTTTTTAGGTAACTTTAGCAATTTTGATGAATTGTGCCTTTTTAACCTTTTTTACGGTTCTTTAGATAATAAATCTAAATTTTTAGCACAACTATCTGATTTCTATTATAGAAATCCTGGTGATAAAAAATTTAGAGAGGTATTAAACATAATATCTAGATTGGCATCAGAACAATCAAATACTCCAAGTACACCTGGTGGCGGAACACCAGGTGGGGGAGGAACACCAGGTGGTTCAGGATACGTTAATTGCCCAGGTCCTGAGTATAGATTTGGTTGCATTAGTCCTGCAATTTCAAAAATTCAATCTTGTGCTGGATTACCTAGAGACGACAAATTTGGACCATCTACTTTAGATTATGTTAAGAGAACATTAGGAAAGGAAACATTTGATACAAACACTGACCTGAATAAACTATGTCCTAACGGGGTTCCTAACACACCTCCGCCAGGGGCTTACGACGAAGTTAACGAAAGATAATTAAAATATATAAAATTTCATCTTATGAGAGAAAAGTTTGAAAAAAAAATAATAAATGAGCAAGGAACTGGTCTGTCACTGCCTAATCCTATTACTATGGCAGACTTAGTTGCGAATAATTCATGTAAATTTACTACCGGATTGCAGCCGACTGATACCGGAACTTATTGGCTAGCTATAGCCGATGTTGATCGTCCGGATCGAAAACCGCCAGTAAAAAGAGGTGATTATTATGTTGTTTCTGATGATTTTGAATTTGTAAACGGAACACCTAAAGGGACTTATGCTTTATTTAGATATGGTAGTTATGTTCCTGGTACGTATGATAAAAACACTGGTAAATATCTATTAAGATGGACTTGTGAAAATTATCAACCACCAACGAATTTAATTTCAGCTGGAAATCTAACTCCAGCTCAAAAAGAATGGATAAATAATAGTAGATACCTTAAACAGGGATATAGCTTGAGTGCAAATACGCAGGAAGGTTGTATAACTACACCATTTGACGAAAAATTATGTGACAGAGTTGATTTAGCTGAAAAAGCACCTGACGTTTTTTTTAAAAAAGGCGTATATTACTTATATAAATCTAAAACCGCTCTTAATCAACAGCAAAAAGAACAACAAGCACAAATTATTAACTCTTATAAGTCATTAAGTGGTTGTACTGATGTAGTCCCACCAGCTACTCAAATTAACCAATATTATCAAGTAAGATTATCTCAAATTCCTGAGTTTCGTAATTTATTTGACTCAAATTTTGTAATGTATTGTCCTTATTCAGCAATAACTAAAGGAAATAGAGCATCAGTTATTGACGGTATTAAAAATAAATTAAACATGTCAAGTGTTACGGATGATTGTCAATTTGCTATGACTGTTATTTATGATGGGTTATACAAACGTAAAAATCAATATTCAAGGCAGTTAGATCTTCAAGAAATAACTTATTTAAAAAATGTTTTAAAACAGTGTGCTACAGCTAGGGATGAAAGAGGTAGAGCCTTTAATTTTAAATACAAAAATAATTACCAAGAATTAGTTAGGCTAAATAAAGATAATCCTGCATCACTAGCAGAAAGTAAAACAAAAGATTTAACAACTATAATTAGAGAACAACTAGTTGAAGCTTATAATAGGAAGAATAGAAGATATTAATAGATAATTAGGTTTAGTCACCTAATTTTATAAATGTTTTTAAAAAAAGGAGGTAATTAAAACAAATGGGAGGCTTATTGCCCCCCATTTGTTTTTTTTCGAATTACTTCGTCGATGATTCCATATTCTAGAGCTTCATCAGCAGTTAGCCATAGATCACGTTGTGCGTGTCGTTTAACTTCTTCTTTGTCTTTCGAGCAAAATTCACCAAGAAGTTCGAATAGAATTTCATTACTTCTCATCCATTCATCCATATAGATTGTTGCGTCTTGAATATTACCTCTAAATCCGGCTGATGATTGGTGTAGCATAGTCCTTGAGAACTTAAGAGATCGTCTTAGGCCCTTAGTTCCGGCACCAAGTATAACTGATCCCATAGATGCTGCAATTCCAGTATTTACGGTTGCGATATTTGAGTTAATGTACTGCATAATATCGACAATAGAAAGCCCTGACTTTACAGATCCTCCTGGGCTATCAACGTGCATTGCGATCTCTTTATTTTCGACAGAATCGAGGAACATGAGTTGTGCTTGCACTATGGTTGACATGTTATCGTCGACTTCACCTGCAACCCAAAGAATGCGTTCTCGCATAAGTCTTGAAAAGATATCGATCTGAGTTGCTCTTAGTTCTCTTTCTTCAAGAACGTAAGGTGTTAGAGAGCTATTAATCCTTTGGGAGTAATAATCGATATGTGATGATGGTTTATACAGGTGATTTGTGTAGTAAGATGTAAATTCTTTTGTAATATCCATAATTTATCTTGTTTGAGTGCGGTAAAAGGGACTCGAACCCCCACTCCTTTCGGAATATCATCCTTAGTGATACGTGTCTACCAATTTCACCACTACCGCATTATTTACTCAACAAGAGTATAAATTAGTTTTTACATTGTCAAATTAATATGTGAACGATTTTTTGTAGTCAATCCAGACATCTTCCATAGAATTTGTGAGGATTTCTGCAAAAATAGAAGGTTCGAATGGTTTTTTAATCATAACCATGTTAGCTTCTTTAGGTGTTCTATCTGCTTTATTAAAATTACATTTATTACAGCAAGTTACCATATTATTCCATGAGTTATCACCACCTCGTGATTTTGGTACTACGTGATCTATCGTAAGGTTTCTTTTAGACCCACAATAAACGCATTCAAAACCATCTCTTCTATATATTCGTGTTTTTGACACTTTTAAATGTTTTTTGCTGATACTTACATAATTTAGCAACCTGATAATCAGTGGCTTTATGTAAGTTCTGTATATTGAAGATATACGATCTTCAGACTCTTTAACAACTTCTGCCTTACCTTTGTGCACAAGTTTAAACCCTCTTTTTTGAGAGGTAACGTTTATTGGAGTATAATCTGCATTTAATACTAATACTTTATCCATATATAATTATTAATTAATTATTTTAATTATAATAATATTATTATTATATATATTTAATATATAAATATATTATCTAAATAATAATACTAGATATTTTTTCTATCGGCAAGTAGTTTTGTTGTTTTTTTTTAAAATAAAAATATTTATAATAAAAAAGTTATGAACAAAAGTTATAGTAAAATAAGGCATATTAAAGAAGCTAATATGCAAATCGAGCAAAAATTCTTAAATGAAGGTCAATCAGTTATTAATGGCGGTAAAGTTGGGAGAATAGATGAAGCTTTTATTCCTATTCCTGAAGAACCAAGGGAAGTAATAGCTGATAAATTATTAAAGAAAATTATAGATAAAAATATTTATTTTATACACAACTTATTACATAAGTTGAGGTATGAAAAATTTTACTTAAAAAGTAAAAAGTCTATTGTAAAAAAAATCATAGATTTTTCTGGTAGTGGTAAATATAGTTTAGTGACATATTCTGATCTTCTTAGGAATCTAATACAAGTAGCTCCGTATTATAAATCAAGTATTGACCCTATACTTACAGATATTAAATCTGTAATGGAGGACCTTAACAAGTTTGATTATAGCGATAATTCAAATGTTTATATCGCAACAGTAACTTTATATAATTTATTTGAACGTATCGATGCTAAGTTTGACATTTTTTTCAAATCGCCGAAAAAAAGATCTTCTACGCTAGATAGGCCATATAGGTCATACGGGTCACATACAAATTCAGGCAAAAAAAAGGATGACGATGATGACTTTAAATTCCCTACTTTTGATCCAAATATTTTTGGTGGTGGCCCTGGTGGCGGTAGTTTTGGTGGTGGGGACTTTGGTGGCGGTAGTTTTGGTGGTGGGGACTTTGGTGGCGGAGGTGCAGGTGGTGATTGGTAAAAAATACTTTAAAAAATATTTGGACTTTTGAATTGTATTATCGTATCTTTGCAGTGTCATTAAATGAAATGTCGGGTTCGTATAGTTGGTTAGTACATAGCCCTTTCAAGGCTAAAACGCGGGTTCGAACCCCGTACCCGATACTTAATTGCCTCCATAGTTAAACGGATATAACGAGACTCTTCTAAAGTCTAATTGGTGGTTCGATTCCATCTGGGGGTACAAAAACATCTTATGTTAAGAACATTTATTGTATTAGGACTGATTGTCACTTTGTTTTGGGGTTTTATTTCTGATAACAAATCTTCACAAATAAGTTATAGTAAAGAAACCATAGTAGATGTTGATACGGTGCAAGTTGTTAATAACGTTTTACCTAATCTAACAAAATTTGCCTATAAAACAAACAATGGGTCATATTTTGTTTTGAACTCTTGCCGATATTCTGTGGGGGATAAAATAAAAATAACAAATATAACTTATTATGAAAAATAAAGTTTTTTTTGCTTATCCGGAAGACGATGAGGATGATTATCCGGAAGATCCTGGTGATATTATTAGTTTTTAACTAAAAAAATAAAGGCTGGATAAACTCCAGCCTTTATAATTAACCCTCAACAGGCTGATCTGCTTTTTTCTTAGAGATGAAAGACCATACTAAACCCGCGATTGAAACAAGGGCTGATGTTACCTCTAAGAATAGAGACTCATCAAGAACACCTTTGGCTACTAAGTAGCCACCAACAAAAGTTAATACGTGTCTAACGATACCTAAAAATTGATCTCTAGTCATTCCCATTTTTAACAAAATTTAAAAAAAAAGTTTATTTATTATTACCTATAAATATCTTTTTTTAGAAAAAAAATTGACTTATTATAAACTTTTTACTAACATTGAGATATATATAAGATATTATGAACTTTAACTTATTTAAACATACGCAAGATTCTAACCCGGCGATTAGCTGGTTTGCATCGTTATTTATTAAATAAGTTCAGGTTATTTATATAATTTTATAGATATAATAAAAACCCTGGACTAAAATCCGGGGTTTTTTGTTCTTTGACATATTGGATAGTTAATTAAAAAAAATATTGCTCACTTGTTGCGAATATGAAAAATACTCGTACCTTTGCAGAGCAAATAATTACTCAGTGGTGTAAAGGCTAACATTTCAGAATTTGAATCTGAAGATTGTAGGTTCGAGTCCTACCTGAGTAACGAAAAAAAAATAAAAAAACTTCTTGCTCAATTCGAAATAAGTTTATATCTTTGCAGTGTCAATCGTTAACCACTAAAAATGAAAAAAAATGCTAAACTTTATCTTGTTTCTTATCGCATTGAATTTGGTTGTATGTGGTTCGGTTCTCCTCATATCAAAGGATGTTGAAAACAAAAGAAGTATTTAATCCTTTATAACATGGTTTTATTGGTGTTATCGGCTAGCACAGGAGTTTGTGGATCTCCAAGATCGAGTTCGAATCTCGAATAAAGCCCAGGTTGATTAGGCCCCCTTTAGGCAGTTTATTTGATACTTTATTGATAGCGTAGTAGTTCTGATTATTTATTTCATAGCCTTAAAGGGGGCATTTTTAAAAACAACATTACCCTCATTAGCAAACAGGTGTAGGCAGTAGACTTTTAATCTACGGGGGCAGGATCGATACCTGCATGGGGGACAATAAAATACAGGCTAATAACTCAGTTGGTTTAGAGTGCTTATTTTACACGTAAGTGGTCGCAAGTTCGAATCTTGCTTAGCCTACAAAAAATAATTTAATATGCAAAAATGTAAATATGATTCATGTTATAAGGGCTACTGTGGAGAACCGGTTGTTAAAGGTGAGGAATATTGCAAAGAGCATCTAGGTAAAAAATGCTGGAAATGCGATAAACAAGCAATAGGGGATTGCAATAAATTTGACGGTTCATATATATGTGGTTCTCCAATGTGTCAAGATCATAAACATGGTGATCATAATATTTAAAAATTAATTTGAATAATACAAAAAAAGGTTATACCTTTGCAGAGCAAACAAGGTGACTAAGCTAACTAGGTAGAAGCGTAAGTCTGAAAAACTTAAGGAGCCGGTTCGATACCGGCAGTCACCACTAAACAACAAACATGAAAAATAACCAAACAAACGAGCAATTGCTGTCAGAGATCGACAAAAAGTACAAAGTACTGTATGAAACAGTATTTAGTATTCTTTCAGATACTGTTGCAGCTGATTACGAAGGTAAGGATGATGATGTGAATATTATGTTCAATATCAGATCTCTTGTTGGTCAACTCTCTCTATACGAGAGATATTATCCTGAAATGTTGTTTTAATTGGAAGAGGCCCGGCATGGACGAGGACACTGTCTTGAAAACAGCTGGTCGGTAACACCGATTCGTGAGTTCGATTCTCATCTCTTCCGCTTGAGATATCTATTCTTTAGATAGATAAGTAGATTTAGAGTATTATTTAATTCTTTTTGTATTAAATCACGTAAGGGGGGTAGTTTATTGTAATATTAGCCCTACCCCCCATTGCGTGCCAAAAAATTGCCCCGTAGTTTAACGGATTAGAATATATCACTACGAATGATAAGGTCTGGGTTCGATTCCTGGTGGGGCAACATCGAAGGAGAGTAAAATAAGGAGGTCCTTGTCGCCGTTTGCTAAACGGATGGTACCTTAACAGGTATGTGCATCATGCGCACTGCTCTCCGCTCACTAATATGGGCCAGATTCCGAAGGCAGGAGGCTTCACTTGCAATGAAGCTATTTGGGTTCGATTCCCACTGTGTCCACACAATACTGGGGTGTATATCAGATGGTAGATTTCTTGGTTTGGGACCAAGAGGCCGCCGGTTCGAGCCCGGCTACCCCAACAATTTTAATCGGTATATAGTTCAGTGGTAGAACACTTCTCTCATAAGGAAGATGTCATTGGTTCGATTCCATTTATACCGACAATAATCCAACAATATTGGCATGTATTTCAGCTGGTTAGAATATCTCTCTGATAAGGAGAAGGTCGCCGGTTCAAGTCCGGCCATGCCAACATAAAATTTTTATGGCCTGATGTCAGAGTGTTTATGTGAACGATTGCAAACCGTTCTAGGTTGGTTAGATTCCAACTCAGGCCTCAATTTAACGTGCTCGTGGTGTTAATGGAATAGCATGGTAGTCTCCAAAACTATTGGTCTTGGTTCGAATCCAAGCGGGTGCGCAATTAGAATGGTAGGTAGCCTAGTGGCCTAAGGCAATTGACTGTTAATCAATCGAGGAAACTCATCGAGGGTTCGAATCCCTCCCTACCAGCAACAACTACATTCCGATGTCGCATAGCGGTTGATTGCACCTGACTTGTAATCAGGCCCTCTCACGAGGCACGCCAGTTCGAATCTGGCCATCGGATCTTAATTAACATGGTCTATTGGTGTTAATGGCTAACATACTGCACTGTCTATGCTGAGCTCTCGGTTCGAATCCGTGATAGACCGCTTAATAATACTGCGGATATAGTATAGTGGTATTACACTAGATTGCCAATCTAGTGACGTCAGTTCGATTCTGGTTATCCGCACATAATAAATTGCGGATATCGTATAGTGGTAATATACTAGTCTTCCAAACTAATGCTGCCAGTTCGATTCTGGCTATCCGCACACAAAAATAATCTAATTAACTATGTCTAATATATCAAACAAAGGCCCATATACTAATTTTACAGAGTATTATCCTAATTATCCTCCTAACAATAATTATATACCCTTAGGTTGGCAATGTCCGATATGTAAAACAGTTTATTCTCCTAATGTTTTATCATGCCACAAGCATGAAGATATTCAAAAAAATATAACATCATCTAGTACAGATACTGTTAAGGTAAATGATCATGAAAAACGTATTCTATAATATAATAAATTATGTATTACCTAATACTGTTATTCCCAATACTAATATTTGTTTTGGTTTTAATAGCAATATGTTTTTATTTGGCATATTTGTATATAGCATTTACTTTGTTTTTTAATATAATTTTTGGTTTTATTTTTTTTATTTATATTGTTATAAAGCTTTTCTATTTGGCAAAAAAGTAATATCTTTGTATCACAAACTGGCCCGGTGGTGGAACAGGTAGACACGAGGGACTTAAAATCCCTTGGCCTTGCGGTCGTGCGGGTTCGATTCCCGTCTGGGCTACAATTTTGAGCCTCTTTGATATATTTATTGTTATTATGGACAATAGATTAATCAAAGAGGCTCTTGGCGTTAGGCCTGAGTTGCTTGAAATTGCCAAGCAACTATATGCGGATATACTCTCAACTTTGAGTATACTTGATCCATCGACTAGTATCTTTTTTTTAGATAAAAAAGCATTTTTTTTAAACTTAAAAAACAATATTTTTTCTCTAAAAAAACTAAGTATTGGTTTTTCAATTAACCAAATAGGTTATAATCGCCTTGATATAATCAATTTTCAAACTCAGATTCCAGGATCATTAGTAAATGATAGAATTATTTACTCCGATGGCTATAATAGTTATATCCTAATAAGGATAAACGCAGCTAGATATATGAGAGTATATGACCTCATGCATCATTTTAAGGAAGAAAAGGCGTTAATTGTTTCATCGTTATCTCACGAATTAAAACATTTTTTTGACTATTTAATTCAGAAATCAACTAAAACATCAAATGCTTATAAAGCAGAGGTTTATCGTCAATTATCTAGTGAGGAAAACAGAGTTAGTCAAATTATTAGTAATGGATGGTATCTCACGTCCATTAACGAACTCATAGTTGCACCAACTCATTTATATGCCGAACTGAGGTCTATGAATGTAACAAAGAAAACATTTTTAGAAGATTTAAAAAATAGTGATGTAATAAAAAAATATCAAAATATCGCCAAGGATTTTTATTATGACCAAATTTATAGAAGAATTTTTGTCAGAATATCGGCAAGTATGGGGGATTCAGATTTTAAGAATTCTACTTTCGATGAAAGTAAAAAATATGTTGAGGGAGGGATTACAAATCTTAACGAGTTGATTTCATTTGCTACCGAACTAACATTTTATGAAGCCAGAAAAAATTTTTACAAATCAATATTAAATCAAATACTTAGCAATAATTCTAAGAATAATTTACCATTAGCTAATTTAACGCAAGAAAATATTGACGATCCTAAAGCGTTATTATCATATCATAATATTTCTAAGACTGATTATTATTCAGAACCTGAATTTTCCTTGAAAGATTCCCCAGGCAAAAACAAACTTTTTTTTACACGTGAAATTAATAAAATAAGAGAGAGAGCAAATAATATTTTAATAAAGTTGTATAAAATATATTCATTATTGCCTGATCGTAAACCCCCTAATGTTAGCGGGAGTTATAAAAAGAAAATAAAAAATAATTAATTATATAGTGACTAAGATATTTATTCTTTATGAAGAATAAATTAATCAAAGAGGCTCTTGGCGTTAGGCCTGAATTATTTAAATTAGCACAGATCGTTTATACGGAAGTGCTCTCTTATTTGAGAGCTAATAAAGATATACTGATAGGTAAGAATCCGGAACATTCAATCAATGTTAAAATTGGTAATTTTCCTTTGATGTTAGCTTTTAAAGATAAAGCAGAATTCATTTTAGATTATATTAAAGAAATTGAAGTCGAACTTAGGTTCATCTATACTAAAGATGAGAGCCCTGAAATAAAAACCGCAGCATTTAGTATTCCGTATGTTAGTGTACGTGATTATTATATTTCTAAACATAAGGCTAAGCCTGTTATTGAATTTAGAGTAACAGGTAAAAAAAATATAAAATTTTCACAGATAGCAGATTTTTTAGTTGAAAAAGAGCCTAAAATAATTACTCTATTAGCCCACGAGCTAAAGCATATGTATGATGCTTTAATTGGTCATAAAAGATATCCTGCCAATGATGTAAGTTATGCTGCTAGTGTTAAACCAGTATTTAATAAAGACATTATTGAATATGGTAAAAAAATAGCTGAAGCTGCGTATTACACAAGTATCGTAGAGTTACACATTAGAGCTACTGAGATTTATGCTTATTTAATGTCAAGATCAATCACTAAAAAAGAATTTTTAAATGAATTAAGCGAATTATCAATCATATTGAGATATAAAGGGTATATAAAAACTTTTGATTATGATTTATTCATTGCTCAAATCTTTCAAGATTTGGCAAAATCTAACAATAATAGATCTTTATATCATATGACCGAAAAAGTATTTAACGTTAAAAATCCTAGCATAGATACAGTGAAATATGTTGGAGTTGAATACATATTATATTTAATTCGGAAAGATTACTTTAAAAATGTGTCAAATATTAGTAAAAATATATTTCCTTTTTATAATTTTATTTCTTTCTGGAAAAAATTTGGCTTTTTTAAAAAAGAGCAAAATGTCAATCCTAAAGATATTATTAATAAATTAAGTGTTGGCAATTATTATAACGAACCTAAATTTACTAAAGAAAGTATAAAGAGAAACAGTTTTTTTTTCAAAAAAATGTTTAAAACGATAAGATACAGATCTCATAATATTTTAAGAAAATTGTATAAAGTTTACTCATTATTACCTGACAGGTAACAGCCTTTTTATAGCTTCCGCTATAAAAAAAAGGTGATTTTTAATTATATAGCATATTTATTTGTTATGAAAAACAAATTAATCAAAGAGGCTCTAGGCGTTAGAGAAGAATTGTTTAATGCCGCAAAATTAATTTATTCTGAAATAATTCAGAAATTAAACCTAATTGGCTTACATAAAAATGTAACCGAATTAGAAAATTCGGTATTAAGATTAGATTTAAAATCTAATATTAATTATCTACAAAAAATAGATGTTTATTTTGATATAAAATATCATGATAAAGATACTATAGATATCATTGGTCTTGTTGCTCGAATGTCGACATCACTTAAAAATGATAGAGTTCACTATTCAACTAGTGATACAGCAAATTTAGTAATAGAATTAGAGTCTAATCGCAGCAAAGAAATTGATGATGTTGTCAAAAATTTACAAACCAATTCAAATTTATATGTACCATCAATAGCTCACGAATTAAAACATTTTTTTGATAATACAACTGAAAGATCAAATAATCTTAAAAGACGATTAAAATATAAAGCTTATCTTGATTTAAGTAATAACTCTAACACAATTACTCAAATTGTTGCTGATGCTTGGTATCGTACATCTATTGATGAATTGTTAGTAATTCCAACCGAAATATATTCAGAATTAAAGTATATGAATATAACAAAAAAAAATTTTTTAGATGCATTAAAAAATTCTAAATATATTGTTATATATAAAGACTATATCGATAATCTTTACTACGATAAAATATATAACACAACACTTAAACAAGTCCTGGAATCTTTTGAAGAAGACCCACAGACTAAATATCAAGTGTTTGAGCGTAGCAAAAAATATGTAGATCAAGGGATATCTAATAACTATACTTTAGCCTTATTTTTAACAGAACTCTTATTCTATAGAACCAGAGCTTCGTTTTATGATGAAATACGAAATGGAATAATTAGAAAGTATGAGCCGTTAGATCCTATACGTGATATTGCGTTTATGCTTGGGATGATCTCAAGAAGAGATATTACTGACCCTAAAGCATTATTACTATATAATAAGATGTCCAAAAATAATTATTACGCTGAACCAGAGTTTTCGTTTAAAGATTCACCAACGAGAAATGAGATATTTTTTGAACGTGAATTTAAAAAAATAAGGCGTAAATCGGCTAATATTCTAAAAAAGATATATAAAATATACTCATTGCTACCTAATAGGATCCCACCTCGTGTTAGTGGAAGTTATAAAAAAAAGGGTTAAATAATATGTAAACACATTTGATTGTCTGGAATAAAGATCTTACCTTTGTAGTGCAAAACAGCCGGGTGGTGAAATTGGTAGACACGAAAGACTTAGAATCTTTTGGCTTATGTCATGCGGGTTCGATTCCCGTCCCGGCTACACATACAATGGCCCGTAGCTCAGCAGGTTAGAGCGTCTGACTCATAATCAGAGGGTCGCAGGTTCAAATCCTGTCGGGCCAACTATAATAAATTGACTTTTCAATATATTTATTAGTTATTATATAAATGATATGAAAAGACGTTTATTTGAAAGTATTAATTTAGTTCTAAAGGAAGAAGTGTCATATCAAGACGCTATTAACACGTTTAAAAAGTATTCTGGCCGTGATGATATTGGTACGTTACCATATGAAGATTTACGAAAAATTTATAGGGCTTTAGCTATTAAACACCATCCAGATAAAGGCGGAGATCGCCGAATATTTGCTGAAATAGCAAATGCTTATGATGTAATATTAAAAAATAAAAGTTCTAGTGGTTCTAGTGGTTATGAGACTGATGACTTCATTTCTAAAATGAAAGAAAAGCTTCGCAAAGAAAGAGAAGCTGCATATATAAGATTTCAAGAAGAAAAAGCACGCCAGGAAGCAGAAAGAAGAAAAAGGGAGGCTCAAGATAAAAAATATGAACAATCTAAAGGTAATACAAAAACAAAGTACGGCCAAGAATTATTCGAGGAATTTCAATACAAATATCATAAAGGGTTTAAATTAAACGAGTCATTTTTAGATAGGATTATAAATTTCTTCAATTTAAGAGGTTATGATCGAGCAGACCATGAAGCATATAACATGTTTAGGGATAATGTAAGGCGGGCTAGAGTATATTTTAAAAAGAGGTATAAAGGATATGAAGGGTTGACTGAAGATCTTATGCGAGAATATATTGATTGGTTTGATAACTATTACATGAACAACCTTAAAAACTGGAAAGAGTACTTTAAAAATAAATACAGATAACTTCATTGATTTATTTATAAATAAATTATATGTTTTATATATAATGGGTGTGCATTGGAGATCCTTGCCGGACTGTAAATTCGGTGCTTAAACGCTTAGTCGAGTTCGAATCTCACCACTCCCACAAAAATTTAACCTTAATATGGTGGGGTACCATTGGATGCTTATATCATCTATACATGTAGCGGTAAGTTGAAAACGTGGGTTCGAATCCCTCCCCCACTACAATCAAAAGCCAGAATTTACATTCTGGCTTTTTTTTATTTTTAACTTTAAAAGTTACTGATAAATAGTTATTTTTATTACATATGAATAAAAATGATAAAAAAATTTCTTTAGGTGAAAATGTATCTATTGTAGAACCATGTAATTTATATGGCTGTGAGATAGGTAATAACGTAAAAATAGGCCCATTTGTTGAGATCCAAGCAGATTCTATTGTAGGAGAAAACACAACAATAAGTTCTCATAGTTTTATATGTTCAGGTGTAAAAATCGGTAGTGGAACATTTATAGGTCATGGAGTAATGTTTATAAATGACAAATTTGATTCCGACTCAATAAAAAATTGGAAGATGATGGAAACTGTTGTTGGTGATAGAGTTAGGATAGGTAGTAACGCAACTATTCTCCCAGTTAATATAGGTGATGATAGTATCATTGGTGCCGGTGCTGTTGTAACAAAAGACGTACCATCTAGGCATGTTGCCTATGGAAATCCAGCTAAATGTTACCCTTTGAGTTAAAATTTAATAATAGAAATGAAAATATGTATAATAGGTAACGGATATTGGGGGAAGATAATAGAAAAAAATCTTTATAATCTAGGATATAGTGAGATTAAAATAATAGACAAAGTTCTGAATAATTATCATGAACTTACGGATGAATTCGATTATTATTTTATCGCCACACCATTCTCTACGCATAAAAGTATCTTAAATGATCTTTCTAATTTTTCAGAAAAAAGAATTTGGTCGGAAAAACCATTAGTCGAGTCTTTAGATTCAGCAAAGACAATATACGCGCAGCTTGAAGAGAATGGTAATATGTTATTTGTTGATTGGACATATACGTTTAACCCATGTATTTTTTATCTTAGAGATGAATTATCAGATAAAAAAATTAAGCAAATAGTCCTTAATAGAACTAATAGCGGGCCTATCCGAGAAGATACATCATCTATTTTTGATCTTTCATCACATGACTTGTCAATTATTTATTTCATTTTTGGAAACGACATATTAGATTTTTCATGGAATGAATTTTCACTAAGTAAAAATAAAAATACTGGATCTAATTTGAGCTGGGCCTACAGTAATGGAATGCAAATAATAATAAATTCGAGTTGGGAGCATGACGCCAAAAATAGAGTATCTTTTATTGTGACAAAAGACAATGGTATTATTATTTTTGATGACGAGAAAAAAATAATTATTGATGAAGCAGGTAGACAACTAGATTTTTCTAGGCATGAAAGTCCTCTTAATTCGGCAATTAAATTTTTTTTTGAATCTGAAAATTTTGAAAACAATAAAAAGTTGACCCTTGCTATAACAAAAACACTAGACAATGCAAGGCATAAATATGAAATATGATAAAATTTAATGACTTAGGGAAACAATGGGAATGCATCAGAAAAAAATCTTTAGATGAAATAGACATTCTCGGTTACAACGGAGATTATATAGGTGGATCTCGATTAGAAAATTTTGAGGCACAATTTGCTAATTACGTTGGCTGTCGATATGGCGTAGGAGTGTCTAATGGTACAGATGCTTTGAAGTTAGCTTTACAGTGCTTTGAGCCTAATAGTGACGATACCGTGATAATCCCTGCCAACACATTCATTGCTGATTATTTAGCAGTAAAACATTTACCAACAAATAAAAAACCTAAGGTTGTTCTAATAGATCATGACGAAAAATTCGTTATTAACGTTGAACATTTAGAATCATGGCTTAAAAATAATGATTCTAAAGGTAGAATTTTTGTTATTGCCGTGCATTTGTATGGCCATTCTTGCGATATGGGTAAAATCATGTCACTTAAAAAAGATTATGGCTTCTATTTAATTGAAGATTGTTCTCAATCTCACGGTACTAAGTACAATAAAAAAATGACGGGTTCTTTTGGTGATGTATCAGTTTTCTCGTTATACCCTGGCAAAAATTTAGGGGCTGTTGGTGATGCCGGAATATTAACAACAGATTCTGAGGATATATCAGAAAAACTAAAATGTATTAGGAATTATGGGTCTAGAAAAAAGTATGAGTACGATTTGGTTGGGCACAATAATAGACTTGATTCGTTACAATGTATTTTCCTATCTGAAAAATTAAAATTGTTAGATTCCTGGAATTCAAAAAAAATAGCAATAGCTAATGAATATATTAGCAGAATGAATGTTAAAACGCCTATAATTAGTCAAGAATGTGATCATAGTTTTCATATTTTTTGTCTAGTTATAGAAAATAGAGATTATTTCATAAATAATCTAAATTCAAATGGAATTCCAACTATAATACATTATCCTATCCCTATTCATAAAACAGCCATATGGGATAGCTCTGATGTAGTATTTTCAGATGAAAATACCGTATATAATGCGTCTAAAATTGTTTCAATTCCAATTCATCCGTTTTTAACTGATGATGAAGTTGATTTAATAATAAAAACAGTAAATAATTCAATATGAAAATTGGTATAATATATACTAGCTATAATTGTGAAAAATACGTTGATGAAAGTTTAGAGCCTTGGTTAAGATTGAAAGATGAATTCAACATCATTTTTGCTGCTAACAGTGGAATGTTTAGAGATTATTTATCCGTAGGAATAGAAGAAAAAAACGAAGGAACTTTGCGTAAAATTCTAGAAAAAAAACTTGATTTCCTTATTACTACATCCGGTAAAAATTTATTAGGTGAAGATGCTAGTAGAAATATGTGTTTAGAATATTTAAAACAACAAGATTGTGATATTTTATTATTACTAGATGGTGATGAAATTTATACTGAAGACCAAATAAGAGGCATTTTTAAATTTGTGGAGGAAAATCCAGAGTATGATGGGTATTCAATAAATTTTAAAAATTACACAATAAGACCAGGTTTATTCCAATACGAATATTGCCATAGAAGACTGTTGTGGATGAAAAGAAATGGAGGAATATCTCACTTTCATTTTGATAATTATTTTCATTATGTAGAAAATGCGGAATGCAATAGTATTTGTATACCTAAAAATATTGCTTATGTTGATCATTACAGTTGGGTTAATACCGATTCTAGAGTGATAGATAAAATTTCATATCAAAATTATAGATATTCTGGTGTTGGGGGTAGTTTACCTATTCACCTTAGATGCGCATTTAGACTAAACGATGAAACTGGCCACCTTGAATTTAATGATAAATTCTGGGATTGTTTTTTTGACCAAGTTCCTGTACTTCATGAGATGATAGGAGATAAGTTTTGTTTTGATTTTGAAATAGATTTTGATAGGAAGCAAAACACAATTCTAATAAAAAGAAATACGTATACTGGTAAAATATTTGTTAGAATATATAACGGAGATACTAACGAATTGATATATGAAACATATATGGACATTCTTGAGAATATAGATTATTGGATTGCACCAATAGGCTATTATGATTTTGAAAATGATCCTAATTTTAATAAATTCAAAATACACATAACAGGTGAAAATATTGATCATGAAGAATATATCATAATAAAACCATAATTTATATTTAATTATAAATATAAATTATGATCAAAAGCCAGAATGTAAATTCTGGCTTTTTTTGTTTATATCAAATATTTCATTTACCTTTGCGTAAAAATAAAAAACAACCATGAACATATTTTATCTTGATTCTAATGTCGAAAAATGTGCACAATATCATTGCGACAAGCATGTTGTTAAAATGATTCTTGAGTATTCACAATTACTTTGTTCTGTTCATTGGTCTTTGGGTATTGAGGCTCCATACAAATTGACGCACAAAAATCATCCTTGTTCTATCTGGGCTAGGCAGTCTTTGTCTAATTATAATTATTTGGTTAATCTGGCAATTGAGCTTTCTGATGAGTACACGTTCCGCTATAACAAGGTCCATAAGTCTAGATCCGTAATTGATTGGTGCTCCGCTAATACCCCTAATTTGCCCGACGTTGGCTTTACAGAGCTTCCGAAAGCTATGCCTGATGAGTATAAGGTAACGTCTGTTGTAGAGTCTTACAGGAACTATTACAGGGGTGATAAGGTTAATTTTGCAACATGGAAATATCGAGAGATGCCTGAGTGGTTTTAACTATTAAACTTTAAAAAGTATGCTTGAATTTAAAAAAACAAAAAACGAAAAAACTCCAGACGTTTTTATATTCTCAGATCCGCATTATAACCATCGAAATTTATGCCGGTGGATCAGTAATTGGGAGGGGGAATCATATGAAAAAACCAGGAATTACTATACCCTGGAAGATATGAATAATTCCATATTAAAAGGAATTAATTCTACTGTTGATCCAGATGATATTCTAATCTGTCTTGGTGATTGGTCTTTTAATGGTATAGAATCAGCGATCGAGTTTCGAGAAAAAATTGCCTGTAAAACAGTTCATCTGGTTCTTGGTAATCATGATAATATCATTGCGAAGAATACTAACGATGTTAAAAGTATTTTTACGTCTGTTGAATTTTATCAAGAATTGAATATCTTTTCTGAAAAATTTATGTTGATGCATTACCCTATTGAGTCCTGGAACGGAATGAGAAAATCAGTATGTCATTTGCACGGTCACATGCATTATTATTCTGATAAAAGAATCACAGGTAAAAATCGCATGGATGTAGGGTTAGATGGGCATCCTGAGTTTAGACCATATCACATTATGGATGAAATTATCCCGATCCTAAAAGTTACTGATTAGTAAAAAAAAAAGCTCAGCAAACGCTGAGCTTTTTTTGTTTTTGAATATTTATTGTAATATTTTATTTTTTAATATGGAAATAACTGAAATTATTGTTGCAGTAATAAGTGGTATTATTGGCCCAATATTACTTCTTGTGCTTAAAGATAAGTACGAGAATCGTAAGAAAAAAAATGATGTCGTTGTTGACGCTTTAATCCTAAGTGAAAAAGTCATGGATAAGCTGGAATATATTAAGGACGAATTTGAAGCCGATAGAGTATGGATAGCACAATTTCACAATGGGGGTAATTTTTATCCTACAGGTAAATCGATAGCAAAATTTAGCATAATATACGAAACCGTTAATTTAAACGTTGCATCAATTCAATCTAATTTCCAAAACATACCGGTAACGTTATTTAGCAAATCAATAAATCAATTATATGAAAACGACATAATCGCCATACAAGATTATACAGACGATAATGTTTTAACATATGGCCTAAAGTATATTGCTGAAGAATCCGGATGTAAATCAGGTTATTTATTTGCAATAAAGACAATTGATCATAAATTTATTGGTATATTAGGCCTTGATATTACAAAAAGTGTCCGTAATTTTGATCAAATGCAGATTTTACATCTCAGTAATCATGCTGCCAGTCTTGGCGGTGTTCTTAATACTCGATAGACTCATCACGAAATAGCTTGTATATTTCATCTTCGATGAAATCCGGGTCATATAGTCTTATATTTAAAAATTTATTATATCTGTCATCTGCTCTTAATTTAACATCAGAAGAATCGAATTGTTTTAGAACAAATGTCTTATTGTGGTATTTTTCATCGATACTAAGACATATAGTATTATTTACATAATCACCATAATCTTCAACTACTATACTTAAGCAATAGTTTTTTCCGCAAAAAAATTTAATATCATCATTTTCCCTTAGTTCACTAAATGGAATATGTTCATTTTTTTCTAATTTTTTCCTGATGTAATTATTAACATCATTGTTTAGCGAGTACGCAGCATAGACATGTATATCAACATACGGCTCGCCATCTATTCTTCCTCCTTCGCAATCAGGGCAGCTTATCTCACCTAAACCTTCACATTCACTGCATTCTATATGACCTTCACCGCTACAACCTGGGCATACCTCACCATCTTCAATTTCAGAGCAATATGGGCATTCTATTAGCCCATAAGAACAGTTATCACAGTCATAAAACCCTTTATTGCAGCTACAAGAATATGAGTAATTTGTTTGTGAAAAACTTACAAAATATGTAAATCTAATATCCTTAATAATTCTGTTAATAATAGAATCTAAGTACGGGTCATTTTTATGGTGATTAAAAACTAAATTACCCAAAAATAACGTTGTTGTGTCAAATCCGGATCTTAACATGGATTGAAATATTTTCGAACCAAAAATATCAAATTCAGAGCCAAGCCCAATAAGTTTATAATTTCTTTTTTTAAGAAGATTATATACCACCTTTACAGATTTATTGTTTATTTTCATTCTTTACAAAAATTACTTTTTAAAATGCTGGTTATACTGGGTTTAGTGCGTAGATAAAATGTTGTATGATTTAAAGTTAATAAAATGTTAGGATCAAATAAATCGTATACGCCAATAACATAGCTATTGGCGTAATATTTTTCATCTATATCGAAATTTATCGCACCATCATAATCATAATATGAAAGGGTGAAATCTTCGACGTTCATTCTCATTTGACCAACATTTACGTTTTTATTAAATATTAATTTATCCATTTCAATAAGAAAATCTTCATAATCGCCTTCATTATTATACTCTATAAACTGATAGGTTAACCTATCATTTAATTCCTCTTTCATTGAATAGTAACCAATAACATCTATTTCTGTGAAATCATTTGTAGATAAATAACCTGCCCCATCGCACTCATCACACAAAATATAACTATCACCCTCACAATTTCCACAACCAATCTCACCACTACCCAAGCATAGTTCACAATCAATTATTTCCTCAGTCTCTTCATCAGCTTGATTTCCTGTACCATTGCAACTATCACACTTTATAGTTCCTGCACCATCGCATAGGCCACATTCATGATAACCATCTTCACAAGAACAGCCAATAGTACTATTTTTTTCGCTAAATTCAACGACAACAAATATTCTTAAATTTTTAAGAATGAAATTCAATGTCTCCTCTGGAGGTTCATATGAGTTTAACATAATTGAAAGAAGGTTTATAATAAAAATTGTTTTATCGTCAAAACTATTTTTAATAGTTTTAGAAATAGCTGTAGATAATGTGCCATAAAATTTAATATAGTTATTATGGCTTATATTATGCTCATAATCTCTAGAGTTTCTAAGTCTTTTAGCTAAATTTATTACTATTTTTTTAGTACTTGGTGTCATATCTTAAGTAAAATGAGTTTCTAATATTGATTCTATTCTAGGATCGAAATCAACCATAAAATAGGTTTCGTTTATACTTAGTATTATTTTCGGGTCAAATAAATCAAAAACGCCTAAAACATATGACTTACCATAATAATCTTCACTAATTTCAAAATTTATCACACCAGAACCAAAATTTTCATGATTAACGTCAAAATCTTCCAATATATCAAAGTAATGCGTATTTTTAACATTAATATTACCAGCATTCTTAGGTTTGCTTTTTTTACCATCAATATTTAATGCTAAGTCAGAATAAATATCAATAGATTCCCGGTCTAAGGTAAAGAAAGAATAAGGTTTTATCTCAGCATAAGGTCCTTCCTTATAATAACCACGTCCATTGCAATCGTTACAGTCATAAAAGCCTTCACCTCCACAATAATTACAAGGAAGCTCTCCTGAGCCAGAACATTGTTCACATTCATATACTTCATCATCATCCTCAAAAGTTAATGAACCCTCTCCATCACAATGATCGCATGTAATTGTCCCCCTTGAGCATTCATCGCAAGGAAATGTTCCAGAATCACAATAACAATAAACATCATCTAATCTATCACTAATATGAACAACTAAAAATATTTTTAAGTTATCCAGTACTCGTTTTAGCGTTATTTCAGGTGGTTCTAATTCATTTAATTCGTCCGCAAGTACACTTATCAGCAATACAAATTTAGGCGAAAAACTGTTTTTAATAGTTTTAGCTAATGCCGAATAAATAGGTATAGGAAATTTTACTCTATAACCTTGTTTGTAGCCTTTAGAAGATTTTAAACGTTTAGCTACAGTTATTAACGCTTTTTTATTTATGTTATTATTGCTCATTTATGTAAATAAATTTTCTATCATATCGGATACTTTATATATATCTTTAAAAGTAACCAGAAATAATCTATTCAAAATGTTATTTTTAATGATTAAATCATCATCATATAAGTCATTTATAGTTAATAAGTATTTGTTTCCACAGTATTTCTTATGAATCATCGCGCAGATTTCGTCGCCATCTTCGTAATTTCTATCTTCAAAAAATCCATTGACTAATTCTTGGGTGTTTTCTTTTGATAACAAATTTTCTATTGGCTTTTTATTCTGTAAGGCATCCTCAAACTTATTTTTGTTTGTACTAGAAATAAACACTAAAGAAGAAATTTCGTAGTTACAATAAGATTCTGATTTAACATAACCCTCACCTTCACAGTTTTCGCATGGGATAAATGTTGTTCCATAACATTCCGGGCATTCTACTTCTCTGCTACCTTTGCACCTTCTGCAAGATCTATCTCCAGTGTATTTGCAATCAGGGCATTTAATATTCCCAGTATCACAATCGCAGAAAAGTTGTTTACCCCCATTACATTTTCGACACAAAATTTTATTTAACGCATTACTAAATGTAACAATTACCCCTATTCTAATATTATTTTTTACTCGCGTAATAGTCTCCTCAATTGACTCATTATCATTTAATTCAATATAAATTATTGCGATTAATAGTAATGTCTTACTATCAATAGAGGTTAATAATGTTTTCAAAAAGATATTCGACCCCCAGTATTTCATACTTAGAATTGAGTATGGGTGTTTAGATATCTCTTTTCGTTGAAATTGCTTCAATAATTTAACTATTAATTGGTTATTCATTTTAGATAGTAATTAACTATAAATATTATATATAGTAGAAAAGCCAAAACAATCGTCTTGGCTTTTTGTGGAGGCGGAGGCATCGAAGCCTCGTCTTGCCCGTAAAATAATTAAACATCTACACGTTTAGGATGCCATTAATATTCTGGCCCAGGATATTATTAAAAATAAGACTAAACTAAAACTGTTGAATCGTCATATTTAACGATTCCGTTCAAAACTAAATTGTCAATAATGTTGCCATTTGTTGTGTTGAATTGTTTTTAAGAGTACAATACAAACTCTACGTGCATTTAATTACGTTTAACGTCAATCAATTCCTTTCGCCCCCTTGTTTATAAACTTTACGCAAAGATATAAATATTTTATTTATTACGCAAATAAACCTTTCGGTTTATTTTAAATATAACTTGTTTAATATTTATTGTAAAATAATATAATAAAATGTTATCAGAAAAAATTATCGATTTTTTAAACAAAGATATATCAAAATCTGAATTAATTAAATTTTTATATATAGAAAGTGATGGGAATTACAATATAAGTATTTTAGGTAATTATTTACTTGTTTTTGATTTAAAATCAGATCTTAATTATTTAGTAGAAATTATTAAAAATGATGATGGGTTTAAAAGTGATAAAGAATATGAATTTTTTAGCAGAGTGTTAAATCAGTATTATAACCTGGCAAGTTATTATAACATTGATGATCGGGCATACTCTGATAGTTATGAATATGTTACGGAAGACAATTATCTTTGTGATATATATTCTACTCGTGTTCAGGAAAAAATTTCTGAATATGCTAGAAAATTGGGACTTAGTGAATGTCAGGATTTAATAAAATTATTTGATAAATATATTAATTATGATAGGATTTCAGACGAACATGCATCACAACGTATTGATGATTATTCTAATATAACTTTTAGTAGTGTTGAAAATACCTTAGAAACATTTTTGAGGTTAATATTAGGGTTTACTGTGTTAAATCGGAATGAAAAAACATATTATATTAGTCTAACCAAACTTTTGAGAATATTAAAAGTTTTTGAAAACATCCACGATCAAACGTATGAAACATTCACAGAATACATTTCTAAGGTTTACTATAATACAACCTCAATAGATGAAGATTTTGTATACGAATACATAGATGAGTGTTTTTGGGAGACATCTGTAACAGATAGTGAAGCCTATGAAAAAGTTATTATTGATGTGTTAGAGGATGCTTATATTGAAGTATTAGAACAACGCAGGGATATTAAAGAATTTAATGAAATTATTAATTTCATCGAAAAAAAATTAAAAATTGAGATAGGTTATATGGTTTATCACCCATTACCAAAAAATCCTAAAATTGAGTTTAGAGTTAAATCCATATCAGAAGATAATAAAATTTTGGTACTGTATAAAAATGTTGATGAGTATTTACCTAAAAGTGCTCAATTATCATTTGATAATTTCAAATTATTTCTTTATCATCCAGAATTAGATCTAAAATAGAAAAAAATGGATACAAACAGTGTTTTACTTTTGAAAAAAATTTTGTCAGTCCCTACAAAAACAGGAAAAGAGGATTTAATGGTCAAATTCATTACAGAATGGCTATTAGAAAATAACATACATTATTATGTTGATGTGCATAAGAATATTTATGCTACAAAATTAGACTCACAATCAGATGCAAACAAAGATCAAATATTCCCATGTGTCATCTCCCATACAGATACCGTTCATGGAATTGACACTATTAATGTTGTCGAAGAATACAAGCTAAATGCGCAAAAACAACGAAAATTAGCATTGACAGCTTATAATGATCTTGGCTGGGCAACAGGTATTGGTGGTGATGATAAATGCGGTGTGTTTGCTTGTTTGACTTTGCTAAAGGAACTTCCAGTACTTAAAGCAGCTTTTTTTGTTTCTGAAGAAAATGGTTGCAACGGATCTAAGTTCGCAGATCCAGAATTCTTTAAAAACGTAGGCTATGCAATACAATTTGACGCACCGGAAAACAATCTTGTAACAGAAACTTGTTTTGGGGTTAAATTGTTTGATAGAGATAGCGAATTTTTCAAAAAATGTGATAATGTAATAAAAGAAAATTATGTAAGTGAGGTTAAATACATGAATCATCCATATACTGATGTGTATGCCTTGAAAAAGATTTTTGATTTTTCATGTCTTAATTTATCAATAGGTTACTATGATTATCACACATCAAAAGAATATGTAGTTATTGAGGATGTCTTTAATGGAATTAATGTTGGTAGGAATTTGATCGCCTTACTAGGATGTGAAAAATATAAATATGAATGGACAGATAAATTTCAGTTAGGAAGCGGATCTTTAGCGTCAATTTTTTAGTAAAAAATATAATAAATAAAACCCCCAATTTGAGATTCAAACTGGGGGTTTTATTTTATATTATCACAATTTCATTATTCTCGTACTTAACAGTATACTCTGTATTTTCAAGCATTGTATCATACAGGATACCATCTGAGATCTTATTTTCAAGATTAAACGTGATAGCTCGTTTTATGGGCCTAGCTCCAAATTCTGGATCAAATCCTACTTTTGATATGTAGTCAATAACTGACTCATCAAAATTTAGCTTATAATTTAAATCCTCCATTCTAGTCTTAAGTTCATTTATCTCGATTTTAACCACTTTTTTAATATCAGCTTCTGATAGAGAATTAAAATAAACAATGTCATCAATTCTATTAAGAAATTCTGGGGCAAAGAAATTTTTAAGTTCTTTCTTTAGATAACTCTTTCTTTCTTCATCTTGTTTGTACGCATCTGCTGGCTTTGAAAAGCCAATACCACCACCTAAGTCTTGGAATCGTTTAATCCCCAGGTTTGACGTCATAATTATAATGCAATTTTTAAAATTGATAGTTTTACCTAATGCATCTGTAATATGACCATCATCAAGTATTTGCAGTAGTAATGAGAAAATATTCTTATGAGCTTTTTCTATTTCATCCAGAAGAACAACAGAATATGGTTGATTTTTAACTTTTTCTGTCAATTGTCCACCTTCTTCATATCCTACAAATGATGGCGGAGCACCGATCAATCTAGATATTGTATGTTGTTCTTGATATTCACTCATATCAAGTCTTATCAAGTTATCCTCACTACCAAACATTTCTTTTGCCAGTTTTTTCGCTAGATGAGTTTTACCAACACCTGTTGGGCCTAAGAAAATAAATGATCCGATAGGTTTCTTAGAGTCTTTTACACCAATTCTATTTCTCTTAATAGATTCAGAAATCAGTTTAACAGCATCTTTTTGACCGATTACCTGCTCAGATAGTACGCTATCAAGGTTTTTTAGAACATTTTTCTGATTAACATCAAGTTTAGATATTGGGATGTTGGTCATATTTGAAACTACATCATAAACAGAATCTAATGTGACGATTTTTTTGTCTTCAGACATTGATTTTTGAAATTTTTCTTTTTCAGCATCTAGCTTGGCAAGAATTTTCTTTTCTTTATCCCTCAGTTCTGCTGCTTCTTCGTAATTTTGGTTTCTAACGACATCAATCTTTTTATTTTTAATCTCTTGGGCTTTAGCCTTAAGCTCGTCAATAATTTCAGGAGTTTTAATAGTTATTTGATACCTAGCCCCCAATTCATCCATGACATCAATTGCTTTATCTGGAAATTCTCTATTTGGCATATATCTATCAGCCAATTTAACACAGGCCATTAGAACTTCATCAGAAAAGGTAACTTTGTGATGAGATTCATATCTTCCAGCAATATTTTTAAGTATCTCATACGTTTCAGAGATGCTTGACCCATTTACGGTAACTTTTTGAAACCTCCGGTCCAAAGCACCATCTTTTTCGATATGCTTTTTGTATTCATCAAATGTAGTTGCCCCAATGCACTGTAGTTCACCTCTAGCCATAGCTGGCTTAAAAATATTTGAGGCGTCAAGAGAACCGGAAGAATTTCCAGCACCAACCATAGTATGAATTTCATCAATAAAGATAATAATGTGTGGGTTAGCTTTAAGCTCTTGCATTATTACTTTCATTCTCTCTTCAAATTGCCCTCTATATTTTGTTCCGGCAACTACGGAAGTTAGATCTAGTGTATAGATTTTTTTGTCTACTAGATTTCTAGGGCAATTACCTTCAACAATTTTCATAGCTAGGCCTTCGACGATTGCTGTTTTACCGCAGCCAGGATCACCAATAAGAATAGGGTTATTTTTCTTTCGTCTAGAAAGGATTTGAGCTATTCTTAGAATTTCCTTTTCTCTACCGACAACAGGATCCAGTTTACCTTCCTCAGCCATTTTGTTTAGGTCTCGGCAGAAATTATCCAAAGCAGGGGTATCGCTATCAGATGATCTACTTAATTTTTTACTCGTTTGATTTTCATCCATTTCGTCTATCATGTTTTTAATGTTTTTTATAAACTTACAAAAATTGTGCTTAACCGTCAAGTTATACGAATATTATGTACAAATTGTCAGCCACATGTCATTTTGACAGTTTGCTTTATTAAATTATGACAATTTGTCATGTGCTCTTTATTGTTTAATAAGAAAAACCTATATTTCATAAAAAGGAATAATTATTGATAAATAACATAAAAAAAACTTAAAATATGGAACACGACAGATTTATTAAATTTTTGATGGACTACTTTGGTGACAGTGGTCTAAAAAGCCGGAACTACAGTTATAGTCTCGGATCACCCTTTGTTACTGTTTATTACACAACAAATCTTGACGACAATCCAACAGAAACCACTGAGTATTTAGAAAAGTTGTTAGAAAGTGCAATCAAGACTGAAAATTATGAGCTTGCAATTAAAATAAGGGATAAGCTCGCAAAATCAAATAATCCGGAAATTGATTCTTTGAAAGAGGAACTTGAATCTGCGGTTAAAGAGCAAAATTTTGAACGAGCGATAGAACTAAGGGATAAGATCGCAAATCTAACAAATAAAGCGCACAAATAGTGCGCTTTTCTTTTATAATGAAATAATTATATAGTATGGGTATAGTTAGTGAAGAATATTCTGGAACATCTATTATAACCACAATTAACTCATCAAATATTGATAATTGTGTTTATGATACCAGAGACAGCAAATTATCTGTTAAGTTTAAAAATGGGGTTATTTATGAATATTATAATGTACCTCACCATATTTTTACTAAGTTTAGATTTTCTGAATCGCAAGGCAAATATTTATCTACAGTAATTGCTAAGACTTATAATTATAAAAAATTAGTTATTGAAGATAATGGAGAAGATAATACAAAGCTTTGAGCCAAAAAAAGAACTAAACCCCAAAATTTGGGATAATCAGAAAGGTGATGGCCGCCCCACATTAAAACCAGAAATAAGAGAAAATTTACTGGCAACAGCAAATAGCTTTATAGACTTTCTAGAACTAGATTTATTTATCGATGATGCGGTAATAACAGGATCGATATGTAATTATACCTGGTCGGAATATTCTGATATTGATATTCACTTAATAATCGATATATCGCAATTCCCTGAAGACATCCAGGACTTATATAAAAAAATTTTTTCACTTAAAAGGCTATTGTTTAATAAAGAATATAACATAAAAGTAAAAAATCATGACGTTGAAGTTTACGCTCAAGAAAAAGCTGAAAAGCATGAGAGTCCTGCGATATTTTCTTTAGTTAAAGATGAGTGGGTTAAATTTCCTAAAAAGGAGCCACTAAATGTGAATACCAAAGAAGTACTCGAAAAGGCAAATAATCTTATGAAATATATCGACACAATCTTGAGTAATTACGAAGAAGATGATTTAGATACCATAAAAAAAATAACGGGAAAAGTTAAAGAAAAATTATCTAAATATAGAAAATCAGGTTTATCAACAAAAGGCGAACTTTCATTAGAAAATTTGGTATATAAAATATTGAGACGTAAAGGTTATCTTGATAAATTATATGATTTTGATAAAAAAATTGCAGGAAAAAGATTTACTGTAGAGCAACATTCTTGGTAATATTACAACATTCAATATATTTATATATAAATATTATAAAAATGGCAGCAAATAACGTAAAAGTTGGAGATAAATTTGAGATTAATTTTACTGGAGCATCATCTTTGCAAGGTATAAGATATGAAGTTTATCACGTTACAGAAAAAACTAATTATATTCCTGTTTCAGACGTATTGGTTTTTTTAAAATTAATTAGTAAAGATGGCTTTAATAAAGGTGCTAAACTTAATGATATAGTTCCTTTAGAACATTTAGACATTTTTTATAAACCAGTTACTACACGTAGTGCATAATAATTTTAAATAAATTAAAAAATGCCAACAACATACTCAGCAGGAACATACGATGCACAAATTTGTGAAGTATGTGACACAACAACAGAATTTAGAACAGATACCCCGCACCCATCATATACAAATGAAAAGGGGGATGTTGTTATTCAAACAACTATGGTTACAGCCGGAGGATTTAACGGCCTAAATAATTAAAATATAAATAAAAAATAATGGCAGATTTAAGACCACTAGGTAGCGAAAAATTACAAGGCGTCGATAAGTTAAAAAGAATTATCGAAATTGCTACATATAACGATAAAAGAGTAGCTCCTGTAAATGAAAATAAAAATAGCGATTATAGTATTCGTTTAGCTGACGGTAATACTTACCATATTGTTAAAGAAAGAAATGGTTATATTATTAAACATAATATAACTGAATCTGTTATTGGGTATATCGAACCAATAGAGGAAAGAAAATATTATGAGTCTTATTCGAAAGCATTGAATAGATTAAATATTATTGCTAAAGAGTTAAACTCTCTTTATGGAAACAATGAAGGCACTAGCTTGTTTTATGAGCAAAAAAGATACACTCTAAAAACACCTAAACCTAAAATGCCTATGGATGATGTTGAAAATGTTCCTCTTCCGGCAGATCCTGGTATGGATGCTCAAGCACCACCACCGCCTCCACCTGATATGGGTGGTATGGATCAGTCTGGTATGGGAGCAGGTGCTCCTCCACCACCACCTCCACCTATGGGGGGTGACGCAAGTGGTGCACCAGAAGCGGTTAAAATTCCTACCCCATCTGACGATGAATTCGGAGGGTATGATAACGAAGAAGATTTTGATTTTGGAGGCGAAGGTTCTGCCGATGAATTTGATTTTGGAGGCGAAGATGAGGGAGAAGAAGGTTATGGTAACGTTACTTTCAAAACAATAGAAAAACTAACCGGTAAACTAAGCCAAAAATTAAGATCATATGGTGACGATAATGAAATGACATCTAAAGATATTAAGTATGTCGTTAATTCGATATTATCTGCTGTTGATTTGTCGATATTAGATGAAGAAGACCTTGATGATATTATGTCAAAGTTTGATATGGAACCTGAAGGTGAGTTTGATTCAGACGAATTTGGTGGTTATGAAGATGAAGAATCTGAGCCAAATGAATTTGATTTTGAAGATCAAAGTTATGATGGTGGTTATGGTGAACCTATGGGTGATATGCCACCACCACCCCCACCACCCCCACCTCCAGGTGGTTCTATGCCGCCTAGTTTAGGTGAATCAACTTGGGGTGATTTTGCGGATGATGTTATTAAAAACACGGCGTTAAAATATATGAATAAAAAAGCCATAAATAACGAGAGTAAATATTTAACAGATAATTTAGTAGAGAATACATTGTCAAGTTATTTCATGGAAAGTGTTGATGAGAGGAGATACAATAAAAAAGTTTTACAAGACCGTTATTCATCAGTATTAAAAGAAATAAATAAATTTTCTGAAAATGATTTACAGCGTGAATCTGCAACAAAATTTGCGTTTAGAAATAGTGATGCCAAATTAATAGGAAAATCAAATAAAAATAATTTGATTTTTGAACTTAATGGATCGCAATATAAGATAACACCAAAAGGTAGTGTTTTATGAGTTTATTGATTTTTGTTAATGGGTTAGGAACAAATTATAAAGGTGACAATATCTATGAGTTTATTTTTTCTGACACAATAGAAGATATTTGGGATGATTCTTGGGATCATAAACCATCGAATGGATATCCAAAACCTCCAGATATTGATTACATATCCAGTGTTGCAGTATTAAAAAATTTTGACATAGAATTAGAATTAATACAGAACTCAGATTTTTTTAGTATGTCAGATAGTATTGATGGTGTGATTGCTTTAGCTTGGGAAAAGGATAATGAAACCATTGATTTTAATAAAAAAACTAGACTTGTTTTTAGATATGGAGATACCTTTGAACAAGTTAGCGATAAACTCTACGAAAGAGATATAATTCTTGAATTAGAAAATAAATTACAACATGAAAACAAATAGGTATAGAAATTTGATTAATTTTGGGATCAGCCCAAAAACCCTAATGTCTCTTAGCGAATCGGAAATTAGAGCATTACATTCGTCTTTAATTGAAGCCTCAACTCAGGATCAAAGAATAAGACAAACCACATATACACCATCAGAAGTTACTGGATTAAAGAACAAAAATCAGGGTCTAAATGTTAATGGTGAGGTATCCTTAAAAAGCGATGGAAGTATGGTTGTAAACCAACGACTTGAAAGTGAATTACGTGAAAGTAGGAAAAAAGGTAAAAACCCCTGGGCTATATGCACGGCAGAAATGGGTAAACAATTTGGAACTCCCGACAGAAGCGAATGGACTAAAGCTCAAAAAGCTAAATATGAAAGATGTGTAAAAGGTGCTAAAGTCGCGATTAAAGAAGGTAGAGATCCATCTGAATTTATTCTAGAAAATAGAATAATGGAATTAGTTGACAAAAAGATAAATAATGCTAATGATTCTTTATCAAAAGGTGAACTATTAAGAATAATTGAAAGAAAAATGTCTAGAAGCGGGCCAGAAATCGCAGAACCTGAGGTTAAGCCAAAAACTAAGCCAAAACCAAAAGAAACTCCAGATAAACGTCCAAGCCCATTTAAGCCACCAAAGGAAGCACCAAGACCAAAACCTAAAGGTAAATCCCGACGTAATTGGAATATGTATGAGACTGAAGAAATTGCTGAACCTGAGGTTAAGCCAAAAACTACACCAAAGCCAAAGCAAAATCCGAAAGAAACTCCAAGCCCATTTAAACCGCCAAAAAAAGCCCCAAGGCCAAAACCTAAAGGTATGGGTGGAAGAAGAGAGATGAGAGAAAATAAACCATCAAAAGCTAATAATTTTGGATTACCTAGTTGGTTAACATTTAGATCATTAAACAAATTACGATAATGAAAAAACATATTAAAGAAGCTATTGACTATAGTGGCTTACGGCCTTCAGAAAGAATAGATAAAAAATCTGAAACTCGCTTACGTGATAAAAGTTTTCCGTTGGCTAGAAACAAAGCATTCCCTGATGTTAAACAAGGTGAAATTCCATCTAATTTTGCTGAATTACTCGCATCAGAATCTTTTAGAAATACGATACAAAAGCTAAAACAGTATACTGGATTAGAAGAAATTGATTCTTCACAAACAACTGTGTATACTTTATACAGTATATTTGCCAGATCATATCAAAAAATACTTGAAATTGAAAGTGAGCATAAAGAGTATTTAGAAGATCTAGCTGTAGATATTATTCAAAGAGAATTTGGAATTTCCTCTGATGATTTAGAGCTAAGGCCAGAACTTATAACAGGTGATGGTGTAATTCGTGATAAGATCGATTTTGAAGAAATAGAAATAAATAATGAAGAGGCTGTAACATATTTTTCTAATTCAAAAAAACATTCTGACGATTTACTTAGAAATGTTAAAGCGATAGACGATGCTACAGAAAATTTTAATCTGGAGGTAGAAAAACGTAGACTTGTTAATAGTATAATTCACGGAGCAGCTAGAAGAGGTGAAAATTTATTTCATTTGCTTAGAGATGAGTTAAATGCTATAGACCCTCAGCTATTTAATTTATATTGTATTGTAATGGCATACAATAGATATACGTACTGGATGTATGATATTGATCATTTACAGGACCTCATGTCTAATGGTGGATCATTTACAGGTATTGTTAAAGTTATTGACAAAGATGATGAAGAAGGCGGTGATGAAGGTGATGAAGGTGATGAAGGTGATGAAGAATATGCTAATGAAGGTTCTAATATTGCAGTTCATGCTAAAGCAACAATGTTTCCTGTCCTATTGCACGAATTAGTTAAAGGTGTTTACGATGTTTTAGGTATGTCCAGTTTACCTTTAGGTACTGCCGGAGAATTAGTTGTTAAGAAGGCTGATGATCCTAGAGCAGAAATATGGGATTTAAGACTAGGTGAAGAAATTTATAGTAGAATTATGAAAGCGTACCCTAAAGAACTTTTTGATGAACAAAAAAGGTATTTACAACACTTTCTAACTCAAAGATTTTTTTCATTGCCAGCTAATGAATTTTTAGCTTTAGCTAAATTGCTTTTAAGCGGGTCAGCATCTGGCGCAAATATGTTGCAATCTATGGTTAATGAAATCGTTGAAAATTTAAAACAATATGAATCGGCGGAAGATCCTGAAGAAAATAAATTCACGGGGTTTGATTTTGATGATGATGATGACGATTTAAGCTCTATATAAAATATGTCAATAACTAAAGAACATTACATATTAGAATATACTAAGTGCGTCAAGGATACTCCTTACGCACTTAGTACTTATTTACAGACATATGACAACACTGTTTCTAGATATGTTCCATTAGAATTATTTCCTGATCAAATATCATTAATAGAGGATTATGAAAATTACAATGAAAATATTGCATTAAAATATAGACAAGCCGGAGTTTCAACTGTTACAGCGGCTTGGGCTTCAAAAAAAATAGTTTTTGCATCAAAGAAAAAACCTGAAAAAATCCTTATTATCGCAAATAAATTAGAGACAGCGATTGAGATGTCAAATAAGGTTAAATCTTTTATATCTCAATGGCCAAAATGGATGGGTATTGATTTTTCAAAAGATAAGAATTCTCAGAGACATTATAAATTATCTAATGGATGCGAAGTAAAAGCTGTTGCAACGTCAAAAGACGCATTAAGAGGTTACACTCCAACAGTATTAATATTCGATGAGGCTGCGTATATTGAAGCTGACGGAGATTTTTGGTCTGCATGTATGGCATCACTTTCAACAGGTGGTAAAGTTATCGTAATCTCGACACCAAACGGTTATGACCCGATATACTATGAAATTTATGACCAGGCTCTCAGAAATATGAATAATTTCAAAATATCTGAGATGTTATGGTATAAAGATCCTAGATATACAAAAGATCTTAAATTATTGAAGATTGAAAACGCAATTAATTATATCCTAAATAAAGAAGATTATCCTGATATTGAAATAATTGAGTATTCTAGTGTACCTTATAAGGAACGTAATTTTGACGAAATTAAAGAAAAAATTTCAGATGGATTTAAACCTTATTCAACATGGTATGAAGGGATGATCCGAAAATTTAAGTTTGACAGGCGTAAAGTTTCTCAAGAATTAGAGTGTAACTTCTTAGGTTCTGGTGATAACGTCTTTGAATCTAATTTATTACAATCTGTCAGGCATAATATGATTCGTGAACCCATTAATAAGTTAATGGGTAACTCATTATGGTTATGGAAAGAGCCTGTTGCTGGCCATAGATATATTTTAGGATGTGATGTCTCTAGAGGTGACTCAGAAGACTTTACATCAATAGTTATTATTGATTTTGATGAAAGAGAACAGGTCGCGGAATACATTGGTAAGATACCTCCAGATGTTGCAGCAGAAATTGCCTATAAATGGGGTACTATGTATAGTGCTTTTATTGTTGTTGATATAACTGGTGGTATGGGTGTGTCAACATCTAGGAAATTACAAGAAATGGGTTATAGTGGCTTGTATGTTGATGGTATTGATTTTAGTAATAAATGGAAATATGACCCTAAAAGTTTGGACAAAATACCTGGAATAAACTTCAATAGCAAACGAGTTCAAATAATATCTGCATTCGAGGAAGCTATGCGTCATGGATTTAAGGTATACAGCACTCGCCTATTGAATGAAATGAATACATTTATATATATAAATGGGCGACCTGATCATCAAAAAGGCCATCACGATGATTTGATCATGGCAATATCTATGGCTATTTTTGTCGGCGAAAATTCTTTTACCAAACTTACTAAAGTTAACGAACAAACTAAAGCTATGATTGATTCTTGGCAAGTTACCGACAATCAATCAATATCTAAGAATATTGCCTTTAATCCTGTTTTACCTGTAGGAGCGATAAATCCTATGACCGCGCAAAACGAGGCGACAAAAAATGATTATATTAAATACAGTTGGTTATTTGGTGGTAAATATTAATATTTAAAAACCGAAAAATATGATTATATTTATATTTATAATTATAACATATTTAATATGGAAAATAACCAAGAAAAATTAACGATTTGGCAAAGACTATCACAAACATTCGGGCCAAATTCTCTTTTAAACCAGGATTACCCGGTTTACAAATACGATAAAAAAGAATTATTAAAGACAAAAGATAAAGATGAGTTTGAACTTGCTAAGTTACAAGCTCAGCAGACAATGTATTTGTCTGCACAGTGGACAAAGATAGAAAATAACCTATATACACAAGGTGTTTATTTTGAACCAACAAGGTTAGCTTCATATTATGATTATGAGTCAATGGAATACACTCCAGAAATTTCTGCGGCATTGGATATATATGGTGAAGAATCTACTACAGCGGATCAAAATGGTTTCATATTACAAATATATTCAGAATCTAAACGAATAAAATCAGTATTAACTGATTTATTTAATAATGCTTTAGATATTAATACAAATTTAGCAATGTGGACGAGAAACACATGCAAATATGGTGATAATTTTGTCTACCTAAAATTAGACCCAAATAAAGGTGTTGTTGGATGTTTTCAATTGCCAAATATTGAAATAGAAAGGATAGAAAAAAGTATGAAGGGTAAAGCTGCGTTGGACAACACAGGTACCGAACAGAAAGCTTTAAAATTTAGTTGGAAGAATAGAGACTTAGAGTTTAATACCTGGGAAATTGCGCATTTTAGATTACTTGGTGACGATCGTAAATTACCATATGGCACATCTATGTTAGAAAAGGCTAGAAGAATTTGGAAACAGCTATTGTTATCTGAAGATGCTATGTTAATTTATAGAACATCAAGAGCACCTGAAAGGAGAGTATTCAAAGTTTTTGTCGGTAACATGGATGATAAAGACGTCGAACCATATGTACAGCGTGTTGCCAATAAGTTTAAACGTGATCAAGTTGTTGACAACAAAACAGGTAATGTCGACTTGAGGTTTAATCAAATGGCTGTAGACCAGGATTATTTTATACCTGTTAGAGAGGCAAACGCTAGTAGTCCAATCGAAACTCTTGCAGGGGCTTCCAATTTATCAGAAATAGCTGATATTGAATACATTCAGAAAAAATTACTTACAGCATTACGTGTACCAAAAGCTTTCTTAGGATTTGAAGAAGTTGTTGGTGAAGGTAAAAATTTATCTTTGCAAGATATTCGATTCGCAAGAACTATTAATAGAATACAAAAATGTATGTTAGCAGAATTAAATAAAATTGCTATCATTCACTTATTTTTATTAGGATTCGAAGATGAATTGACAAATTTTACGTTAGGACTAACTAATCCTTCCACACAAGCTGATTTATTAAAAATCGATGTATGGAAAGAGAAAATTATGCTTTATAAAGATGCTGTAAGCCCTATTGAAGGCATCGCACCAACATCAGTTTCTTGGGCTAAAAAGCACGTTTTAGGGTTTTCAGATGAAGAGATTAAACTTGATTTGCAGCAACAAAGATTAGAAAAAGCAGTTGGTGCCGAATTAATTAATACAGCAACAGTTATCATTAAAACAGGTATATTTGATACTGTTGATAAGTTGTATGGAACAACTAGTGGTACTACGCAAGGTGCTCAAGCTGCACAACCACCTGGTGGTGATTTAGGTGGATTTGGGGCCGATCTTGGAGGGTTAGGTGGCTTTGGCGGAGGCCTTGGTGGCGAAGTTGGCGGAGCTGCAACTCCTGCTGCACCTGCTCCGGCTGGAGGAGAAACTGGTGGCGGCGGCCTTTTTGGCGAATCAGATGAAAGTGAGAAAGACTTATTAAAAATTTTGCTAGAGAATGACGATTTATTAACCGAAGACACTATCATTGATTTATCTAAAGGAAAAAATTCTTTAGGTGAAATTGAGTCAGCATTAGATAAACTTTTAAATAGCAAATATTTATAGTTAAAAATAAAATTATGAAATTTGGAGCATTAAAATCTAAAATAGAGGAAAAGTTAAATAACTCATATATCAATGAAACTTTTAATAAGGAAATCAAAGTCTTTAATCATTTAGTTTTGGAGAAAAAAAATGTGGCTAAAGCGTATTATTTATACGACGAGTTGTCTAAGCCAAAAGGATTTGATACTGATTATGCTAAGGATTATTTGAATGAGTGTATAGAACAGTATGAAAATATTTTCATATCTGAAAGTACTCTAAAAAAAATAGAGAACTGGGTAAAAGATATTAAAGTAAAAAATAAGTACAATCATATTGATAATGTCTTCAACAAAGATTCAATTTTAATTGAGAGTATTATAGACAGTAAAAAATTAATACTTGAAACCTTGGTATCAACTAAAGTTGAGATTAAAAAGTCCGCGTTACCTCATGAATATGTTGTAACAGCAGCTAAAGAATCTTTATCAAAATATCTAGACACATTAAACGAGTCACAGTTATTAGAGATTAAAAAGTATAAGTCACTTTCAGAGTCAGATTTAAAATCTAGATATGATGTTCTAAGCGAGATGGCTATAGAGAAACTTAATTTGCTATATGAAAACAATGATTCTGAAACTAAAGATAAGATCTCTAGCACAATAGAAAGAATTAAGAATGATGAACCAAATGCAATAACTCTATATAAGTTAAAGCAACTTACTGAGAGTCTTTAAATTTTTGTTTGTATTTTGCATTTAAAAGATCATTTCGTCTTTTAACCGATTTTTTTACGTATTCTTGCCTTTCTTTAAGTTTTTCGTTCTGTTTTGAACGAATTACTTTACCTTTTAATATTTTTAAGGCCTTGTCTATGTTTTGGTTTTCAGATATTTTAATTATGAACATATTCAATATATATTATTATGTTTTATTTTTTTGACAAATGTGTATTTTTTTTTTACATTTTTTAAAAAAGAATGAAGAAAGGTAAAAATATTAAAATAAACGGTTATGATAGGTTTAAGATTAATTATGGTACCGTTGATTGTAAAGATTTTAAATCAGTATTTCTTAATATACAGACATGGGCTGAGCCGATAGATCACATTGAAAATCCGACAAAAGCAGTAATGTCTTTGACAAAATCAATAAAATATACAATATTCGATAATATTTGTGACGAAACCTTTGAGAATAGATTTATCGTGGATTTAGACCTCCGATCTAGTGGAATACAATATGGTAAAAAATCGTTTCTAAATTTAGAATGTGTTTTTTTCATTAAGAATGAACAAATAGCTTTTAAATCGAATGAAATAAAATCAACGATTAAATCAATTGTTGATTCGATTTTATCAAATAATTTCATAAAAAATAAACAATTTAATTTTTACAACAGGAAAATTGAATAGACAAACATATTTATATCTATAAATTAGATGTAAATATGAAAATATTAGGACCGAATGATTTAGGCACTGGTATACTAATAGAATATGACGCAGGGTATGTTTCACCAACAGAAAGATATAACACCCCATTAATAAGAGAAGGTAAAGATCTTTTAGATTATTCAAAACCTTTTGAATTATATGCGGTATTACAAAAAAGTGATACACCGAATAGAAATGGTAGGGTATACCCAGATAAATTATTAAAGCGTGAAATAGATAATTACAAAAAAGCCATTTCTAAGAATACGGCATTATCAGAGTTAAATCATCCAGAATCATCTCTAGTTGATTTAGATAGAGTTTCACACATGATAACAGATATTTGGTGGGAAGGTCCAAATGTTGTTATGGGCAAACTTCGACTACTAACAACACCAGGATTTCACGAAAGAGGTATTGTTTCAAGTAAAGCCGATTTAGCTGCAAATTATTTAAGACACGGGGTTACGTTAGGTATCTCTTCAAGAGGTGTTGGATCGTTAGTTAAAAAAGGTGAACAAAATCATGTACAAGATGATTTCGAATTAATATGCTTTGACTTAGTTTGGTCCCCATCTACGCCAGGTGCTTACTTATTCCACAATAAAGATGATAGAATGAAATATGAGGAAAACTTGGAAGAAGAAAATAGCATGAGACAAACCAGGTTCAGTGCATCACAATCAAGCTCCGGAAATAAATCGCTTGACTTAATGAAAAAATTAGAAGATTATTTATCAAAATAAAATACACTATGGACGAAAAATATTTCATCGTAAAAGTACAACTTGACATCGTTGACGAGAATTCAGGGAAAATTAAAAAAATTAAAGAAGAAAAGCTTGTTAAGGGCTTTTCTGTAACAGATGTTGAGGCAAAAGTTACAGAAAACTTTAAAGATTTCCCTCAAGATTGGAGAATAACTTCTGTTTCAGAATCTAAAATTGATACGGTTATTAACTAATATAATCTCAAATACAGTATGATCTAAATGGCCAGAATTATTTTCTGGCCATTTTTTTTATTTTTTTTTGAAAGGTGACTTACTAAAGTCGCCTTTTTTTATTTTTCATAATATTTATATTGTTGTATACTATTTGCAACAATATAAAAAATAATGTTTGTTTAAAAACATAAATGTAAATGGCACAAAAAGAAAACATTGTAGAAGAAGCACTAGTCCAAATAAAAGGTTTGGAAGATATAGTGACAGAAAACGCAAAAGGAATACTTTCCGCCACAATGGGGAATGAAATCAGCAGTTTAGTAAAAGAGTCATTAAAGACTAATACCAAAAAAGCTCGTAGGATTAACGAGGAGGATGAAGATGATCTTGCAAAAGATATTGAAGATGATGAAGATCTTGAAGCACTTGATGCTGAAATGAATCTTGATGATCTTGAAGATGATGAAATGGATCTTGATGATCTTGAAGATGATGAAATGGATCTTGATGATCTTGAAGATGATGAAATGGATCTTGATGATCTTGAAGATAACGAAATGGGAACATTTAGTGCAGATGACTTTGAAGATGACATGAGTACTGATATTCGTGTCGACGGTATAACTGGTGATGATGATACTGAAATCGACCTAACTCACGCTAGTACTGATGAAATTTTAAAAGTATTTAAAGCAATGAAAGAAACCGATGGCATTATCGTAAAAAAAACAGGTAATACCATAGACTTATCAGATTCAGAATCTGATGTCGAATATAAAATAGCCTTAGGAGAATCTATGAAACGTAGAAATTTATTTGAGAATATGTACGAAGACGAAGATATTGATATGATGTCAGGATCTAGAGCTTCTGATAATGATTATGATGAGATGCCAGGTTTTGGTGATTCTGATTATGATGAATTTGATGATCGTCCTTCGGGTAGTAGAGTTGATTTGGATCCAATGGACCAAGAAATAATTGACAATAACTTATTTAGTGAATTAGCTCCAGAAGAAATTAAAGCACACATTGATCGTGTAATTGCTGCTGGTCGTCGTAGTGGTATTGACTTTGATGATGAAGGAGAAGAAGAATTTGACATACCATTAGACACCTATGGAAACGATGAAGACGATGAAGACGATGATGAATTTGATATGTCATTAGGGTCCGCGTCATCCGATGAAGATGATATGATGGGTTCTGGACGTTTTCGTGGTGAATATTCCGAGGGATATGATGAAGAAGAAGATGATGACACTTTAAATGAAGAAATTCTTTATGAACTTGAATTAGGAACAGATATGTTCCCGGATACCTTTGACCGTGAATCAAACTACGAAAAATTTGGTATCGATGGTGAAAATGTGTCTGATATGGAAAAGTATGATACAGATGATGATGATGATTATATGTCTATACCTGATCTTGAGGATGATAATGAAGAAGCTGACTTTGAGGAATATGAAAGAAATGGCCTTGATTTTGAAGAAGATATCTATGATGATAGATATGGAGGGGAAGAAGTTTCTGATTATGATGACATAAAGGAAGCATTTAAACCAAAAGGTATGGGCATGGGTAAACCAAGTAAATTTTCTTATAAAAAACAATCTGGTGGTTTTAAAACAAAAATGAAACGTGGTACTAGAGGTGTTGGTATGGGTAAGCCTAAATTTGAATTCAAAGAAGAAAATACTGATTTTAAAATGCGACCAAAAAAATCCGAAACTACTGAAGCTTCAAGAACTCTTGGTGCTGGAAAATTTTTCGGTAAAAAAGGATTACCAAAACCAAAAGCAGCTCCTAGACATTTAAGAACAGAAAGTGTTGAAAATGAGCTTATTCTTTTAAGAGAAAAGAATGAAGAGTATAGGAACGCTTTAAATATGTTTAGAGAAAAGTTAAATGAAGTCGCTGTATTCAATTCTAATTTAGCGTATGCGACAAGATTGTTTACTGAACATTCAACAACTAAACAGGAAAAAATAAATATCTTAAGAAGATTTGATGGTGTTGAATCACTAAAAGAGTCTAAGAATTTATACAAATCAATAAAAAACGAACTTTCAAATAAAAATTCAGGCGGAGTTGTTACTGAATCAATTCAAAATAAAATAGATAAAACTCAATATTCTGGGTCTGCATCTAATTTGATTGAATCAAAAACATACGAAAATCCTCAGTTTTTAAGAATGAAAGATCTAATGACTAAAGTTAATAACGTCATATAATTTAAAAAATAAACTAAACCTAAAAAAAAAATAAAACATGGGTGCATTATTAGAAAGCGGTCTTGTTGGTAACATAGGATTAAAACATTTAAAAGTTATCAAAGAGGACACAATTAACAAATGGGATCGTCTAGGGTTCTTAGAAGGTCTTAGAGGTCACATGAAAGAAAACGTTGCTCAATTATATGAAAACCAAGCGTCTTTCTTGATAAACGAAGCGTCATCTACAGATTCTTCAGGTTCTTTTGAAACTGTTGTTTTCCCGATAGTTAGAAGAGTTTTCTCTAAATTATTAGCAAACGACATTGTTTCGGTTCAAGCTATGAATCTACCTATCGGTAAGTTATTCTACTTTGTGCCGAGAATTCAAGGTTATTCTGGAGCAACCGTTGATGGTAATATTCCTGGTGGATTCTCCGATTCTGGTTCGCACTATGCTCCAGTTGGATCTCCTGGTAACTACCCAGGTTCACCTGGTGCTGGATATCCTAACGATGCAAATGCTTACACTAAAAACTTATATGATTTATTCTATGAGGGTGCTGAGCCAGCATTAAATCCTGCTGGATTATTTGATTACTCAAAAGGTCGTTTCTTATTTGTAACAGCTAACACACAAACTGTTGCGTGGAATAATGGTGCTTTAATTACATCTGCATACACTAATGGTGAATTCAGAAAGATATTATTAGGTATGTCTGGTTTCACGTCAACAGGTGACGGTAAGTTGATTGGCCCTGATGGTCAAGAAATGGATACAGAATCATTCTTATCGGACTTAAAACTTTATACTACAAATTCAACTGTAGCAACGGAATTAGGAACATCAACATATGCTCCATTATTATTCAGAGTCGTTACTCAGAAATATGGTAAGGGTATGGTTGAGTATGGCTCAAACACAACAGCAGCATTTAATAGGTCAACAACAGGTGGTAATGGTGGTACATTCTATGACATTTGCAGTGCAACTGGCGTAATTTACTTAGAAATTGATACACAAGTCCCTGTTTGCGTTTCATGCGGTCAATCAACACCTGATGGTTATTCTGGTGCAACAATAACAACAAATGCTTGGAGTGGAACAGGTGCTAATGCTCCTATCAAAGCTGTTTGGAAGCGTTACGAAGAATTAGAATTTGAAGATAAAATTGGTGAAGTTTCTTTTGATCTTGAGTCAGTAACTGTATCTGTTACAGAAAGAAAACTAAGAGCACAATGGTCTCCAGAATTAGCTCAAGACGTAGCCGCATTCCACAATATTGATGCTGAGGCTGAGTTAACAGCATTGTTATCTGAGCAAATCGCAGCAGAGATTGACCGTGAAATCTTACGTGACTTACGTAAAGGTGCTGCATGGACATTACGTTGGGATTACAATGGATGGAGAAGACTTGCAAATACAACATCTTATACGCAAAAAGATTGGAACCAAACGTTGATTACTGCTATAAACCAAATTTCTGCCCAAATCCACAAATCTACATTGAGAGGTGGTGCTAACTGGATTGTTGTTTCATCTGAAATTTCAGCAATTTTTGATGACTTAGAATACTTCCACGTATCAAATGCATCTCCAGATCAGGATCAGTACAACATGGGTATTGAAAGAGTTGGTTCATTAGCTGGTCGTTACCAAGTTTATCGTGACCCTTACTTCCCACCTAATACAGTATTAATGGGACACAAAGGTACATCATTGTTAGATACTGGTTACATCTACGCACCATATGTTCCATTACAATTAACACCAACAATGTATAATCCATTTAACTTTACGCCAATCAAAGGTATCATGACTAGATACGCTAAGAAAATGGTTAACAATAGGTTCTATGGTAGAATTGTTGTTGATGGTGTTAGAACATTTGACTTACAAGAATTAAGATAATCCAAATAAGAATATTATTTCAAATAAAGGGAGCGATTAGTCGCTCCCTTTCTTATTTAATAACGAGTCAAAAACCAGCTCTGCTGTACTAGAATTTGTCGCTAGAGGAACGTCATGAACGTTACAGATTCTTAATAGCATGTTAACGTCAACTTGGTGCGGATGGACATCCAATGGGTCAACAAAAAAGATTACACAATCAATTTCTTTATTAGCAATTTTAGCAGCAATTTGAGCATCACCACCAATTGGGCCGCTTAAAACAGTTTTAACGTTATTTAGTCCTGCATTTTTTAAATATTTACCAGTTGTACCTGTTGCAAATATTTGTATATCATTACTAGAAAAGTAGCTTAATCTTTTAAGGATAAAAGATACCATATCAGGTTTTTTATTATCGTGTGATATTAGGGCTATATTCATATATTATTTAGATATTAGTTCTCTGATTGATTTAGATACTATTTCAGCTTCAGCTAAAGAATATACATTATTTGTATATGCATACTGTACGGCTTCGACTAAAAAAAATATAGCTTGGGTTTTGTTAAGGTCTGTTACAAAATTATTTAGTTCATCTAAATTATTATATTTAAATTTTCCAAATAATGTACCTATATTCTGAGGTTCATTATGATTTTCCATATATTTATAATAATATGGAAAATAGAATTATTAGTCAAATAGAAGAAGCTACAAATTCACCTTTAGGTGGATCTTACACAAGTCCATTAAAAAATAAAATTAGAAAATGGAAAGATTATAGTCTAAAACCATTTTTAATTGATGTGTCTGATTCCACAGACCCAGAAGAATATGTTGATGATTTAGATGAAAAAGAAGTAGTTAAAGAAGATCTTGGAGTTTGGTTTGGCACAAAGAAAAAACCAAAAGGCAGTTCTCAACCTAAAGGGCCTTGGGTTAATATATGTAGGAAAGATAAAAATGGGAAACACCCCCCATGTGGTAGAAAAGAGGCTGACGATTCCGCATACCCCAAATGTAGAGCTGCCGGTGTTGCTGGCAAGATGACAGACTCTCAAAAAAAATCGGCTTGCCAACAAAAGAGACAAGCCGAAAAAACTCATAATAAAAGTGGTACGGGAAACAAACCTAAAATGGTAAAATATGTACCTAAAAAGGATAAAAAATTAAACGAAATTATTAGTAGAGTTTTGGAAGAATATGTTAATAACGGTACTTCTTTCTAAATGCGGATGGTTTCATAATGTTTGAATTGTCCCATATACCTATTTTTATTCTTCTAGCTCTTAAATATGCTTTTTTGTACTTAGGATTAATGTCTTTGCGTCCATCAGGTACGTACCAACCATACCCATTTTTTAACATATATTCGGCGACATCTACACTATCTAAATAAACCGCAGCTACATGTCTATCATATACGTCTCGATATAAAGTATCTACTGTTACTATTTTATTTTTTAAATAGTTTCTCATGTAATCGGCAACCATTCTACCATCAGCTTGATCTCTGGTTACATAATTACTCCTAACTTCGGGGGCATCTACTAGATTAAGCCTGATCCAAATCTTAGTATTTGTTGTGTCGCCTATGTAAGCTATTTTATATGAGTCACCATCATGAACAGCGTATACTTTAGCAAAAGGTAATTGTGTGTAACTAATTGTTGTAAAAAACAACATAACAAGTGTTAAAAAATTTTTTAATTTCTTCATTTCTTTTTTTTTCATAAATATATACCTATTATTGATTAAATCAAATTTAAATAAAAAAAATTATGACTAAAAATGTACAAAAAGGTGATGGTGTCCGATTTAGCTATACGATGTGGGATTTAGATGGTAAACAAATTTGGGAAAGTGAATTCCCTATGTATTCTGAAATAGGATCAAACGAGTTATTACCAATAGTTGAGAACTCCTTAATCGGAATGCATATAGGTGAAAGCAAACGAATTGTGGTAAACCCTGAAGATGGTTTTGGTGCTAGGGATGAAAATTTAATTATCGATATTGATAAATCATCAATTAATGGTGAAATAAATGTCGGAAATTACGTGACAACTAGGATTAAAAATCGTATAGTTACTGCGGAAGTTTTATCCATGACTGACGACAAAGTTAAATTAGATTTGAATAACCCTTTGGCTGGTAAAGGATTTATCTTTGAAGTTGTAATTGTTGATATTAAATTAATTGAAAGTTAAACAACCATAATTATGAAAAAAATTACCTTAATTCTCGCATTTATTTTTCACAGTGTAATGTCTTATTCTCAGATAGGAACATACACCTTTAACAACATTTATTATGTTGAGGCTGATACCGCCTTTGTTGGTACTGAATTTAAAGTCAAAACTAACCTTTGTTTTTCTGAAGATAGATTTGATATTGTCTATAATAAAGACGGTAATAGTATAAAATCGATACTCAGTGATGTCCCACTAATTTCGACAGGATGGACAGAAGAAACCTCTTTTGACGATTATGTTATTTATTCACAAAAAGCTCACAATAGGTCGATTTATTATATTTGGTTTAATAAGACAACAAATACTGTTTTTAAAATGATTGCTCTAGATTTACTAGACGCGGCAATGTTCTTAGCTATTGATGAAAATAAATAATGCCAAAATATGTCACTAAAATAAAAGCTATAAACCCAAAAGATGGTGTTTTATGTGAGTGGTTAGGCCCATACATCGAAGCAGATTCTTTTTATGACGCCCAAATATATTGTGAAAATAATGGGTTAGGTTATTGTGAAATAATTGGCGAATATATTGCTGAGATAGACGAAAATTTGGGACCTTTTGCTTCCAGACTTTTAGATGATAGTATTTTAAACTAAAAAAGCCCCCAGTTTATATTGGGGGCTTTTTATTTAGCAATATGGGGGAGAGCATCTTTTTTTACCATCTAAACCAGGTTTAGATCCTTTACAAACTTGTACCGCATATCCGTTTGCATAGGCTGAAGGATACACCTTAAATTTCGATTTTGCGGCAGCTTTTCCTCTCGCGCAAAGCTTGGTACCACTTTTCTTTTTTCCTTCCTCTAAGGGCATATTATTGCGGTTCTTTAAGAAGTTATATACTTCTTCTACATCATCTTTTGATGTTGATATATGATCTACAGCCCAGGCATGTCCATCACTTAAAATTCTATCGACATTGTTTCTCGACATTTGTAATATCTCATCGGCCTGATCTCTTATTTGTTCTAAATTAGAAAAAAACATATAATTACCACTTTCTGAATTGTAGTCCTCTGAGGCTTTTTCTGTTAAAAATTCTTTTATTAAAGAATGTATCTCTATTTTACTGTATGTGTTCCTCATCTATTTTTTTGATTATATTGCATAAGTTCATTTAACACAGTAAACAACTTATCATTTATTTCTGATAGTTTCAGATATGATTGTATATCACTAACATTAGATATTTTACTCAACTCATTGTCAATAAAGTCCATAGTTTTATATATTTGGGCTTTTACTGTTAACAAGTCGTCTCCACTAGGATTTTTAAGGTTATCAAGATAAGAAAGTTCATCGTCATTAGTTTCTCTTATAACCCGTTTAACTATTTTGGTTAGATCTCTCTCCGTTAATTTTATAATTTTTTTCATAATTTATTTTTTATTAACAATTTGGAATTTTAAAGTTCTTTTATAAATATTAGTTTCTCCACTAGTATTCACTTTTATGTCGATAAAATATTCATTAGGAATTTTATCTCTAGTATCAAAAATAAAATAATATTCATTTGCAGTTTTATTTATTCTTGTCCAATCCTGGATTTGAACTTCTGTTGTACCCTCTCTAACGTAGACTCTATATTGAGCATTTACGTTCTGCAATAAGTTGTGTGATGTGTAAGCTTTCTTTAGTAACACACCAACTTTACGTATTTCAGTATTTAAGATTTTCTCGTCTTGATTTATGCCATAATAATCGAATCCATAGATCTGAGGCTCTTTTGAATCTGGGCCTATATTGATTTTTTTACTGTAAGAGTATAATGTAAAATTGTTTTCTATATTTGGTAGGCTAATTGAATTATACGATATGTTTTTCCACACATCCGTAAATTCACAAGGTGTTGAATATCCGCTTAAAGCTGGTATAACGACCTCATATACACCTTTAGTCCTTTGACATGTAGTTAGACCCGTGTAGCCAGGAATAGGGTCTCCTGAAGGATCTAATACATCCACAGTAGGGTTAGTATCTAGGCTAACAAGATCACCGTCAACATAAGCTAACATATATAGTTTGTTTTGAGTAAATTCTACAAACAAATTTCTATCGTCTTGAATTAGATCATCGTATGTTGTTAGCAAATATGGCTCGTAAAAAGTTTGAGTGTGTCTAGTAAAAAAAGAAACGCTGTAGTTTGATGTTAATCCAGTTATCAATTCAAACTCAGGCCTATAAGCAATGCCCCATCCTGTAACATTAGTTATTGTCCCATCTAGAATTCCGTTAATTTCTGATGTCATATCAAAATTGATATCTTCATCACCTCTTTCAAAATGTTGAATATCAATTATAATTAAATCGTTATAATTGACCAATGTTGAGTTGTTTCTATTAGAATATAGTCCAGGAACTGACCATCCACTCATATTTATATTTTCATACCAGTTTGACGGTCTCGTTGAGTATGTATTATCAGTAAATGGTTGGGTGTAGAATAAAGCTCCGGCTGTGTCTGTTGTTTTTATATTATTTGTAAAATCATAACCTACCCCCTCATCCCATATTTGCGTGTCACCGGTAGCACCAGAATATCTAGGGATTCTAAATAAAATAAGATCAAATGAGCTAGCCCGTTTCCTAGAGTCCGAATTAAATGTATTTAACAGATCGTCATTAAATCTGATCGTATTAGTCATAGTAAGAGTATGAGTAATACCTGAAGTGCACGTAATGTTAATTACGTTGCTATTAACCTTATCTATTAATTGTGATAGGTCAATATTGAATAAAAACCGGCTAAAACCATTTAATGAGACTGATGTAGTATCTGACCCGAAAAAAATGTCTGTTACAGGATTTCTACCTGTATTTGCATACGAGTTATACGCTATAGTATTGTTTTTGTTAAAATACGACCTATGTATCGACATTATATGTTTTTACATATAAATATCAATTAATCCTAATATTTTGATTTAAAATCGTATTATCTGCATCTGTAAGTCTGGCAAGTAATTCTGATACTGTAGATCCGTCAGTTCCTGTTGGTACTGGGGGTATTCCAGGGAAGGAATGCACGTGAGAAATTAAGAATCTTGTTAAATAATTCAAGAAACTAATTAATTCATCACCACGAACAGTAGGACTTGTTTTCGGTAATATATTATTAATAATGTAGGATTGCTCTATGCCATATAAAGCATTTGGGTCATCCCAATTTATTTGATATTTACCTGAATTTATATGTGATATAAATATAAATTTATCAGCCCCTTGAATATTATATGTTACCGGTGCATTACTTATAATATATTCATTCTCTACCGTTTTAACTACTTTTAATTGTACTCCTGCAACATCTTTCGCAGATACTAACCCGTAACCCCCATTTTGGTTCAAAATTTTTATCTGATTAAAGAATGAAATTACGTTTGTGTATTCTGGGCTTGGTGCTTGTGAGTTAAATATCTTTAATATTGATTTTGATGGCCTGTAATAAAATGGGAAATAATATATATCTAATTTAGGGTAGTTAGGGGCACTAATAGTTCCATCATTACATCCTTTTATTATCCCATTAATAATGTTTTCAGCATTAGCCTGGCTAATTGATGCAAATGAATATTTCTGAATTAGTGATTTATCACTTTCTGAAACTTCGGTATCGACCGAAAATAATTTACAGCTATATTTGTTATTATATGCTATCTTATAAAGATAAACTTCAATCGTAAAAACATTTTGGGTATTTTCAGGATTTATTATGTTCCATTCTATCAATAATTTTACATTTTCATCTACAATATCAACAGAATTCTTTGTTACCTCAGGGCCTAAACTTTCAGTACTATTAAAATTTGATAACTGAATAAAGCTTCTATTCAAATTTGCTGTAACAAATTTAGATTTATCGTCTGGGATCTCTTTGCTTTTACCCGCCCTTAGTAATACATCATTTTGTTTTAAAACAAGATCTGTAGTACCCCTACTTTGAATACCAATATCCGATGGTTCAATAAATACGCCTTTCAGTAGATCAGCAGATACATTATATTCATTGTTTACCGGATTCTTAATATCTACAGCATTTTTGATATTTATTTTACTGGCAAACCCTCTTTGTGAATTATTATTCTCATATGATATTGTTAATGGAGACGAGAATGGCCCTGGCACATAATATTGTTCATTATGCGTAGAATTTCTTGGGCTTACAGATGTTATCGGATATATAATTTGAACCGATTCATTTAGCTTAGGTAAAACATTAATGAATATTGGTAATAAAGGTAAAACACAAAAAGGATCAATCTCAGTCCACTTAAATTCAGGTTGGAGATCTGTATTAGCAGCATTCTTTGTCCTCTTACCTTTACTAGTATCCGGTATTGAATTTAATAACGCGATATTGGACTCTAAATCAAAAGATACGCGAACTCTATTCGCCATCTTTGGATCTTCAGTATCAATTACCGTTCCTATGTTTAGTATCCTAATATTATTTATATTTTCAGCCATTACTTAATCGGATTTCGTTTATCGTATTCAGACAGAACTCTATTATACAATTTTTCTACATTATCTAAATCCTTAGTCAAATTTATTAATTTTGATTTTATATCGTCAAAATCTTTACTAAGTATATTTAATGCAAATTTTAAATCGTTGTTTGATGAGTCCTTTAAACTCTTAATTATTTCTACAACTTTATCTCTTTCATTCATATTAAAACCATTTACCAAAAACGCTCCCTTGAGGTATTGTTGTTAATGTTGCTGGGTTTACCACTAATGGGGGGACAAATACTTGCACTTTGCCATTTTCATATTGCTCCTTAGCTATACCATCTATCATAGATGATATGAATTGATTCATTAGATTTGGGCTTCCATCTGGCATAGGATTTGTCGGAATTCCCAATTTTTGAAGTTCTTCTAAAACATTTATTTTAGCCCTTGTTGTTGAGTAGCCGTCTAACATAGAAGAAAACGCTAGCAAATAGCTAGGTATTCTATTATCGTTACCGACATTTACTAGTTGTAGCAATCTTACCATCTCGTCTACCACACTTTTACATTTTCTCCAATCAACACCAGCCTTTGCTAGAATAATAATAGCCTCAGCTAATTTTAAAACGATAGCATATTTTTTAAATTTTTTATCGCTATAAAGGTCATTTTTTATCCTAGAGACTAAAACAAAAATGTCTTTCTTTATTATAAGGAATAGTTCTTCAATAAATAAACTACCAACTTTTGACATAATATTTGTCAAATACTTATTATATACGTTAATGAATTCACTATAATTGGTAAAATTACCAATTTTTTGAGCCGTAGCCCTAGACATTATCAATAAAGGCAACAACACTTTTGGGGACAATAATGCAAATAATAATGCTTTTGGTAAATTTTTTACAAAACTTAAATTTAATGAGATATCTAAATTAACTTTTGACGGTATCAAAATTTTCCATTCATTATTATTAATAATAATGTTTGTTAGATTATCCGCGACCTCTTCATAATAATTTATTGTGCTGCCACTATTAAACTTAATTAGTTCAGATAGTATTTGTGCATTATTTAGTGGTAATTTAACGTTGTCACAATCTTCAAATTCGATTACACCATTCTGTATATTATCAATTTCTAATTCGATATTTCTTAGATCGATGTCTGTTAGCTCAAAAAATGAAGTATCAACACCGTCTAACTCTGAAATTTTTGAGTTTCCGGTTACATCAATTTCTCTAGTACTATCAAAACAAAGGCCTAAAATACGTTGTAATATAATATTAAATTTACGTTTTTCTTTTAGTTCACTAAATCCAATTTCAGCCGTAAATGAAACTGACCCAAGCATCACATCAAGTAAATTTTGAAAAAAGTTATTAGTGTCTAATAATTTTATTGATTTATAATAATCAACAATAAAATTACTAACACTGTTAATATTATTTTGTAATGAAAATAATTCTATTTTCAGAAAATCACCTGGTGTACCATTGTTGTCTTGAGTTACGTAGCTAACATCAAATAATTTTTCTTTAGATGCTCCATATATTGATACAGGATTACCTATTGATTGTATAAGAGACCAAATCTGCCGATTCATACTATATGGTATTTGTGACGAAACGGGATCATTTGTTTCATATGACAATTGGCCTATTGTGGATTCTGGACTATTTTGTAGCAATCTATTTAAGTCAATGCTTCGAATATCAATGTAAATTCCCTGTAAATTTGGTGCGTATGTTTGTTCAATAGAACATCCTAATGCTTTTATTGACTCTTCTGTTAAAATTTCAAATAGCTTAGGTTCCGCATTTAAAGCTGCTTGTATAAATTTTGTTTTTAAATATTTGATAGAGGATAACCCGCTACCCGCGTTGAATCCAAATATTTCTATTAACTCATCTAGCTGAGTTTTTTCCTGCCTTTGGTATCTTTTATTCTGGGTCTTTAATTTATCTGCTGTTGTTGTGGTATTAATTATATTTTGAGATAAATTATCTTTAGCCTCTTCTTTTAGCTTTGAAGAGTTGTCTAGGGTTTCAACGTATGTTTGAAATGCTTTTATCGTTGACCCAATATCTTGATAAGATTTAGTTAGGTCAACACTCATTTTTTAGAAACTTTGTATTTTTCACTGGCAGAATTAATATCTTTATTAATTAAAGACTCTATCACGTTATCATCTAAATCCGTAATCATAAAGTTATCGACACTTTCTTTATTTTTTTCCCAAATTGATGATTGTATTTTGGCCAGGCTAAGTTTCTTTTCTACGCAATCATTAATTATTTTTTGCTGCTCTTTGATTATAGGCCCAATTAACTGCATATCTTCAGGATCTCTCATCATTGCAAGCATCTTATTTTGGATCCTTATTGCGGTATTTCTTTGTTCGACTAATTCGTTGTATATTTCTTGTAATATACTAACTACCGATTCTTTTGAAAAGTTTATTTCTTTCTTTTTAGGTCTGCTCATAATAAATAAATATTTTACTCTTTTAAAATCAAATTAATTATTGCCCCATAAAGTTTCTTATATTTCCTCATTGAGATTCTAATCTCCTTAGTCGTAAGGTTTGTCATTTCTCTCAACGATAAAAGAACAATATTTTTATTGAATTTATTATTGTTTGCACCTATAAATATTGTATTATAATTTTCAAATAAATCAATTAATGCAAATCCCAATTTTTTTTCGTTGTCATTAAGATTTTCTAGCTCAATAAACGATTTAAGCTCTTCAGTTAAAAGACTTATGATGGATGATGAATCCAAGTGTTCATCATCCATCATATATGAAAATCGCATATCATCTTCTAATGAAGAAGATATATCCTCGTAAGAAATTTTGCGATTAGTTTCTTTTTGGTCTTTAATAATTTGACCCATCAAATAGTTTTTGCATATAGTGCCAAAATAAGAATATGCTTTTTTATCTATCGTTGGATCAAATTTTTCGATCTTGGTCATTAAAAAAGAATGCGTGTCAGAGTGGATTTCTTTAAAATCCATATCTTTGCGATATAGTTTATATCGTCTAATAATTGACGATATCATCTTATCTAACGGCTTTCTTAAATATTGGTTATATATTTTATTCTTTTCTTCCCAAGAGTCTTCAAGTAAAAATAACTTAACAGCACGCTCCTCTGCAACATCAAAATAATTTGCTGTTTTAGATCTACGGCTTTTTCGTTTAATCTCGACAAAGATTTGCGTATTATCTCCACTTTGATCTTGTATCATTAAATTTCCGGTTCATATTTAATTTGTCTATCATCAACAAAAAAATGTTCTTTTTTCGCGGATTCAATCCAAAACTTAACCTCGTTTTCAGATAATGGGTTATTCCCAAATTTATAATTCCAAAATATAGATCCTTCTCTAAGGTTAATATGTTTATAGCCTAATTTTGGTATTGTCATAATACTTACTGAGTTATATGTTAACCTTAGTAAAAATTCATAAACAAATGTTAGCTTAATATTATCTTTAAACCCACCAAAGTCTGATATTAATGATTTTTTGAACACCATACCTGAAGTTTGGAAATTTTGGTATGACATCAATGTGTCATTTGTTAAATATCCGATTTCCTGTGAAATATTTACAGCAAAAGTTGCTTCATTAGTAAAACCGGCAAATACACCTTTATCATCGATATCAACGACTATTGGTAAAAATGCCGAGACCTCAG